ATTTTGAGGGCGCGTTTTCCTTTTCTAAAGATTTTTTATATGCCCATGTCTGGCCACTATGTGGCAGGCGCGCAAAATACGTACTTCGACTGGACTGGAAAAGTTACTCCTTCTGAGCCAGTCATACCTTTTGATACAATTAAAAAAGACGACCGTGAATGGTATTCGCGCCTTATTCGCGATTGTGTTATATAAGGGGTAGAGAAGAGTTTCGACTGCGGTTAAAGCCAAAGAGCACTCCGTAGGACGCGGGGGCGGTACCCGCCTACTTCACCAAGGGTGATAGGACGCCCTAAAATTTTTTGTTTTCAAAAGGAGGAAGGCAAAATGAAGTATTATTCAGACCTTACGAAAAAATTCTACGAAGACCCCTCTGAGTGCGAAAGTGCGGAGGAAGCCTTCAAGGAAGAGCAGAAGAAGAAGGAAGAGGAGGCTCTTCAGAAATCTAACGCGCGCAAAGAGGCTGCAAAGAAGGTTGACGAAGCCTATAACAACCTCGTTGCTGCGAAAAAGGAATATGAGAAGGTTCTTTCTGACTTCTGTAAGGAGTACGGAGCCTATCATACTTCCATTAATAAGGATAGTATCTCTGACTGGCTTGATGCCTTTTGGAGCGGACTCTTTTTCTAATTTAAAAGGAGAAAGCTCTCACTTTACTATAGTGAGGGCTTTCTTTTTTTACTTTTAAATAGCTTCTTAGTAGCAAAGGAGGTACCGAATGGAAAATGCTTATTTCATTAGTGTTCCAGAAGATGCGAATTTACAACTTCCAAGTCCAGAACTTTTAACCTATTACAAAGGTTTAAAAGATAGAGAGTTTTGGCTTGAAGGAGAAATTTCAGAAGAAAATTTAGAACTCGCGCGACTTATTCTGCGCTGGAACAAAGAAGATGCAAAATTAGAGCCTGCTGACCGCAAACCTATTAAAATTTATTTCAACAGTCCAGGTGGCGCACTTGATGTTGCGTATACACTCTATGATATAATTAGAATTAGTAAAACACCTGTAATTGGAATAAATGTAGGATATTGCGCGAGCGCGGCCGCTTATATCTTTATTGCTTGTCATCAAAGGAGAATGAGTAAGCACGCCTATTTCATCTTCCACCAGGGTTCTATGGCAGGACTTAGTGGAGAATATAAACAAATTATTGCATCGATAGAAGATTATCAATCACAAGTAGAAGAACTCTCTGCTTTAATAAAAGAAAGAACTCTTTATACTGATGAAGAAATTGCCAAAAATATTATAAATGAATGGTATATTCATCAAGAAGAAGCTTTAGAAAAAGGCGTTGTTCAATCTGTTATTAATGGCATTGAGGAGGTTCTTTGATTTTGGACGAAAAAGGATATAAAGAAATTACTCTAAGCGATGAAGAACTTGGGCAATTCTATGTTGAAATGCGCTCACCCATTGAAATTTTAGAAAATCAATATTTAGTTATAAAAGACAAAGATGGAATTGTAATTGATAAATATAAATTTCAAAATGGTGAACTTAAAAAAGTTAATTTCCAAATTATAAATTCTACTTATATGGGCAAGATAAAGCCGAAGAATTTTGAGCAAGAGTTGGCGCTTGACCTCTTAAATAGTAAAGATGTAACTGTAAAACTTATAAGAGGCTGCTATGGTTCAGGTAAAGACTTCTTAATGTTTGGAAAAGCTTTAGAATTAATAGATGCCGGCGCCTTCAAAAAAATTATATATATTAGACCTAATGTTACTCTTAAAGATGTGCCAGATATTGGTTATTTAAGAGGAAATGAATTTGATAAGTTATCTTGGACGCTTGGCCCATTATATGATAAGGTTGGTGGGAAAGAAGAAATTGACCGCTTAATTGAAGAAGAAAGACTTGAATTAATGCCACTTCTTTTTATTAGAGGTCGTTCTTTTGAAAGTTCTATTGTCTATGTAACTGAAGGTCAAAATATTACAAATGAAATTGCAAAATTACTTCTTGGAAGAATTGGTCAAGATTCAATTCTAATGATAAATGCAGATAACCATCAAACTGACTCGCGCATTTATGAAAAAGATAATGGAATTGTCTCAATGATTGAGAAGCTTAGTGGTAATCCTCTTTTTGGTTATGTTTATTTAAGTCAGACCTTGAGGAGCGATACTGCAAACCTGGCCAATCTTTTGGATTAATTTTGCCAGCGGCATTGCTGCTGTTTATATATACCGTAGGACTTTTCTATTTTAATGGAGAAGTCCTACATTTTTTTTACTTTTTATAAAGAAGGTGGTGAGGTATATGCCAGCAATTAGAAGAAGACATGATACTCTTGGTCAGCTCTTCGTTTATTATGAGAGATTAGATACGGATAATGATGGAATAAATAGACCTTTATATCTTGCTGCAAAAAATGCTTTTTCTGCGGTAAGTACTGAAATTGGTGATATTATACAAACTGCAAGTGTTATTCGAAAAATTGGTGAGGCAGAAAGGCAAAAAGAAGAGAATTTATTAAATACAATCTTTAATGCCAATGTTAATGTTGACCTTGATGATAAAGATAGTGTTAAAGAATTTATAAGTACCCTTAATGCTTGTATAGGGTTAAAGGAAGTTTATGAACGAAATGTATTTTTAGTTCAGAATTCTAAAGGTCAAAAGAGTGTTATTAGTTTTTTCCCTACTTATTTTATGATGATTTGGGATGAGCGAGTGCCAGCAATTGAAGAAACTATTAATTCTGCGATAGAACATATGAACCCAGGTGAAAATATTTTAGATATTATTCAACAAATATTAGAGCCGGCTTTAGAATCTATAGTCCCTGCTGCGATTGAAAGAATGTTCCATGCAAGACCAGAACTTCGTAATCAAATGCCTCCAGAAATGCAAGATGCTTATTCTTCTTTATTAAATATGATTGGAACTGTTCAACAACAAGGAAGTTTAGCAAATCAACTTTCTAATATATATAAATTAGATGATATAAAGCAATTTTTAACAAATGAAATAGCTAATAAAAATCAATTTTCTTATAAAGGATTAGACGGATTAGTTAAGAAAAATTTTCATCAAAGAGGCGGCTTATCTTTAGAAGCAATAGAGAATACTGTTTTAAAAACTGTTGCCAATGGTTTAAAAAATACTAATCCAAATATGAAAGTAGAAGTTTATGCAACTGGTGCAAGCGAAGTAAAAGCAGATAATATTCTTACTATTGGTATTGACCCAGAATTAATGGCAGAAACATTAGAAACTAATTTAGCTATTAGTAGAAAGAGAAATACTGATATGTTTAAAAAACTTGGTAATGATTTAAAAAATATTAAAAATGGATATATAATATATAGCTCAGATAAAAACTACACTTATAATGAAGGGTTTAAAAGCCGTGGTGGTTTTCAAGGAGACAAAATTAGTTTAGATAGTTATCGACAAATAATGAATTATACCAATAGAAATGCAAGAACTTTTGTTGGTACTATACTTCAAACCGCAAAAGGCGCAGTGGGAGACCCTTCTTTACAGGATACCATGGAACAGGCCTTAGCACAAGATATTGCCTATTTTCTTTTTGATGATTTTAAAACAATAGGTGATGAAACTAAAGCTGGAGATACAAAGTCAATTCATATTATGAATTTAAATGGAATTTTAATACCTCTTTCTTTCTTTTTAATATTATTTGCACGAGCTATAGAAGAAGAAATAGGTAATCCAGAGGATTTTGTAAAAGTAAATTTAAGTATTCCAGAAATTTTATTCCCCACTCAAGAAGAACAGTCAGAATGGCAAGAACAAAATGGCGCGAGCAGTTTTGATGCTTGGGTTTATCAACGTGAATATGCTTTAGCTCAATCAAAAATTGAAGTACATTTCTTAAAAGAATTTAAGGAAATTATCTCTGAATATTTATAATTTGACTTCTTTCCAAATTTGTGTTATAATAAAATTAAGGAAATAAAAGAAAGGAGTCTTTTCAAATTCACTAATTGCCCATCTCTCTTAACTTTATATACTTAAAATCAAAGATTTCTACTTATTTTTAGTGGATAAATTGGGATAAAAGGAGTCTTTAGTTTTAAGTCAAAGGAACGTTTGGAGAAGACTCTTTTTAGAGTCTTCTCTTTTTTTATTCACAAATCTTTCAAAAAGGGAGATGAATAAATGGCTATTATTGTTCCTGCCGTTTCTGGCAAAATTATACACATAGGGCGCGCAGGAGAAAATCTTGCGACAACGGTTGCATTTGATGTAAACCAATGGTTAGAAGAATTTGGTACAGAAGGTACTTTTACACTTTTTGTTCAGCAAAATGGCGTTGGATATTATGTGCAAGATATAGTACACACAAGTGGCGCGCAAGTTGAAACAGATGGTGGAATCGTACAATGGAATGTCGTTAATAGTAATACGATAAATGCGGGATTAGGTAAGTGTGAGTTAGCTTATGCTCAAGAATCTTCAACAGCTTTAAAGCCACTAATTGAAGGTTACGCAATTTCAACTAATTCAGTTATTAACTTTTATAAAGATTTAGCGGGAACTGAATTAATTGAACCAAATGAACTTTATAGATATAAAGATTTAACTCAAGATGCTAATCCATTATACTATTATTTTGATGGGATGCAATATATTGGTACTACAGAAGATGGCCCCGGCACGCATCAATCAATAGTTGTTAAATCAATTATCTTTGATATTGTTGTTACGAATTCACTTGATAGCGAGGCTGCTGGAGAAGTACCCGCGCCAATTGAAAGTTGGCTTAATCGTGTTTCAATTTTAACAGATAAAATTGAAAATGCTTCAGATTATGCAGTCCGCGCCGAAACGGCAATGACTTCTGCCGAAGCTAGCGCGACTGCCGCGAGTGGTTCACAAACTGCGGCGGCTGGAAGCGCGACTTTAGCACAACAATGGGCGATTGGCCCAAATGGGACGCCGGGGACGCCAACAGATCAACATAATGCTAAATATTACGCGACTTTAATACAAAGTTTACATGCTGGCACAGTATCAACTTTAGGGCCTGGCGCCTCAGCGACTGCTTCTGTCACACAAGGTCAGAACAATGATTTAGTATTAAATTTAGGTATCCCAAAAGGAGATGGGCTTCATGTGTCTGGAAGTGCAACCACGCCAGCTGGGTTACCTGCTGCATCCTCTCATGAGAAGGAAGTTTATTTAGTTGGCTCTGAACCGGGGTACTATTATTATTCAGACGGGACAGATTGGATTAATTGCGGTCCAGTCGGCGGACTTGGTGGAACACTTTACACCTGGACGGTTTAAGGAGGGTGAAAAATGAGACTTAAAAATAGAAAAAGATATTTCACCCAATGGGATAGAGGGCAAAGAATTATTGTAGATGAATGTCCACCAGAAACTTATATTCACTTTTCTAATACTAGGTCTGAGCAAGCTTATGTTGTTCAAACTGATAGTAATTTAGAGGCTGAGGTTCCTGATGTTCTTCTTCAAGAACCATATCCAATTACTGCTTGGATTTATCGTGTTGAAGGAGAAATGAGATATACAGAGAATCGACGCGAATTTCAAGTTATTAAGAGGGCGCGCCCCGAAGATTATATTTGGAGCGATGATGATAGGAAATATTGGGATTCTAAGGTTGATAAAGAATGGGGCACACAATATGCGGGCAAGTTCTTATCGATTGGCGCGGATGGATTTGTTACTGTTTCTGATATTACAGATGTAACTGTTTCTGATAAGTTCTTTATTTTTGAGCAAGCTGTTGCTTCAAATAGATGGACTGTCAATCATAATTTAGACAAATATCCTTCGGTAACCGTGGTAGATAGCGCGGGGACAATTATTATTGGCGAAGTTGCTTATCTGTCACGGAATGATTTAAGAATCACTTTCCAGTCTGCTTTCTCTGGAAAGGCATATATGAATTAAAGGAGGCTGTTAAATGCAATTCTTAACGAATTTAGATTTAAGTAAAAATGAACTGCAAAATGCAGTTATACAAAATTTATCAGCTGCGCCAAGTAATCCAAGAGTTGGTCAGATTTATTATAATACAACAGACCAAATGACATATCAATGGAAGAGGACTTCTGCAGATGGTGTTACACCTGAAACTTATGCTTGGAAAGCTATTGGCGGTGTTACGGCTGGTGATGGCTTAACTAATACAGATGATACTTTATCAGTAACAACTGGGAATGGTATTGAATTAACTGGTACGAGTCCAAATAAGGCTGTCGCAGTTAAGGCTTATGATGGTATTGCTGTTAGTAGTAATGGTGTTGCAGTTGATGTAGGTAATGGTTTACAATTAACTGGAACCAGTCCTAATAAAAAGGTAGCAGCAAAAGGTTATAACGGTATTAGTGTTGATTCTAATGGTATTAATGCTGATATTGATACAACGGCAGGTATGATTTTTACTGGTTCTACCGCCGGTAGTAAAAAAATTGGAATTAACACTGACAGTACATTAGAGTTCAGTAATGGCGCTTTAAAAGTTAAAGTTCCAACAGATAACAATTTTACGACTGGTTTAAAGGAAAAATTAGAAGATATTGAGGCTGGCGCAGAAGTTAATACAATTGAAACGGTTAAAGTTAATGGAACTGCGTTGACTCCAGATGCTAATCGAGCGGTAGATGTTCCTACAATTCATACAGCAACTTTTGCTGATGATAGCACGAATACCGCGGCATCCCCCGTTAAATTAACTTTAACTGAGGGTTCAAATAACGACACAATTACTGCCAACATTCCGAAAGTTGGCGCAGATAATGCTGGTGTATTACCAAAGGTTACTGGTAATACTAATTCTACAAAAATAGTCTCTACTGATTACGTTTGGGATGCAACACAAGGTGATTATCGTCAATTACCCGCCGGCGCATTTAAGACCGGTACTGTTACTAGTGTCACAATTAATGCTACTGCCCCAGTTGTAAGCAGTTCTTCTTCTGCAATAACATCTAGCGGTACAAGAACAATTAGTTTAGCAGATGGTTATGGTGATACTAAAAACCCTTATGCGGTAAAAGCAGCCAATACTGTTTTAGCGGGACCTGCCTCTGGCGCCGATGCTGTACCTACTTTCCGTGCTTTAACTGTAGATGATATTTCAGACATTAGTGATGATTATTTAGCTAAATCTGGTGGCACAATGTCCGGCGCCATCAATATGGGTAGTAATAAGATTACCTCTCTTGGCGCACCAACAGCAGATACAGATGCTGCTACAAAGAAATATGTTGATGATGCAATAACAAATCTGCCAGAGCCAATGATTTTCAAAGGTACTCTTGGTACTGGTGGTACGATTACTTCTCTTCCTACTGCGGCCGCTAGTAATGAAGGCTGGACCTATAAGGTTATAACTGCTGGCACTTATAATAACCAAGCAGCAAAGGTCGGTGACCTTTTCATTTGTCGCAATGTATCTGGTTCATTATATGAATGGACTTATGTGCCTTCTGGCGATGAGCCGAGTGGTACTGTTACTAATATAGCAACTGGCGCGGAATTAACTGGTGGCCCAATTACTTCTACTGGAACAATTGCTCACGCCACTTCAGGAGTTACGGCAGGAACCTATCCAAAAGTAACAGTTAATCAATATGGCCACGTAACTGCGGGGAGTAGCCTTGGTACCTCTGATATTCCCGATTTAAGTGGTACTTATGTTACTTTGACTGGAGATCAATATATTTCTGGTATAAAGACTTTCCAAAGTAGTATCTGTATGGATACTCAGCCCATTATTCTTATGCATGGTGAGGATAGTTATTATTATACTAATGTTGAATTACAAAATATACAAGGTAATTTACGAGTTTGTAATTATAATGGGATGATGGCGACAGATGTTGTGATAACAGGTGTTGCTGAACCCCAAAACAATAATGATGCTGTTAATAAAGAGTATGTTGACCCATTTTTAGTTGGTTCTGCTGCTTTTGCTGATGACACTACAAATAATGCAAGTAGTCCAGTTAAATTAACTCTTTTTAATGGAAAACTTTGGGACGAAGAACAAGGAACTGCTGCTGTAGTTGCTACCGCAAATATCCCTAAAGTTTCTTCCTCTTCTGCTGGTGTACTTCCTAAATTCGTAAGCGGCGCGCAGTCTTCCACAAAGATAGCTGCAACTGACTATTTATGGGATGCCACGCAAGGTGATTATAGACAACTTCCATTAGGTGATTATGTAAAGGCAGACGGCACCGTCGCAATGACCGGCGCCCTCAATATGAACAGTCATAAAGTTACTAATGTAACTGACCCAACTTCTGCCCAAGATGCAGCTACAAAGAACTATGTTGATACTGCAATTAGTGAAGTAACTGGTGGTTCGGTTAAAAAGAGAGTCGCTAATAACCCTGCATTAACTGCTTCGGGTGGTGTCTTTACTTGGACAATTGCTGCTGGAACTAGCTCATCACAAGCTCCACAAACCCCAGATGTGTCAGTCATGGTTTATGAGAATGGAACACCTAATAAACAAGTAATTCCAGAAATTGAAGTTGCTTCTACTGGTGCTGTTACAATTAAAATAAATGATACAAATGATACTGGCACATTAGCTGCTAGTACTTATCGTGCAGTTATGATAGCTTAAAAAGGAGGAAAATAAATGGCCTCTTCAACAAGTGAAACTCTTCAAAATATAAAAGTACATAAGGTTCCAAACTTTGACGTTTGGGAAGACCAATATGGACAAACCAATGGGATTGGGACGGATGACATAGTTGTCATCCCTCCCACCCAATTAGACCAACACATGATGACATTAGTGCCCGCGCCAGGTACATCTAATCCTGCAATGGATGGGACTGCAAGTCCTGGCGCGAGTTCAACTAAGACTTTTTCGAAGTCTGATCACGTTCACCCTACGGACACAAGCCGCGCGCCGACTAATCATGCGAGTTCTGCAACAACCTATGGAGTGGGGAATAGTAGCAATTATGGACACTTAAAGTTATCAGACTCAACTAGCTCAACAGATGGAACTAGTAATGGCACTGCGGCGACGCCGAGCGCAGTTAAGGCGGCTTATGATTTGGCGAATGGGAAACAAGATATAGACCCAATTGGGACAATTAAACAAACCATAAGAACTGATTTAGAAAATAATTGGCATTTATGTGATGGTAGTAAGTTTAACCCAACTACTTATCCAGAGATTGCTACAATTTTAGGAAGAAGTTGGAAATGTTCTAGTAGGCAATCTCCAGTATATACAACTTATCCACAAGCAAACCCTCAAATGTTATATAATGGTTGGTATTGGTTTTATGATACTACTAATTCCCAACATTGTTTTACAGATGAAAATTTCCAAACAGTTTCTAAAATAATTCCTTATTCCGTTATAACAAGTAATATTCCTAGTGGTTCTACTGGAGTAGATTCTTTAATTGGAGCAGAAATTGTCGACGATAAAATTTTTATTGCTTATGAAGACCAAACCCAAAATGGCTATTATACTAATTATTTTATTATATATGTTTTTAATTTAAGTAATACTACTTTAGTTTCTGGATATCCAAAAAGAATTCTTTGTAGCGCAGATGATACTGAATATAATAGTTTTAGATATACTGGGAACTTTTTTTATTTTTTAGATCATTATAGAAATGGTAATACAAAATGGAAAAAAGTTTGTTTATGGGATTTTAATAATCCTGATGTAGGCAATTCTTTAACGTTATATGATTATGATACTTATTCTTTTAGTGTTGTAGAAAATACTTTATTTTCAGTGCAATATTATAGTGATAGCTCTATTTATATTAGTGAATTAACAAAAACTGGGGCAAATACATATTCATGGTCATCACGGGCTAGTAACGTTGCATATAATTATGTAGGTAGTGCAAGAACTTTTGATAATGATTATTATTATAAAATTAATAATAATAGTATTTGGTTAGTACCAAAAACAGGAACTATAAGTGATAGTAATGTTTTATCTTATTCTATACCTAATAATGGGGGAATTTCTTATTTAATTCAAAGTGCTATCCCATCTTATGATGGAAGTATCTTACAAATTATAGCTTATACATCTGAAAATAGTTCTTCTGTAACACCAAGACAGATATATAAAACTTCTTTTTCTGTTGCCGATAAAACATTTGACAAACTTGAATATTTAGGTTTTAGTTTTGAACCAAGTAATCAAATGTATCCAAGTAGTTTTACCCCTAGATATTTTCCAAATTCTAGAATTATTTATTATGGTAGTTATAATATACGTGACTATTTATTACCATATATTCAAGAATCTGAATGCAAAACTTATATAAAAATAGCAGAAAATCCTACTACTTAATCCAAAAAGGAGGCTATAAATGTCTAATAAAATAATAACCCTCAACGGAAGCCTCCTAGTCTCTAATGGTTCTGCAATTCAAGTTGATGTAGGAAGTGGCGGTGGCGGTAACTATCAAACCAAAACCGTCAACCCTTCAACCTCTCAACTAGTTGTTGAACCAGATAGTGACTATGACGCCTTAAGTCAAGTTACAATAAATGCAATACCAACCGGCGCGGCCGGCACTCCGATTGCGACAAAAGGGACTGTTTCCAATAACTCTGTTTCTGTAACACCAAGTGTTACAAATACAACTGGCTATATTACTGGTGGAACAATAACTGGTACACCTGTTATTATAACTTCTCCCGAAATTACAACTTTAAAAATGGGTGCAATAAGACCTGATGCCGAATTAGTAAAAACTTGGAGTTGGGACGCTTATGCCGTTGATGATTGGGAGTTAACAATTCCTGCATATAGTACCACTGCCCAAACAATTAAGGAATCAGAGTCAGCAAGTGGAACTTATACATTAGATTATACCAATTATGATTATTTTATTACAGAAAGAATGTTCTCTATTCCAACTTATAGTGTTACATCACATAATAAAGGTAGAGTAGAGTATTGGATTGGATATTATGCTTATGAAGTAACAGTAATACCTGCCAATTCATTTATAGCATATATAGATGATTCTGTAAAATATACTTCAAGAAATACTACAGTGAGAGCGGCTGGTGCAGCATATACATCCTTATATTGGTCAAGCGCGACTGCTGTATCTCCATATAGTACAGCTGCATATAGTGTAGCTCAAGCTGCTGCTACTCCTACTATTTCAAGTGGTGTTTTAACTATGAAAACTCCTACTTGTACGATTCGTGGAAGTACAACTTATTTTACAAGCACATATTTTAACGCTTTAACTGATATTCGTTATCAATGGATAGCAGAATTATGGAGGGCACCAAAAAATAACTTTAATTTAAATGGTTGGGGAGTAGAACAAACAGTTAATCATATAATGGATTGCGTCAACTCAACAACTAAGAAATTAACTTAAAGGAGGTTGAGTAAATGCCACAAGTCATTAATAATTTAGACTTAAAGAAAAATGAAATACAAAATGTTGTACTTCAGCCTCTTTCTACTCCGCCAAGTGACCCAAAGCTTGGTCAAAAATACTTTAATACAAATGATAAAAATGAATATAGATGGAATGGAACTGCTTGGGTTACATATCAAGCGCCGCTTTCAACAACCACGGCTAGTACAATTTCAATTCCAAATGGAATTGTTAAGGGTGATGGAAGTACATTAACTGCGGCCACTGCAGGAACGGATTATCAGGCGCCGCTTCCTTCACAAGCAGGAAATTCTGGAAAATATTTAACGACCAATGGTTCTGTATTAAGTTGGGCTAGTCCTCCTGGCGCGCCAGTAACTAGCGTCAACACAAAAACAGGAGATGTGGTGCTTAGTGCCTCCGATGTAGGCGCGCAGCCTTCAATTACTGCAAGTGGTATTCTTAAAGGTAATGGAAGTGGAACGATTACAGCAGCGACTGCTGGCACAGATTACCAGGCCCCAATCACATTTGATGGTACTTATAATGCCTCTACTAATAAGGCGGCAACCGTTAGTACAGTAACTAATGCTATTAATGCATTAGATGGCGGCACTATTGGAACAGGTGGCGCAAGTAAAACTATTACTTCTTTAAGTCAAACTAATGGTAATGTAAGTGCTACTTTTGGAGATATTAGTATTACTAAGTCACAAGTTAGTGATTTTCCCACTTCAATGACTCCTACTTCGCATGCTTCTTCCAGCAATACTTACGGAGTTGGTACTGATTCTAACTATGGTCACTTAAAACTTTCTGACTCAACCACATCTACAAGTTCAACCTCTGGTGGTGTTGCCGCGACCCCGGCCGCTGTAAAAGCAGTCAAAGATGCAATTCCTAATGTTCCATCTTGGGCATTAGAATCTACAAAGCCTACATATACAGCTAGTGAAGTCGGTGCGGTTGCCACAACGGCTGTTGGTGCGGCGAGTGGCGTTGTTCCTCTTAACGCTTCAAGCAAGATAGATTCAACTTATCTTCCAAGTTACGTTGATGATGTTATTGAAGGATATTATAATTCAACAGATGGAAAGTTCTATGAAGAATCTACTTATACAACTGAGATAACAGGTGAAGCTGGAAAAATCTATGTTGATTTAACTTCTAACTTAACCTATCGTTGGAGTGGGACAGAATTTGTAGAAATTTCAAGTGGCGGTTCTGTTGTTAGTTTTAGTAGAGATTTAACAAGTGGTACTAAAATTGGTACAATTACAATAAATGGTACTGGTATGGATTTATATGCGCCGACTGATACTGATACAAAGGTAACCCACACTAAAGTTACTCCGTCATCTTACACCTATTGGCGCACATTCCCATTTGGACAGCTATCTGCATCAACCGCAACAACTGCTTTTGCTACTACAGCAACAACTGGCATAGAATATAGTGTTGATAATATTAGATTCCAACCATCGGAAGGTATTTTAAGAATCATTAAGATGGCTTCTGGTGAGACTGCTGCGACAGGAAAAGCAGGCACAGTAGATACTGTAAGAGGTACCTTTAAAGGACATAACTATACAGTTACAGCTACAAATTCAGATACCACAAACTATATGTCATCTGACTCTTCCAATAATATTTGGTTCATGGTTAATAATGGTGCTGATTGTGTCCTTTGCCTTTATTCTAATGGCACCACCAAAACAGTTAGGTCAGGTGGTTCTGCGGCAGGTACTGTTGATTTAGGTACTAGCAGTAACAATTGGAAAGATATTTATTTATGTGGAACAATCTATAATAGTCCTTCTTCAACAACTGTTGCAAGCGGAGATAAAATTCTTGTCAATGATACAAGCGCAGGAACAATTTCTAGTGGCATAACTTTAGGAAGTTCGACTACTCAATATTTAGCTAATGATGGTAGTTGGCAAAATATCCCAACCGTTCCTACAAATTGTGAAGTAACTGTTACTCATATAGTAGGTACTTGGAATGTTGATACAACTTATGCTACTATGGTTGCTGCTCATAATGCAGGTGGAATTGTTTACTTTACATATGGCTCATATACCGCAATAGCATCATTTCATACAAGTAACACAGTAACAGCAAATATAATGTATATGGATAGTGAAGGAATTCATCAGATACAAATTGCAGTTAACTCTTCTGATGAAGTAAACTGTACAGAAACAGATTGTCCAATTTATAATGGTGAAGTTGTTGGTGACGCCATAGTTGGCCAATCAGCTGTGACTTAATGGGGGTAGGTAAAAATGCCAAATGATATTACAGTAACAAAAAATACTACCTCTGGTTCTGAAAGATGGGATATTCAATATACAGCAGACCAAGCAGGTACAATAGATAAAACACTATTAACCGCTGGTAAATTAATGGATAGAAACGAAAAAGTTTCTATTACAATCCCACAACAAAATTTACCAACAACTACTTCTACTACTTCAAGTGGTACAAACAAGGCAACAATAGGTAGAAGTACATCTACAAGATATATAAATATTCCTACTGGATTTAATGATAGTGCTGCTTATTATACCATAAGTGCGGTTGCGAATGGCTCTGCAACAACTCCTGATACAACTATTTATTCAATCCCAACTATTTCCATTGACAGTTCAACTGGTGGAATTACTGCTGTAAATAATGAAACACAATCAGTTACGCCCACGGTAGTTGCTGGATATGTAAGTAGTGGAACAGCAGGAACAATAACAGTCAGCGGTGGAGCATCAACTACACTTTCTACAGTTAATGGAGCAACAATAACTCCAACTACTTCAAATCAAACCGCCGTTGCCGCAGGAAAATATACACTTGGAGCAATAACTGTTGCAGGAGATGCAAATTTAATTGCAGGAAACATCAAGAAAGATGTTCCTATTTTTGGTGTCACGGGTACTTATGAAGGTGCGGCGGAGTTACCCCTAGCAAATGAGGAGGGTTTCTAAATGAGCTATGTGAGATTTTATAGTAGTTCAAGTTTCACATTAGGAACAAATGGAAATGCGAAAAAATGGAATGGTACTGATAGTAATGCTATGGAATACTCTCTTAATGCATCAACTTGGACTGCTTGGGCAGGTACTTCAGCTATAACTGCATCACTAGATTCTGTAACCAATACATATAATATTTATTTACGAGGAACAGGAAATACTAAATTAACCACAGCAACATCAGATTCGACAGAAGTATTAACTTATGTGTTTACTGGAGATGGATTAATTGATTGTGAGGGGACAATTGAGGCTTTGTTTGATTATACCACAGTTGATAATAATCAACATCCTACTATGGCTAATTATGCTTGTGTATCTATTTTTTATAATCAAACAATGCTCAGAACGCCTCCTGAACTAAGTTCTCCTAATTTATCTAATGGATGTTATGCTAGAATGTTTATGGGATGTACGGCATTGGCTCAAGCCCCAGCACTGCCCGCAACTACATTGGCTACTTTTTGTTACTCTAATATGTTTAAAAATTGTTCATCGTTAGTTAACGCATCAATTTTACCCGCAACAACAATGGTAGCCAGTTGTTATAGAGGAATGTTCTCTAATTGTACATCTTTAGTTAGTCCCCCAATATTACCTGCGACTACATTGCAGCCCTATTGTTATTATTATATGTTTGAAAATTGTACTTCATTACTTATAGCACCAGACCTTCCGGCATTAACATTATATTCATATTGTTATCAAAATATGTTTTCTGGATGTTCTGCTTTAACTATTCCTCCTGCTCTTCCCGCAACAACCCTAGCAGCTATGTGTTATAACAGTATGTTTTATGATTCAGGTATAAAATTAAGTACTACACAACATGATGATTATACTCTAGCTTACAGAATTCCATCTGAAGGAACAGGCACCACAGCTAGTAATGCTCTTACTAATATGTTTTATGATAGTGGTGTAGACACTCCAGTAATCAATACAACTTATTATGTTAAAGACACTAAATATGCCACATACAAAAGCGAGTTAACTTCAATTGCAAATGCAATCAGGATAAAAGGTGGAACATCTAGTATATTAGATTACCCAGAAGACTTTATTACTGTGATAAATAACATACCATCAGAAGCAACACTTCAAGCCAAAACTAATATAATCCCAACTACATCTTCTCAAACAATTACTCCTGATAGTGGATATGACGGTTTAAGTTCAGTTCAGATAAATGGTGATACTGATTTAATAGCAAGTAATATTAAAAAAGATGTTACAATTTTTGGTGTTACAGGTACTTATGAAGGTGGAGGAATGACTATAGTCACTACTCAAGATAGTCATGGCGGTGATATTCTTACTATCACTGGTGAACTGTCTTCTAGCTATAGTCTTATTACTTCTCAAGAATATGCAATTTCTAATTTTACAACTACTTCTGCTACATCTCATGCAACAATTAATCTTGGTTCTTCCTATTATACCTCTAATAAAATAATTTATGTAAAAGTTAGAGATAAAGCGGGTCCACGAAATGGGTATTTTGTTGGTTGTGATGCTTATTACTTTAACTATTATGCAGCAAATAATTCCACAACTACATTAGCTGTTCGTCCAATAGTTATTCATAGATGTTCTTCTTCAGGGGCATTTACTTCATATGCAACTGGTTCAAATACGGGTTATGGTGTTTACCCAAACTCAATTACAAGTGCTGGTGCATTAGGAATTTATAAAAGATATAGTTCAACTTATTCACTTACAATAGATGGTACTTATGTTGTTGAAGTTTATGCATTAGATTTTGCTCCAACGGCTGGTAACCCATTCAGTTATAGTTATCCTACTTCGTGAGGTGATATAAATGGCAGTAAGTAAAATTATTATAAATGGTGTAACTATTATAGATGTTACTAATGATACTGTTGATGCAACTAACTTATTAAGTGGATATACCGCATTAAAAAATGATGGAACTAGTATTACTGGGACAGCAAGTGGTGGACCAACAGTTTTAGTTGCTAGTGCCACTTTAAGTGCTGAAAGTGACACTATAACTTTTTCAAACTTTAATTCATTACCATCATTTTGCATATTGATTAATTCAACTGCTAATACTTATAGTGGTTTAGGTCAAACGCTTTGCTTGAGCTACATGTCCCCAAATGTATCACCTAATCCCGCATCTAATTGGCACATTGATAGCGAAAATAAGGGTAAATTAAAATATGAGACAAATAGCTCTGTATCCATTGATTCATGGGGAAATCAATTAGTAATACAATCTCAATCTAGAAGGTTTCAGCCTGGAACCTTTATTCTATATTATATATTATAGGAGATTTGTAATATGGCTGTAAGTAAAGTAATTCTAAATAATGTAACACAAATTGATGTGACCGATAAAACAGTGGATGTGACTAATTTATTAAGTGGATATACGGCAACAAAAAACGATGGTACTCAAATAACAGGTCAAGTTTCTCCATCAAGTTTAAGTATGGACACAACTACATTATCAACGGCAGGATATTCTTTAACTTTCTCTGGAGCTACATATACAGCTGTTCCGTCTTTTATAATAATTATACTTTGTACAAATGCTTCTAGAGGAGTATATCTTTATTATTATTCGGCTAATAGTACTTCGCCTTCACCTAGTGGTTGTTATTATGCAGAAACATTATCATCTGGATTTAGTTTAAATACATCTGCGCCAATTCCTACAGTTACTTCTCATAATGATTTAGATATTACTCTATCTAGTGCTTTCCCGCTGGGTACTTATATTATGTATTACATAATGTAAATATAAATTATTGGAATTTATAAATTCCTTAAAAGGAGGCTCAAAAAATGGGACCAGAAAAACCAATAAATCTTCCACCCTCAATGGAAGAAGAACTCTCAAACAATAAAGGAGATGATGAATAATGGCTTATTCAAATAGCCCACTTGTCTCCTTCATACAACTTTCTCCAAATAATGGCGGCCTCCGCACTCATAAAATCGATACAATTTCAATCCACTGTATGGCTGGAAATGGTGCCATCGAAACCCTTGGCACCCTTTTCTCCCAGCCAAGCCGCAAGGCTAGCTCTAATTATGGAATTGGTAGTGACGGCCGCATTGGAATGTATGTGGAGGAAAAAAATCGTTCATGGTGTACGTCTTCAACTGCAAATGATGACCGCGCAATTACAATTGAAGTCGCAAATATTGAGTCTCAAGAACCATTCCGTATATCAGCGGCCGCAAACGAAGCCCTAATAAAGCTTCTTGTAGACATCTGTAAGCGCAATGGTATTGAAAGACTTCTTTGGCAAGCTGACCCATCTCTTATTGGTCAAGTCGACAAACAAAATATGACTGTCCATCGTTGGTTTGCTAATAAATCTTGCCCAGGTCAATGGCTTTATAATCATCATGGACAAATTGCCGCAGATGTAAATAAAATACTTGAATCAGAGGAGGATGAAGAGATGACTCAAGAGAAATTTAATGAAATGATGGAAGAATATAGGAAGAGTCTTCAGAATAATGAAGCTGGTTCATGGAGTAGAGAGGCGCGCGATTGGGCCACTTCCATCGGTCTGATAAAAGGTGGCGACCCACTTCCTAATGGTCAACCCAATTATATGTGGAGAGACCTTTTAACTAGGGAACAGATGGCTACTCTTCTCTATCGTTTTAAGGATATGTAACTATGGCAAAGAAAAAGAAAAAGAAATCCCATCCTTTTCTCAAACACCTTGAGAAAATTGGATTTAGTAATAGATTAGCCGTTTATGTGTTGTTCTTTCTCTTAATTGGCTTAATCGGTGGCTTTGCGCTAGCAATATATAGCATAAGAGCTGATTACCTTGGCGCGCTAGCTTGTTGGACAGTTGTATTTACTCCAATTGGAACTGCAACTTCAATTGTTCTAAGCCGCATTGTTGATAAGAGTAAAGCAGAAAATACAGTCGGTGGCATTAAATATGACCTCGCGCTCTCTGAACAAGAACAAAAAGAAGAAGAACCCTCAATAGAGAGTCCTGTTATTTAAGGAGGCTTTGTAATGGATACATTCTTACAAATTTTAATTCAATATGCAGCAGAAATTGTCGCTTTTATTTTAATTAGCGTAATCGGTATTCTTGGTAGTTATATTCTGAAGAAGATTAATGAGAAACACAATCTTCAAAATATTGGGATAGCTACCGAACAAGTTATAGCTGCGGCGCAAGAAACAGTCCGGCGCCTTCAACAAACAGTTGTTGAAGCTTGGAAGGCGGCCGCTCCTGATGGAAAGCTGACTCCTGAGCAGATTGAAAGTTTAAAAGAACAAGTTCAAGATATAACGCTTGACCAGCTTGGTCAACCGATACTGAACTTATTGGCTGGCGCCAAAGTTGATGTACTTGCAATGATTACTAATGCGGCGGAGGCTTATATAAATCAGTTAAAGACAGAGGGATGAGGACATTTTAAGGAAGGAGAGAGGTTAATTCCTCTCTCTTTTCTTTTATAATTTGATTTTTTTTGAAAATTCAGGTATAATAATTATAGAAAAAGATAAAAGGAGAAAAATATTATGTATCCTACAATTGCAAGAGTTCGTTTTTGGGACCACTGGGAAGATAATACGAAAGAAGAGAACTATTTCTTCTATGCAAAGAGTATGTCAGATGCAATGGAAACTCTCACTAATTGGTTTGGTGACGATATGGATAAGGTTACACTTGAGCAATTTGATGTGAATCTTATTCCTGTTAGCGACGAATTTTGTGAGAGGGTTAGACAGGAGAATTGGTAATGAATAGAGAACCAAAATATTCACAAATAGTTTTTAATAAGGAGAAATTTGCTAATGAGGTAGATATGTTTACTGAAATTAGCATACAATTATGTATTCTTCTTAAACAAGGATACGCCGCTGTTGTCCGTTATGATGAACCTGGCCTCGGAATTGTTGTAATTGAGTTTGAACATGATGAAAACCTTGAATACTGGGGGTGTTCAACTCCAATGTGGGTTACAGCAGAAGAAGCGGAAGAAGTTTTGGATAGGAGATATAAAATCGAAAGCGAAGAATAAGAAATGACGCGATGGTCGTTGTTGTAATTACGAACACAACCGGCGCGCAGTAAACGTATTACGAAAAAGTCTAATTAGCAGTAGAAAGCTTAAAATAAAGGGGTTTATTATGGGATATTATACTTACTATTCTCTTTCAGTTGAAAATGAAGTGCCGCATGAGGAAGTTGTAAAAGCAGCAAGAGCTCTTGCGGAAATTACTGGTTTTATTGAGCCAGAAAAAGTTAGCGATGCTTGGAATCCTTTTGACTTTATTTCTTACGATTCAATGAAGTGGTATGACTGGGAAACAGATATGAATAAGCTCGCGCGTCTTTTTCCAGATATAGTTTTTTGTCTTTGGGGAGAGGGAGAAGAGCGTGATGATAATTGGCGCTTTTATATAAAAGGTGATAAAGCTGTTCTACAACATGGTGTAATAGTTTTTGACCCCAGACCTGAATGGAGTTATTAAGAATGTCAAAGAATTTTTACGATGATTGGGATGCGCCCACTTGTAATCATTGCGGCAAAGAGATAAGTGACCGCGAAGATAGTTTGAATAAGGGGCTTTGTTCTGAGTGCGCCCGCAAGATGCAGCAGAAGAAAGACCGTCGTTATACGCAGAAAAGAAATTATAAAAATATGGAATGTGAGGATTTTTAATATGGGAATTAATTATTTTGACCTTATAAATAAAGATGTTTGGGACAGTTGGATTGAGCCTTCTCGAACTCGTCCTATAATAGAAATTGAAACGACTATTACTCCACGATTTAAGCCAAATCTTTTCCCTGAGCTTAAAAAGATTTATTTCAATAAGGAAAAGGGAGCAACTTGTGCGATATGGAGTGATGGTTCTAAGACTGTAATTCGACTACAGCCTGGTGATACTTGGGATGAGGAAAAGGCAATCGCAATATGTTATATGAAGCGCGCACTTGGAAACAGCGGCCGCTTTAATGATACGCTTAAGAAGTTTTGTAATATAGACTAATTAAAAGAAAAGCAAATTAGTAAATCTAATTTGCTTTTTTTTCTTTTTTGTGATATAATATATATAGAAAGAAATAAAAAGGAGAGAAAAAAATGGACGAACAGGAAGCTTTTGAAATAGTATTTAATAAGTTAAAGGAATGTCCTTTATTTTGTGGAAAATATGATGCGGCTCATGGCGATGACCACTTTATGTATGGAGTCGGAACTGTAATGGAATATATTTCATACTATATTAGTGATGAAGTCGGAATGGTTTTTGAGGGTGAATTTGCTAATAATATAGTTGAAAGCAAGGAGAAAGCTAAAAATGGAATTTGAAAATGAACTTGATAAGCTGCGCGCCATGTTGGATGAAGCAGGAATTCCCTACGAGAACTACAAAAGAGAATGGCCTGAGGAAGCGCGCACTGTACCTGAACTTTTTAGCGGGAATGAAAGGTTTGTGCAGAATCAGATAGTCTATGGGCGTATTGATGAGGTAACTTGGAAGTTAGATGGAATGTGCCAGTCTGGTTCTTATGGCGCAAAATATGGACTAATTGAAACGAGTGGACTTCTAGGAACTGATGCGGAAGGTGACCCGCTTGTCCTGCGCGCCGATGATGTCTTTCAAATAATTAAAGAGGATTGGGAAAAGACGAATGCTTAGAAGAGATTTACTTGAAAACTTACCCAATGTTCCAAAACGAGGATTACTTCGGCGCCTTATTCTTCAAGCACCCGAGAATAACTTTAAAGATTGGTTAACTGATGCAATTTTAAGGGAAGATATTGTAGTGCCGATTGAATTTTGGGATATGATTGAAAGCTTTGATAGTGATATTGAGAAAAATATCGTTTTTACTAAGGCTTGGGAGGCACTTGGTAAGGGAAGATGAAGAAAAGAGTTTTTGATTTGATTGGCACTATTATTGGTGTTTTGATTTTAGATTGTATATTTGTGCTTGGTGTAGTTTTTCTTTATAGATTGATTGAACTTATAAGGGGAATTGTGTAAATGGATGGATATGTAAATAAAAAAGATGTGTTTAATGAGATAGTTGATAGTTATCATATACGCACGGATATACAATTTAAAGCACTTCGTGAAGCACTGAATAAGGTTCCTATAGCTGATGTTGTACCAGTGCAGCATGCGCATTGGATTGAAAAGAAACATCCGCAGTATCCAGATATTTGTCATAATAAATATTTTTGTAGCCATTGTAATAAAACGGCTCCTACTTATTACCTTGATTATTCACATGAGATAATTTCAGAAAAATGGGATTATTGTCCTAACTGTTGGGCAATAATGGATGAGGAGGTAAATGAATGAGTAGATATGACCGAAGTGATTATGATGATATGATTTATGAACTGGACGAATTTTTAACTAATCATAAACCGTCAGAATTATTGAACTTAGTCATGACCGCTGTTGATTGGTGGGAAGAATGTAACATGGAGAAAGACGATGAGCATACTGATTAAGGGCATGGAGATGCCGACAAGCTGTGGTGAGTGCCGCTTTGCGGTTGACGGATGGTGCTACGCCTACGGCAAACCGAACATTGAAGCCTTGTCTACCTATGAGCGCGCAAACTTTTGCCCCCTTGTTGCTGTACCCGCACACGGGCGGCTGATAGATGCGGATGCCGTCCAAGAAACGGTTTTGAAACTCGTTGAGGATGGATGGAATATCACACGAAACGATTATAAGCGGATGGACAATATCTTGTTTGAATGTCCGACCATCATACCAGCAGATAAGGAGGATAAGGATGCTTAAAGGAGATTGCAGAATCTGCGTCCACGGCAGCGAGCCGGAAGATAGCGAGATTTGTGTTGAGTGTGGCATAGCGCGTGAGAACTATGCACCGATAAAGAAGGAAGAGGATAATACAATAATAGCCGACGATTACATATCTCGTGAAGCAGCAAAGGCTATCTTAAAACAGCACGAGTACCGCTTTACTTGTGCAGATGAGGCTGATGGTTTTGGTGAGGTAAAGTGGGGCGAATATGTGATTTATGCCGATATGGCACAGAACTGCATCGGCTCAATTCCAGCTGCCGATGTTCAGCCGGTAGTACACGCGTATTGGACAAATAAAGAACGATACCACAGTACACTCTTTGGAAATTGCTCCAATTGTGGGGAGAGTTCAGTTGCTGACCCCTATTGTTCTCACTGTGGCGCTAAGATGGATGGAAAGGTAGGTAAAACTAATGCCTGATATAGAAAATGTTTTTGAAACTCTTAGTGATATCTATACTAAGCAGGTAGAAGAAGCAGACCTAAAGGGATACGCAGACCTTTTTAAGAAGGTTACTGATTTGTTTTTTGAAGACCTTAATATCGATACTAATGATGTTCCATTTACTTTTACTGATATAGAATATCTTAATGGTTATTTTATTTTTGGTACTGGAACTAATTCTGTTATTCATTTTCATATAAAAGAATGTCCTGGTTGGAAATTTGGAATATGGTGGGATGAACCAGAAGTAGATACAAAAATTTGTGGTCATTTTTTTGCTCAATATGAAGAAAATATAGATAAGTTTAAGCCATCAGCATCTATTATAAAAAATGATTTTTGTATTAAGGGTTTAACCATAAATTATTGGGATACTCATTATATTAGAAAAGCAATTGAGTTTATAATGAATGAACCTTATCTTGCTTTTTGCCGTGATTATTATTGCTATGACTATAATGAAACTTATGTTTCTAGAGAAGAAGCAAAAAAGATATATGATGATTGGCGAGCAAAAACAGATAAAGGAATTAAGCTAACTAAAAAGTGGGACGATAAAATTCTAAAATGGGTTAAAGATAATATACTTCCTATTTTTATTAACGCTGAAATTAAAGATATGGGAGAAGGATGGTCTCCAAGATATGAAGTTTTTGCTCCTTTTAGTGAAAATTCTGATATAGTTAATGCACCAGGGTGTTATTCTTGGTATGCTGATGAAAAGACAGAAGAAGACATAGAACTTTTAAAAGAATTTGATGCTTTAATGGAAGCAGCGCAAAAAGAATTTAGGGAAGAAATAGATAGTTGTTATTTTTATCCTATTCATCAGAGTATTATTTTTTATAACAATGAGGAAGAAGAAAATGATATATCCTATACCTGATGTACCAAGTGGTAAGTTAAGTGGTTAAAAGAAAAGGAGGGATTATCAAGATAATAAACGAAACTATCCTCCATAAAAAAGTGCTAATTGCTAAAAAGCAATTAATAAATATTTTCTATTTAATGGAGGACACAAATGACAAATGCACACAGAATCCAAACCCTAGCCAAAGAAGAACTATCGCTCTTTCTCGCTAATATCGTTGAATGCGGCAAAGGTTGCCCTGCTTCTTCTTGTTGTACTGATTTAGATATTTCGTGTAAAGTAATTTTTCTTAAATGGCTAAATAAAGATTATATTCCTACTGACTTTTTAGAAGCCTGGGAGTATTAATTTGTGAATACAGCGCGAGTGCCGCAAATTTTTGGCATTCGCGCTGTTAACGTATGAGAAGTAACCAAAGAAACTTGAAAAATTCCAAAAATTCTGATATAATAAATATAGAAGATGAGAAAAGAAAGGGGAAAAATCCAATGCATGACAGGATCGCTATCCGCAACCATTACATGGAAGTTCTTGAAGAGCTTTCTAAGATTGGTCTTGATACTTTTTTTGAGACTCGCGCTCGTTGTGAGTTTGATAATTTTGACTGGAATAGTGTACCGGGGTCCATTCAGCTTAGTGGCGGAGAAACTAAGGCTGTAATTTGGGATAATGAAATGCCTTATGTCCTCAAGATTCCTTATTTTTCTACAAAAACTGTGGATAAGAACTATTGCGACCGTGAGGTTGATTTCTATGCAGAAGCAGAAGAAGCTGGCCTTGAAGATTGTTTTGCTTGGTGCGACTTTCTTTTCTTCTTCCATAACTGCCCTGTTTACATAATGGAGTGGGCAGATTGCGATGAAGGCGCGATTGGAGATAGCGCTTATGATGCCAGCTTCCGTTTAGCTTGCGCGCAGGAAGGAATTTCTGAAGGCTCAGAAAACTACGACAGGTTTGTAGATGAATTTTCTGATAGCTATTATAATTGTGACTGTGATACTCAAATTCTCGATCTTCTCGATGAAGTTTGGGGTTATCAGAAAGCTCGCGCCTTCAACGATTTTTGTTATGACCACGGCATTAATGACCGCCATACTGGTAACTGGGGTTATGTTGACGGACGTCTTGTAATTATCGATTATTCTGGATATTATGGGGTGTAAAAATGAAAGTTCTTATTGTTGTAGATATGCAAAATGATTTCATAGACGGCACGCTGGGTACGCCTGAGGCGTGCATGGCATTTCTTGAAACATCCTGTTATCTTGAAACTCATTCTGCTGAATATGACCAGGTAATTTTTACTCGCGATACTCATCAGCTTGAAAATTATTCTGACTCGATTGAAGGAAAAAACATTCCCATTCATTGTATTGAAGATACCAATGGTTGGAAAATTCCAGAAATTCTCTTTGAAAACACAAAAACCGAATATCATATTTACAATAAGTTTTCTTTTGGATATAGCAATAGTTGGCATTATCATCTTTGGGAAGATGATGAGGTTACAATTATAGGTCTTTGTACGGATATTTGTGTAATCACCAATGCACTGATGATACGCGCAGAGCGGCCGACTATCCCCATTACAGTTATAAGCGATTGCTGCGCGGGCACTACCCCAGAAAATCACCAAAAAGCTCTTGATGTAATGAGAGCGTGTCTGATTGAGGTTATAAAAAATTTTCCAAAAAATCCGGAGGAGTAAAATGGCAAGACAAATAAGTTTTAGACTTTTGGAAGAGGGCGCAGATGACATTTGTCTGGGCATTCTGTTTGATGAACGTTGGATAATTTGCGGATGCTGCGGCGCAGTAATAGACGCATATGAAGAGGATGTTGAAATTTTGCAAGAATTTGATGAATGGTGTCCTCTGGTTTGTGCTTACGAAATTTATGGCTAATAAAAAAAGTTGGATGTAGTTGATGGGCTCGCGCCTTCTACGTCCAACTTCTTTTTTTTCGGAAAATCCGACAGCTTTGCGCGCAACCTCTTCTAAAATTCCGAATTATTTTCCAAAAAATTCGGGAAAATCGACGGGCTCGCGCCAACTACGTTCTACAACTTCAAAATATTTTCCAGAAAATCCTCAAAGCCGCGATATTTTCCAGAAAAAATTTCAAAATCTAAAATTTACTTTTTTTTCTAAAGTCTTCCTCAGTAAAATTAACTTTATAGTGGTAGGTGGGGGAACCTTACTGGAGGGGGTAGTGTGAACCGAGAGGAACTCAAATAACCGAACGGCGAACGAAGTGAGCGAACTAGAACCCCCGAACCTTCCCAACCCAACCCCAAAGTCTAGCTCCTGAATGTACACCATAGCGTTGCAAGCGAGCGAAAGCGAGCGCGCAGTTGACAATAGCGGCCAATTGGCCGGAGCGCGAAGCGCGAGGACCGAGTGGCTCGCGCCTCCCCGAAGGGGAGGAAGGAGGGGAGCGTAATCCAAAAACGAAGAAGCAGAACGTATACGTAATACGTATACGTATAGAGTATTGCGGAGAAAATTTTGAGGTCCCAGTGTACGCACACTAGGGGCTTTTTTCGCTATGAAAGGAGACTCTGACGTTGTGGAAAAGGGCTAAGGGCTGAGAAAGAGAAAGAGCGTTTTTGTATGTGGGAAAAGAGTTTGGAAGGGATAGAAAAGAGATAGTTGGTATAGAAAAGAGATAGTTGGTACCTGGTCCAAAATTTTACGACTTTCAAATTTTAATTTTTTTGAAAATTTTAAACGTGTCAAATTTTGACGCGTAGCTAAAAAAGAAGAGAGGACTTTCGTCCTCTCTCTTTCTTTTTTGGATTACTCCGCGATGGGAAGAATCCAACCCTTCTGGGTACCCTTACCCTTAATCTTCACATCAACGGAGGCGCAGAGTCCCTGCTTGCGCGCCTGAACGAGCAGGCCAGAAACCTTCTGCGGGGTGATGTCGGTCGCGCCGAGAGCAGCGAAGAGGTCGGTAGCGGTCTGCGGCTTATCCGTCAGAAGCCCAACAATCTTCTCAGTCAGCGGAGCGTTCTCAAGGGCCTTCTTCGAGGGCTTAGCAGCGCGCTTAGCGTTAGCGGTGTGAATCTTCTCAAGCTGGAGAGAAGCAAAATCACGCAGCTCAGCGGGAAGCGTCTCGTTCTGGGCGATAGCGGTGAAGAAGGCGGGGCGGGTCATAGTAGCGTTAGTCATTTTAAAATTCCTTTCTGTGCGTTAAGCACTTGGCGTCGGTCGCCACCCAAGTTTTTTTGAAGTAGGAGAGTTACTTTCTCTCTCACTTTCTATAATAATTATAACTGAATTTTCAGAAAAAATCAAAGTTTCACAGCTTCTAAGGAAATTTGACAGCTTTTATGCGCGCAGCTTCTGTGTTTGTCAAATTTTCGTAGCTTTCGTAGCTTGCAGCTTATTAAAATTTGACACGAGTGAAAATTTGCGCGCAGAATTGGTAAAATTTGGAAATTTCTTGCTAAAAAATGGAAGTTCGCTGTCAAATTTTGACATAAAATGGGAAAATTTGGAAGTTTAGTCAACATAATACTACATTATGTAAACTTTTTAGGTCAAAATTTGACAAAAGTGAAAATTAGATGATAAACATCTAATTTATTGAATTGACAATTTCGGGTATATATGTTATAATTGACTTGTCAAGAGGGAAGGAGTGCGAGACTCCCGATAGTCCGACCCATAATAGGTTACTTCACCGAAATAAAATTAGACTTCCCTCTTGACAAAATAAAAAGATGTGGTATAATTAAAGGAGAAAAAAAATGATTAAGAAATTTTTTGCAACAATTTTTTACTATTGCTTTGGTCTTCGTCCTTACGCAATAATTTGTACCTCTACCAACCACCCCTCTGAACCAGTTTTTGTTTTTACTCACGAACTGCTTTCACAAAAAGAAGTTGAAAACATAAATGGATTTTATACAATCTATGATGATTTATCTATGGTTGATTTTGTGAATAAAATGGTGCAGTTTAAGACGATAGAAAGAGTTGGCTTTTGGGAGTATGTGCGAAGTCGCTAAGTTTCGCACAAAAGCCCGAGCAAAATTTTTCAAAAAACTATTGACATTTATTTGGTTGTATGTTATAATGATTATGCTGAAAGGAGATAGAAATAATGAATTTGAAAGATTGTAGAACTAAACTTGTAGTAAAAGGAATGGCGTGGATTGTTTACGAAAAAAACAATTCTACTCCTCGCTTGGTTGCAAAGTATCCTAATTTCAATAAGAAAACTAATGTACCTGTTGAAGTCCTTGATGCGTATCATACTAACATAGATACTACAAAAGAATTTACTACTCCACGCGATTTTAATACTTGGGGTGTGCTAAAATGGTGGAGTAAAAATTCTCCTAATGTTTGTTATGTTTATACTAATTATGAAGAGGAGTTAAGATAATGGAAAGACAGAAGTTTATAAATGGCAAGTTTTATTTTGCTTGTAGTGACCATATGTGGGCGCGCCCTAATAATTATTATATGGGAGATGCCTTTGATACTTATGAAGAAGCACTTGCAAAAGCGATAGAAATGGCAGAAGATGGTTCGTTTGATGATTGTGGAGTTTTTTTCTATTATAACGATAAGTGGTGGGGAGAAATTAAGGTAAGGGATTATTAAAATGAATGAAGAAACAGGAGGATTGTAAAGAATGAAAATGAAAGTTCCTTGGGAAACTGGGGGTTGCCTTGTGGATAGTCTTTTGCTACTATACCTGTGGGCGGTTGAGTATCGTGAGAATTTTGATGTAGAAAAAATTGAGGAAACCATTGAGGAAGCAAGAGAATGGGCAAGAAATACTTTTGTATCTATTTGCAAAAGCATTGAGAAGCAGGAAGGGAAGGAATTTGATTTTGAAGTAGAGGACGAAGATGAAGAGTAACTGCCCTTGTGATATTGACGGTTTTTGTCCATACGATGCACAATATATTAATACTTGTGAATGGTATTGCAGCGAGGAAGAACCGCAAGATGAACCTAAAATTTGGGAGGAAAATTAAATCCTCCTTAATTAGATGTATTACATCTAACAAAAAAGAGGAAAAGAGTTTTATCTCTTTCCCTCGGGAATTGCTATGAGAACATTGTTTACATTCTTCATTACATAAATCTTATCCCATTTATGTTCCTTTGGATAAAAACATCTCTTGTCCTTATCTACAATAATCGGCTCTTCAAATTCCCTTTTCATTCTACGGAGTTCCTCAATAGGAACAATTCTATTGCGCGAATGATTGTTTTCGGATTGCAAGAGTTCATCATCAATTTTTATGTAAACAAGATAATGATTTTTGAATTTTCCAAACCAATCAATAAACTGCAATCTCTTTACTGCGGTTGGCGCATTGGTATCAACAACAACAGTTTCCCCTCGCATTTCGGCTTCAAAAATTGCCTTGTAGAAGTCTATCCAAACATTAAAGGAAATTTCTTCCTTATCATAGACATTCTTATCATTAGCATAATAAGGCGCATAAAAATCATCAATACTAAGATAAGTATATTCGTTCTGTTTTGCAAAAGCCTTTGCATAAGTAGTCTTTCCAGCACCAGAAAGACCGCACATTAGATACATATCTCCCATTTCTTTTCTCCTTCTTCCTTATTCAAGTATTATTGTGGGATTTTCATAGACAGTAACCTCATCATCGGGCGCAAAATGATATAGACTACCACTTTGAAGGCTTACTGAATTTAATTTAGTATAATCTGTTACCATAAAAATAGTTCCACTACGCTTAAAGACATCTCCAATAGATAATTCACCAAAAGTAGTCGTTCCTTTTGTCTTGTCAATAATATTCATTTTTCTTTCTCCTTTCTTATTACGCCTTAATTATACCATATTAGGATAGTTTTGTCAATAAACTTAATTAGATGTTATACATCTAATTTTTTTGAGGAAAGGCGGATTACTCCGCCTTTTCTCTCTTTGCCTTATCTTTGGCAATCTTTTTTGCCTTTGCTTCCTCTGCGGCGGCTTTCTTTGCGGCTTTATCTTCGCAGTCTATCTTGTACTGCTCTCGCCTACCATAGCCGTCATATTCCTCATCTGCCGTACCCTTAGGAACCTTGACTACGATTTCTACCCAGCCCTCTTCTCCATCGGTTGCGACAGTAGGAAAGTTAAGGGTATTGGAAGCTATCATTCCAACATCTTCGCCGTTGTCGGCAAAATTTTTCAGAAGAGCAGAAATGATAGTGGCGCGAATTTCATTCGCATTGGCAAGTTTCATATAGTTTCTCCTTTCTTTCTTTGTAACCTTATTATACTACCTTTTATTATACTTGTCAAGACTCTTAATTAGATGTGATACATCTAATTAGGAGGTTGCTTGGGAATTATTCCCAAGCACCTTTCCTCATCTTTCTGTGTTGACGGATACATTTGGCAAATATTTCTTTTTCTATTAGTACATCTTCAAGTCCTGTATGATTTTCGGTGAAGCTATTATCTCCACTTATATATTTGTAGAGAATTTCAGCGGTTGCCCTTACTTTTCCATTCTTTTGACAGTAGCCATTTTTATTACACCATCGTATATATGTTCTCTGTTTACAGATTGTATCTTGTGCCATTTTTAGTGTATCCCACAAGGGAATACCATAAGGAAGAAAAAATCTTACTTTTGACTTTGTTATATAACGAAGTGTATAATTTACTGCACGATAATCAAATGGAGCATTATGCGCTATGATAGCTTTTACATTATACTTTTTACACAAATCGTGTATATGTTTTCTTGCCGTATAAATGGAAACAATTTGACGAGAGCCCTTTTTTATATCTGCTTCATATATAGGTCTTTTCTCTGCATAATAGGCAGTATCAAAAAGAGCCTTATCAGCGCAAAATATATCGTATATGATGAAGCTAAAAGTTTCATAAACTCGCCCTTTTTTATCGTGAATTGCCCCGCCAAAATCATACATTATAGGACATTCAAGACTATTTGCCGTTTCTGTATCAATCGTTAAATAATAATTTTTGCGTTTGTCAATCACTTATTTTCTCCTTTCTTATTTACATACTGATTATACCATATAATTCAGATTTTGTCAAGAGAAGAATTAGATGTAATACATCTAATTAGTAAGGGGTAGTTTTTTTACTATCCCTCTACCTCATAAGGTAAACATCAAAGCCTATATCTTCAAGAGCATTTATTAGACAATTTATATCATAATAAAGGTCATCATCGGGAGTGATGTAGCGCGCAGTATTCTTTACAAGACCATAAAATGCGCCAGCTATATACTCCTCTGTTTCTGTAAGATTAAGGTCGCCGCCTACTATTCTTTCCATTCTAAAACCTCCCATATTCCCATTCTTCGGGCTCAATTATAAAATCGGCATAAACTCTTTCTGCAAGCTGAAATATTAGCTTTAGATTATCGTGAATATCACCAGGCGGTAGCTCTCCAAAAATGTCATAGCACATACTGCGGAAAGCATCGTAAATACGATTTTCGGTTGCGTTCATAGAGTATTCTGTCTTCTTTTTAGAGGTAACTTTCATTTTCTTCTCCTTTCTTATTTACATATTGATTATACCATATAAAGTTAAGTTTGTCAATTCTTTTTTTTAGATGTGATACATCTAATTTAGGACTTTGAGGGCAAGTCGCGCCCTCAAGTCCAACAAAAAGAAAAGAAAAGAAAAAGAAATTCTAATTTATTGCCGCGGCGACTATTGCGATGATTATAAAAATGATAATCGCAAGACCAACGCCAATCCAAAGCGGCGCGAGTACCCATATCCATTTCCAATCAATAACTCCGACAAGTTTCAGTATTACAAATACTATTGTAAGGATAATATCAAGTCCAAATCCATTATATGTAGTCTTATTTTCCATTTTCTTTCCACCTTTCAATTTTTTCAAAATTTTTCTTTACACATTCAAGAGTTTTTATAAAAATTTCCCATTTTTCATCGTTTGCGATTTCTTCCCTATTTAGGTGTACAACTCCGCCCCAACTATCTTCAAATATTATAGGATAATTATAATCTGTAGGATTGTATAATACTTTCATTTTCTTTTCTCCTTTCTTTTCCCTTTTGACATCTTTATTATACCATAATTTTAGGAAAAGTCAATATTAAGAATTAGATGTGACACATCTAATTGATAAAAAAGGAAAAAGGTGGAAATTTCCACCTTTTACCTAAATGCCCTCTGCAAAGCTATAAATACATTTTCATACAGTTCATCTGCATATCTTGTAGTGTAAATAATTTTTGCAGTTTTCATTTTATCAAAAATATATTTATTGCTTCTTTCGGCTATTATCGTTGTGTTACAAGTATCAGCACAACAAAATACCATATCATTATCGGGTTCGCAATCTCCGTCAAAAAGAATGATATTGTAATTGTAAGTATTTCCCTTTTGTAGAGTACGGAAGATTTTTCCAAAATTTTCATCTACTCTATTTCCACCATTTGGATTTATCAGACGATGATTTTTATCTTGCAGTATCTCTCCTACTCCACAATGGACAATATCAAGAGTAAAATTTTTGTTTTTTCTTTCTACTGCCGTAAGGGCAATAATTAGCTTGTTAACAACATCTTTATTACGATAAAAACTACCACTTACATCAATAAAAAGGTTGAGATGCAGACTACCAAAGCGGTTATTTCCTCTTGCTTCAAGTTTTCTCTCAAAAAAGCGATAATCTTCATTTCCACAATAACGAGGGTTAAGTATTCCACTATGTCCTGTCGTTCCGTTTCCACTACTGTTCTTTTTATTAAAGATACTTATTATATTCATAAGTCTTTCAGTAAGAGAATTATCTATAAAACCGCCAAAAGCATTTGAGAAAATTCTGTCGCCAAGTCCATTTTTGCCACTTTCTCCGTTTTCTTCTTCTTCTCCGTCTTTCGCATTTTTATTATCTTGGTGTTCGTTATTTACATTATCTTCGCCATTTTCACCACTTTCATTATTTTCGCCGTTCTCGCCATTTTCGCCATTTTGAGGAAGATTAGCTTTTTCACCATTTACATTTTCACTAATTTTTTCCTCACCTTTTGTGCTTTTGGAAGCATCAATATTTTCCTTATCTTCTTTTGTTACTCCATTTTCGTCACTAAAAGTCTGTATCGGAGAAATTCCGTTTTTATCAAAATCTTTACAATCTTTATCATCTTCAAAATTTTGCGAAGCATAGTCAGAGGGATTTTTGGAAAAATCTTCTAAAACTTTTTTCCAGAGTTTTTCAACATCATTATGATAGTATCTTACTGCCCAATCAATGTAATTATTCTTTGCAGATATAAAAGCATAATTTTTTATAATTTTCTCTACTGCTCTTACAAGAGGTTTTCTACCTATACGATGACGGCAAAGGACAAAAAACGCTTGTTCGGGGCTTGTAATAGGCTCGCCATTATAAGGACTAATTGCATTAAGCAGACCATTAAAGTCTGTATTCATATAATAGCCTTTTAACAGAGTTTCTATTCTTTCATCTTCAAAAATATTAAGCCATTTTTCCATCTCTATAAGAGGAGTAAGGACAGCATGTGAAACTTCGTGATAAAGGACGGAGCGAATAGCTACTTCCTTATCAATTTCATTTGCGCTTGACAGAGCATCTACAATATTCTTGTAGGCAAAGGTTATCTTATCTTCAAGTGGATTATACCGACTTGTTTCTGCTTCATTATCAAAGCATACGGCAATTTTTCTTTTTGCATAATACCCTATGGGTAGAGTTTCTGCAATCTCTTTAATCTCTGCAAAACTAATTTCCATTTTCTTTTTCCTTTCTTTTTTTTGTTCTCTTGTCTTATTGACAAGTCAATTATAGCATACAAAAGTCAAATTGTCAATAGTATTTCAAAAATAGGAATTAGATGTGATACATCTAATTCATAAAAAGAGAAAAGTGGGAATTTTTCCCACTTTTCAGACAAGAGCAGAGAAAAGGTCATCAGCAGACAGAGTAAACTTTTTAGTTACTGCACACCTATCGACAAGAGGTTCGGGCAGACCATAAGTCATTCCATTTACTGTCAAATTCATCGTGCCGATAATACTGAAATTTTCGCTTATCTCTATGACATTTCCCTTATAAGTGATAGCAGACTTATTATCCAAAAGACCTTGCAGAAAACGGAGTGTATCATAAGGAAGCAGATTTATCTCGTCCATAACGATTGTTCTTCCGTCCGTCATAGCCCGCCAAAAGTCAGAGGGCTTGTAAGTTGCTTTTCCGTCCACAAAGACAAAATCTTCCATAAGGTCAGACGGAAGCATTGAGGAATTGCAGACAATAGGCTTGCTTCCACTTTCTGTCATAGCTATGGTGGTCTTGCCTGTACCCTGTGAACCGTAGTAAAGTCTAAATCTATGATTGACTACCTTTGTAGGCTCAACAAGACTAATATCAAGGAGAATTTTTTCAAATTCCTTTGAAGTGATTTTAGCCTTTATCTCATTACAGTATGGACTATCAATCAATTCAAAGTAATTAGTTACATACTGCGTAGCAGACTGTCGGTTAATTTTAAGGTTAATAGCAAGTGTATTCACAAAACGGAAATTAGGCTCAAAATCAAATTCCTTGAAAAAGTCCATAAGTCCTTTTATACCATTGATTGCCCTTTCCTTTTTCCTTTCATCAGTAAGAGTTTCTACAAGCTCTTCTTTCGTCATTCCAATCTCGGGATAAAAGACCTTAGCGACATTTGGATAACGGCGAGAAAACATCTCCTCATCGTTTACAAAACTTGTTCTTGTTCTGTCTGCTTCATTTCTCATAGCACGATAAAAGTCATCAAATTCTCTCTCGTGCGCTTTTACGGCAGAGGTTATCTCTACATTATTGAGATAATAAATTCCCTCTTTACTCTTGCGAAAATTAAAACTTGCGCTAATAAACATTTTTTTCTTCCTTTCTTTTTTTCTTTTTTTTTGTTCTCTTGTCTTATTGACAAGTCTATTATAACATATTTTGCGAAAAAGTCAATAGTTTTTGCAAAATAGAATTAGATGTAATACATCTAATTAGGAAGAAGGCGCGAGTTGGATAAAAATTCCAATTCGCGCCGTGTGATTTTTTAGAAAATCTTTTGACATTCACTCGCAAAATATTTTGCGTTAAACTGATTACAAATTTCAGTTACTTTTCTTGTATCACTTTGTGTAGCACAATAAAAATTGAAAAGTGTATGTTTATCGCTAATTCTTATATAGCTATGCGGAATATCATCAAGAACATTATCAATCTTTTCTGTAAATTCAGTAGGAACAGTCACTTCCACTTTCCACATCTTGTCCTTTTTCATCTTTTCCTCTATCAGCTTTACGATGAAAACACCGATAACATTACAGACAAAAGTTATAACGCATTTCTGCCACATAGGAAAGTCCATAACAGTATAGACAAGGACAATGTTATAAAACGCAAAGTAAGCACCGCTTATTAGGCTTGCAAGCGTTTTACCACTTTTTATAGTAGTGATTGAACGGACAGTAGAAAAGATAACATTGACAATGGAGAGAACGACAAACACAATAATAAATTTCATTTTGATTTTCCTTTCTTTTTCTTTTTGTATACTAATTATAACAAAATTTTAGGCAAAAGTCAAGATGGATAATTAGATGTGGTACATCTAATTAAAAAAACGGGGAAATTACTCCCCGTTTTCCTTCTTCTTCCTCTTTGCGCTATCTTTTTCTATCTTTTTTGCCTTTTCGGCTTCCGCTTTTGCCTTTTTTTCTGCCTTTTCCTTAACCTTTATTTTATAACTTTCCGCTACTCCATATCCGTCAAATCCGTCCTCATCTCTTGCGCCAGAGGGTACTTTTATGACAATCTGTATCCATTTGTCATTTCCCTCACTATCAACACAAGGAAAAGCACATTCATTTGAATTGGTCTGCATTACATCTTCGCCCTTTTCGGCATAGAACTCCATTATAGTCTGTAAGACCTTTTCACGAAGTTCATTATCCAAAACTCTATTATTTGCCATATAAAATTCCTTCTTTCTCTTATTTTCTATAAAAATTATATCACAAATTTGCGAAAAAGTCAAATTTTTAATTAGATGTTGTACATCTAATTAGGGTGAGAGGGGAGATTTCTCTCCCCATTCTCATCAGTCAATCCAATAGACCTTGCGAGTACCAACCTTGGGTATCTTCACATCGGCGCTATTGACTACGCCCTCGCCAACAAGCTGACGAGCGAGAGAGCCAGCCTTGTTGTGCGACTGTCCAATGCCCGCGCCAAGCTCAACCTCGGTGAACTTCTTGCCCTTGTTGTCATTGAGATAGCCAATCAGAGCGGTCTTAATGGGAGCATTAGCTTCCGCCGTCTTGCTCGGCTTCTCAGCGCGCTTCGCCTTGCGCTTCTCAATGAGCGCAAGCTGACCCCTTGCCCAATCACGAGTATCCTCGGGCAGAGTGCTATTAGCGATAAGGGTGAGATGCTCAATCGTAGTCTTCTTCGGGGCGGTCTCGGTCATATCCATAGTGGTCTTTCCTTTCTGCACTTTTAGTGCGCTTGCGTTTGGTCGCAACCCTTTTTTTTGAGGTTCCTGTCCTCTTTTACAAGGTTATTATATCACAAAAGCTTTTGTTTGTCAATAGTTTTTTGAAACTTTTTTTGAAAATGTCTGTAGCCACATTTTCGGTTTTTAGTTTCTTTTCCCTCTTGACATTTATAATTATATCACAAAATCCCAAAAAGTCAATAGGGTAGAATTAGATGTAATACATCTAATTAAAATTGAGGACAAAAAGTCCTCAAGAAAATGTGTTGAAATAGACAAAGGTAAATACAGTGAGTACTGTAATAGCTGTTCCCATAAGAAAGCGGCCAAGCCGCTCATTTAATACCATTTGTCCAATTACATTAAGAATAAGGGTGATAAGATAAAGAACAAAAGTCCATTTCATTTTTATAGCTCCTTTCAAATAATACCCATACAAAAAAGGGTTATAAGACAATCCACTGCGACAACGCCAAATAGCGAGACAAAGCCGATGAGGGCTTCTTTTATTCCACAGTTTATAAACAAATCAATAAAAATCCAGATTAGTGCGACTATACCCGTGGCTATTAGAATGGATACCGCGATAATTGCTTTAATTTCCATTTTTTGAATTTTCTCCTTTTCTTTTTCTTTTTGTAATTTTATTATACTACATTTTCCAAAAAAGTCAAGAAGATTAATTAGATGTAATACATCTAATTAGAAAAAAAAGCAGGATTACTCCTGCTCTTTTTCTCTTTCCTTATAGAAGTGAATGATGGTATCCGCCATATCATCAGCGATCATACAGGTAACCTTTCCATTATCCCAAGGGAAGCCCATTGACTCAACGAAGCCCTCGAGATGACCATAGTTATCACTATGACAGATAACATCAGCGTTCTCAGCCCATTCAAAAACAAGCTGCGCGCCGTCATAGAGACGACGAAACTTAAAGGGAATATCATTCACGAGAAGTCTAACCCCTATATGTTCAATGGTAGCGAGGTGAATAGCAACGGCTTTTGTCATTTTTTTTGAAAACTCCTTTTATTCTATTACTATAGTAGCGTTAATAACTACTACCTTATCATTATTACTAAAATCATACCAAAATCCACTTTCCAAATTGATAGCTGCTCCTGAATTATTAATTTCATCAGTTTTCATAAAAGCTTCATCTTCATACCTAAAAATCGTTCCCTCTGTAATTTCGCCAAAACTAACCACATTTTTGTCAATAATTCTTGCCATTTTCTGAAATCTCCTTTTCTTTTTTTTATTTTGTACCTTTATTATAGCAAAAATTTTGAAAAAGTCAATAGGGTGATTTAGATGTAGTACATCTAACTAAAAAAAGGGAGAAAATCTCCCTTTCTTAGTACTCATCAAAGCCGCTGGCTTCAGCTTCCTCTTCGGTCAGCTTTCCCCCATAAAGGAGTTTGGGCGTTTCGCCCTCTTCGAGATAGAACTCAAGCTCGACAGCAAGCTTATCGACTATTGTCACTGCCTCACTAAGATAGTTCGCGCCGACAATGAACTGCTTACCGCTATTAAATTCTTCAAACAGATAGTACTTCATTTTGAAAGTCTCCTTTTCTCTCATCTTTGTACCTTTATTATAGCAAAAATTTTGAAAAAGTCAATAGGGAAAGTTAGATGTGATACATCTAATTACTCCCCTTTCGGGGATTATTGTTTTAGCTTTTAATTTCTATAGTTACAATCGCTACCTGTAGAAGATGGATATTACCGACTTTAGGCCAATCATCATTCACTTTAACGCAATAACCGCCGCGTTTCCCTTGTGTTATAGTCCATTTCTCATTACAGGTATATTCTTTATAATATCTATTGCGGATGATGTTTTTTGCCTTTTCAAAAGCTTCATCTAAATTTAGAAAATAATGTTTTCTATTTACTAAGTATGCTCTCATGTTTCTCCCTTGCTTTCTGAATACAGTATAGCACACTTGCGGCTATTTGTCAATACCTTTTTCAAAATTTTTTTGCCCGGGCGAAAGCTGACCGCAAGGTCAGCAATCATCGGTATAGCACCCCATGTAAGGGTCAAAACCGCAATCCTCGTTATAACCCCAATCTTCAAAATCGTTCTCAGGTTCACGCTCAATGGTGGCAACGACCTCGCCAGTATCCCAATCGCAGATGATGCCAAGCATAATGCGAGAGTTCTGCTCCATCTTGTATTCAATGAAGTCAGCACACTCACGCAGGTCATGCGGCATAGACTCGTTGCGGTAATCAATTACCTCATTGTTGGTATAGGCGAGGGAGCAATAGAAATGTCCGTAGTTCTCAAACTTGATAATCATTTTGTGATTTTCTCCTTTTCTTTCATCTCTGTACCTTTATTATAACACAATTTTTCAAAAAGGTCAAGTCTTAAAATTAGATGTGTTAAATTAGATGTGATACATCTAATTACTCCCCTTTCGAGGAGAAATTAGTTTTTATAATCGCATCAACAACCAGGCTGTGCGAGGGTAATTACCCTCGCTTGAAGTCTACATTGACATTAGAAGTAAATATCATTCTCAGTAGAGTAATAATCAGCGTAAGCAGAAGTACAAGCTTCCAACTGAAAGCGACAGTCCAAGTGCCGATAGCGACTACACCAAACATAGGAAGCAGAGCGCAAATCCCCCAAACAACTCCTGCAAAGCAGAGAAAAGACAGCGCACAACCTACAATCAGAGCAGTAATCCAAGACAGAATTTTCATTTTTTTTATCTCCTTTTCTTTTTTGTGATTTTATTTATTTTTTATCTCATTTACAAGTATATTATAACACAATTTTCAGAAAAATCAAGTCTTAAAATTAGATGTGTTAAATTAGATGTGATACATCTAATTATAGAGGAATAGGGTGCGGTCGTCGCGCACCCTCTCCTCTTACTCCTTTTAGGTGAGGACCAGCTCGGCATTAACGGGCTGAACAAGCTCGTCAAGCTCTATGTGGTACAGCTCGCCACTCGCAAAAAAGAGGGCGTTGCAGGCATCTCCGAAGCGGTCCTCTACGACCTCGGTTGCCATATAGACATCCTCGTCATAGATGAAAACATCGCCGACGAGCAGAGTACTGAGGGGGACCAGAGCAGTAGAAGTGTTGTTAGTGATAATCATTTGTTTTTTCTCCTTTTCTTTTTTTGTGATTTTGTTTGTTCTCTGTCTCATTGACAAGTCTATTATAACACATTTTTCAGAAAAGTCAATAGAGTGAATTAGATGTAATACATCTAATTATTCCCCTTTCGGGGAAAATTACTCAATCTCGAGATATTCGTAGTTGAGCAGGTCACACAGCGCGCTATCAACCGCATTGGCAAGGTTTTCCAGCTCACCATGTATAGAGGAGTGGTCATAGATGCGGTTTATAAAAGCAAAAACCTCTTCCAAAAACGCGCGGTCTTCCTGAGTGAGAATAAGGGTTTCGGTTGTTTTGATAGTCATTTTAATTTTCTCCTTTTCTTTTGTTTTTGTACCTTGATTATACTACTTATTGCATAAGTTGTCAATATGGTAAATTAGATGTAATACATCTAATTATGGAGAGAGCCTTTACAGGCTCTCTATCTCTCCAGTCTGAACATTAAAGCGATAGTCGTTGATGTAGCAGTCTTTCGCTTCGTAATAGCTGCCCCTCTCGCCGTTCGGATAGCTTACATACTCTTTCATAAACGCGCCGATGTGCTTGCGGGTAGTCTGACTATAAGTGCCAGTGCAAGTAAGCCAGCCGTCATGTGTCAGCTCGCACACAAGAGTGACATAGCTGTAAAGGTAAATATTGCCGTCCTCGTCAATTTCAACATGGGCCTGTGCATAGGGCATCGCGGAAAGTTTCTTGATAATCATTTGGGAAAATCTCCTTTTCTTTTGTTTTTGTACCTTTATTATAACAGAAATTTTCGGAAAGTCAATAGTCTGAATTAGATGTAATACATCTAATTAAAAAAAAGTAGAGATTAAATCTCTACCTTTTTAATTATAAAGTGGTCATAAATCTCGCCCGTCTCGCGACTGACGAGAAGATATGTAAAACCATCTGTGACCGAAGTAGAGTAAAGAATTACATCAGCATCAGAATAGTCTTCGCGCGAACGATAGACATAGTCGCAAGCTTCGTTTAGGCTTCTGTAGGGAATCGGCGAGACATAAAGTTCGTCCTCGACGGGAGTGCGCGAAATTACGATGTAGCAAGTCATTAGAAAATCTCTCCTTTTCTTTATCTTTGTACCTTTATTATAACAGAAATTTTCGGAAAGTCAATAGTCTGAATTAGATGTAATACATCTAATTCGTGAAAAAAGGGGAAAATTACTCTCCCCTTTCAAGTTCCCTTAATTCATCGTGAAGTTTGAACCACTTTCTCTCGTCTTCGTAGTCCCAAAAATCTTTCATATCAAGGTCAAAGATTTTTTCTTTGAGTTCCTTTATTCTCTTTTCTTTTTCACTCATTGTAATAGCTCCTTTTAGAGTGCGTTGAAAATAATGCCGATGCAGACGACACCCAGCATGCCGACAGCGATGGCAATATAAACCACAGCGGACAGCGGATTGACATACACAGCAAGCGCAAGTATAATGGCGATGACGGCGAAGATGATGAGAAAAATATCGAAAATTGTCTTTTTCATTTTTGGAACTATCTCCCTTTTCTTTATCTTTTGTACCTTTATTATAACAAAAATTTTTGGAAAAGTCAAGAGATAGAATTAGATGTACTACATCTAACTTAATTTTCTATAAATAAGGCAAATTACTCCGAGTGACTTTTCATCCCCATCCCAAGGGCATTACCACAAGGGCTTAGCTACTGAGTGTCTTTCTTTTTGCCTTATTTATAGAATTGAAAAGGGATTTTGTCAAGGGGATTTCAAATTTCTTTGAATTTTTTGAGCAACACCACAAGCCTGCGCATGGCTTCTCTTGCGGTCTCTTTTCTCCGTTTGGGACTTTACGTTTATCTTTCTCCCCTTGACACTTATATAATACTACTTATTTTATCTTTTGTCAATATCTTAAATTAGATGTAATACATCTAATTATGGAAAATGGGGAAAAATTCCCCATCTTCTCAATATTTATATTTATCAAGTCCGCTCATTTCAGCTTCTATGTCAGACAGCTCGTCAATGAAAACGACATCGTCAATGTCTTCAACGACACCATCAGACCACAGGTCTTCAAGGATTGTTAGTGCATCAGCATAATCCTCTGCGCCAATGAGGAAGCGGAAACCCTCGCTAATTTCTTCAAACAGAAAATTTCTCATTTTTTTTGAAAATCTCCTTTTCTTTTGTTTTTGTACCTTTATTATAAATGATAAATTCTAATCTGTCAATATGTGAAATTAGATGTGTCGTTTTAGAATTAGATGTAATACATCTAATTATTTTAGGAAAAAAGAGGACTATTTTAGTCCTCTCTCCCATCAAAAAACCATTTTACGGAAAAATCCTCGAAAACCCATTCTATGGAAATTCCGTCCTGAAACTCCCAAGAGCTTGCATACATTATGTAGCCGAGAGCCGCCTCAGCTTCTGCCGTGAGGTTCTGCTCGCAGATGTAGACTTCTATGACCTCACCACCATCGTCATAGATGTCGCCGAGGTAAGAAAACGGCGCGAGCATATCAAGTATTTCATCGTAAGTCATTTTTGGAAAATCTCCTTTTCTCTTAAATTCTGTAATCATTATAAACGATAAATTCCAAAAAGTCAATAGTACGAATTAGATGTGATACATCTAATTTCTAAAAAGGGAAAAAAACCCTTTTTAGTTTTATGACTTCATTTCATGATAAATAGTTTCCAGAATTTCGAAAAGTTCTGAATCATACTTGTAAGGAATTTCTATGCGATTAATATCCTCGCAATTTTTGAAAAAGATATGAACTACATTTGTGTAACGATTGACTGATACATTTCTGATTTCTTCACAGTTAATAATCTGATTTTCAAACTTTACTACTTTCATGATTTTATAACCTTTCCATAATTTCTATAAAATTTTTGTCAAAGGTTTTTCAGAAAATATTTCACTTTTCTGAAAATTGGTCTATTATTATTTAACTACTTAACCTCGTTATTTTGTACTCGGTACCGTTATTCTCGGTTCTCCCCTTTGACATAGACATATTATCACATATTTTAGGAAAAGTCAACGGAATAAATTAGATGTGATACATCTAATTAAAAAAAAGGAAGATTACTCTTCCTTTTTCTCCCAGTAGCGGATATATACGCCCTTGTGCGCATCTGCGTAGGCGCGAGCTTCCTTGTAGCTCGCATAGTGCGCGATGACCTTCGCGCCGCGCATAGCGTCAAAGCCCTTGCTCTCGTCGACAGTAACACCATAGATAGACATAGTAACTCCTTTCGAGGCGGCCGCCCTTTTGTCGGCTCCGTTCCTCATTGTCTGTATGATACCACATCCGGCGACAACTGTCAATAGACAGAATTAGATGTGATACATCTAATTCCACCACAAAAGAAGAAGGGGAGCTCAGCTCCCCTTCACCGCCCAGTAGCGGATATACCGCGAGCGGCTCTCGTCCGCGTAGGCGCGGGCGTCCTCGTAGCGCTCGAAGTGCGCGATGAGCTTCTCCCCGCGCATGACATCGAAGCCGCGGCTCACATCGACAGTAATCCCATAGATAGACATAGTAACTCCTTTCAGAGGCGGCGACCCTTGCCGTTCGCTCCGTCCCTCATTGTCTATATGATACCACATCGGGCGCAGTCTGTCAATAGGTGGAATTAGATGTGCCACATCTAATTCTTTAACGATTTAAATCAATGAAGTGCGAGACACATCTAATTCTTTAACGATTTAAATCATTAAAGTGTTAAAGTAAAAAGAGGGGAAGCTCAGCTTCCCCGAGGGGCGAGAGGGGCTTAGCCCCTCTCAAAGAACTCGTCCGCGGTCGGCAGGTCGAACAGAACGCTTTCGATGTAAGCGGCTATCGGCTTGGAAGCCTTGGGGCGGACGGTCTCGCTCACATAGAAGCTCTGAATGTGGAGGTGTCCGCGACTGTCCCACTTGGTGAACTGTCCGCGACCCGTGTAGCCGTTGAGGAACGCGACCCACTGCTCGCGCGTGAACACATAGCCCTGGCTTTCGGCGGGGAAATTGGGGTCAACGTTGGGGCAATAGATGACATACTGAGCCTTGTCGGCATTCTCAATCTCCCCGCAAGCCGACTTGACCTCGCAGGTGTAGCGCTTGCCATCCTTGGAAAAGCGGATGTCCTCAGCGCCCTGCCTCTTGACCTTGTAGCAGCGACGGCGGGAGATATACGAGCGCATAGCAAGCTCGAAAGCATCGCCAAAACGCCCCAAATCCGTAGCCTTACGAATGGAAAGCTCCTCGCGCATAATGGTGATAGTGTCAATCATTTGTTTCTTTCTCCTTTTCTTTTTGTTTGTTTTTGTCCTCGGGGTTTATCCCCTTGACGATTTTATATTAACATCTAACCGACATATAATCAAAGGCGATTATAGACGATTATAGCCGATTACACGCCATTATCCTTTGCTTTTCTCCGTTTTCCTTCGTTTTTCGCAGTTTTTCGCCTTTTTTCGCCTTTTTTGGACTTTTGGCTATATATTTTTTGTTATAGTGATTATAACTTTTTTTTTATTTTAGAAGGCGGGCGGGCATTTTGGGAAATAGTTAAACGCTTAACTTTTCAAAAACCGGGCCTGGAAAATTAGTTCCATGAAATCAAAATTCAATCTTAGTTCCACAAAATCAAAATTCAATTTCTCCTTTCGCGAAGCGAAAATTTGACTTCCCCCTAATTCCATGGTATAATATAATTAGAAGGTATAAAAACCTTCTAAAATCCTTCAGCGTATAAGAGGTCACAAAATGAAAAATAGATTAGACTTAGATTGGGGGCTCTCTACAGCCAAAGACCGAACCGCCTTTCTAACCGAGTATATAAATGAAGATATATTTGAAAAACGTCCGCCTAATGAAGACGAACTCGAAACAATGGCGAACTATTTACTGTGGGGACAAGACGAAGACGGACTAAATCCTGACCAACGAAAAGAAATTCAACTCCCTCGAAAAAACCAAACTTGGAGTGGGAAAGAACCCGAGTCATTAGAGGCCCTTTTGGAGAGTCCTACCTTTTTAGAAAGTGAGGTTTATAAGCTTGGGGCTGTCGCACCCAAGAAGACCCGCAACGTTTTCAGCCGCGAAGAACTCAAAAAGAAATTAAGTCCCGAAAGCTTAGAACCTTTTGAAACCCTTTGGGAAGAAATTGATAGGATTGAGATTTTAATTAACTTTTTTGAGATTTTTAAAGGGAAGAGGGAAAAGCCACCGAGAAAAGAACTTTTGGAGAGATTTTCTGAGGAAGAGGTTGAAACGTTTAAGGCACGAGCCGAACAACTCACTCAATTTAAGTTTTTAAAACTTAAGCATTTACTTGTGGAGTTAAGAAGAGAACAATATACGCTGAAAGACGCAGTATTGCCGCAAATTGTAAGCTATGGGGAGATTATTGCGCCCGACGAAGAAGAAACTTTTAATTTTGAAATTTTTCCGTTTGGTGAACAACAAGATCTTTTGTTTAGAGATTTTGGAGAGTTATTGCCGCAGAATTTTTCAGAAGAAGAACTTAAAACCATTTCAAGTTATTATTGGAAGAAAAAAGAAGATGAAAAACGTATACGGCGCGAAAGCACTTTCTACTTCGATTTTAGAGAACTAGAAATGGTTTATCAGTTACTGTTACAGCAGGAAGAACTCCGGGGTACAACAGAAATTAACCAAAAATTGTTGGATATATTACAGTATTATGTGCGCCAGGCTGACCTTCCTCCCATTCAAGAAAAAATTTTGGTTATGAAGATTAGAAGGAATAAGAACCAAGATATTGCGAACTTTGTGAATGGGGAGTTTGGAAAGAGTTATACGGCGAATTATATTAGTACGATTTTTCGACAGAAGATTATACCTGCAATTAATGAGGTTGCGGCCTATCATGAGAGGATAGTGGGGAGTCTATTTTTTGAAGAGGATTTTAAGACCTGCAGTGGATGCGGCCGGCTTTTACTGCGCGACCCCATCAACTTTGTGAGAAGAAGTCGTGCAAAAGATGGACTTAGCAACCATTGTAAGAAGTGTGATAAAGAAGAAAGAGAAAAGAAAAAGGGAGGTATTATAAAAGATGGCGAAAGATATTAAGGGATTTCAGCGCCAACTCCTCCAACTTGAACCAGTTGAATTTATTGGTGTCGCTCGCATTTTAGGGGTTCAATTGTTTGATGTGGAAAAGAATGAGCCTATGATGTTTGATGAGATTTTTGCGGACATGATGGAGAAATATGCGGGGCTATCGCGCAAACAAAGGCGGAACTTAGAACGTTTACTGCGCGCGGCCACTAAAAAGGAAGACGATTCAAATGATTAAAGGTGATAAAATACGCCCACCGCAGGACTTCTTAGTAAAGCAATGCGCGCGGTGTAATGGTAATTTTGGGCCTGAAAACTACACAAAAACAAAAAGTTGGTTTTATCCAGATGGATATTTGCCAGTTTGTAATGATTGTTTAAAGGCTTATTTACAGCACTATGATTTTGATTGGGCATATGTGAGTAAGATTTGTCAATATGCGGACATTCCTTTTGTTCCGACCAAGTGGGAGGAACTGCGAAAAGTGAATGGGGATGATGTATTTCCAATTTATGCGTTGGTTTTCTTTGGAGAAGAATTTGAAGACTTAGGATGGGGCGACTATTTTGAGGAGTTCAAACGTCTACAGCGCGAAAGCATTATAGAAGAGGAGTTACCAGAGTTAAGAGAAGAGAAGATTAGGAAGCTAAAGGAAAAATGGGGTCCAAACTATGATTATGATGCGCTGACTTATCTTGAAAATCTTTATAATGGTATTTTACAGACACAAAATGTGAATGGCGCCCTTCAAGGCGACCAAGCACTTAAACTTTGTAAGATTTCTTATGAGATAGATAATTGTATTAGAGAAGGAAGCGCTGTTGATAAATTACTTGCAAGCTATGATAAGTTAGTTAAAACAGCAGAATTTACGCCAAAGAATGTTAAGAGCGCGAGTGATTTTGACTCTGTTGGAGAGTTATTTAGATGGCTTGAAAAAAGAGGTTGGCGCAATCGCTACTTTGATGGAGTTACTCAAGATGTGGTAGATGAAACAATTCAGAATATTCAGAATTATAATCAGAGATTATATACCAATGAAAGTGGAATTGGTGATGAGATTACGCACCGAATTGAAAACCTGAAGGCGGCGCATGATATTGAGGAACAGGGATATTTTGGCGCCGACCGAGATGATTATGATTTGGATACTTATGATACTATCGGATATGATAATTTATTTAAAGATGAGGAAGAAGAAGAATTTAATACTGATTTAGGTGATGATTTAGATGTCTAAAAGAATTTTTAGAGAAAAGAGTTCTTTAGACAAGGAAATTCTCAAACGTGGACAGCGCGAGGGCATTGAAATTGATAAAGGTGCAGTTTTGACTACGCCATATTTGGAAGCCCATGAAGAGTTGTTTCGTAAATATGCGGAATTTTTTACGGCTTATCCAGATTTATTTTTGGATTTGATAAAGCCTGAGTCATCAAGTTTTACTCTTTTCTTTTATCAGAGAATTGTTTTGCGCGCGATTATGAGATTTAAAGAAGTTTATGTGGTTGCGTGCCGTGCGTTCTCAAAAAGCTTTTTAACTATTATTGCAATGTATTTGCAATGTGTATTTATTCCTGGTACTAAGCGATTTATTTGCGCCCCGGCTAAAAATCAGTCAGCGCAAATTGCTAAAGAAAAAATCTTTGAGATTTATAATAACTGGCCACTTTTGCGCCGAGAGGTAGTGGGCGGTGATATTACGGATACGCCAGGTAATTTTGGTAAGGACTACGTAACTTTAAAATTTAGGAATGGCTCACAATTCGACGTTGTTGGCGCCCTTGATAGCCAACGTGGCGGACGTCGTAATGGTGGTCTGATAGACGAGATACGCGACCATGATGAAGAAGCATTAAATGAAATTGTTTTGCCGCTTCTGAATGTTTCGCGCCGGCTTCCAGATAATACAGTTAATGAATGCGAGCCAAATCAGCAAACAGTTTTCTGTACTAGTGCGGGTAATAAAATTAGTTTTGCATATGATAAGTTAATAGATGTTTTTGAAAATGCAATTATTGACCCAAAGAATTCTTTTGTAATGGGTTGTGATTATAGGGTTCCAGTTCTTCATGGATTAATTGACCGCAACTTTATTAATAAATTAAAGAGTTCTCCGGCTTATAATGAAGAATCATTTGCGCGAGAATATCTCTCAATTTGGAGCGGTAGTTCAAGTGAATCCTGGTTCAATTATGATAAGTTACAAAAGTATCGGAAAATAAAAAATCCCGAAACGCACTTTTCTAATGGAGCTGGAGCAAAACAATTCTACATATTATCAGTAGACGTAGGTCGTCTTAATGACCAAACTGTCTGCTGCGTCTTTAGAGTTAATACTGTTCAAGGAAAGTATATTGCGACTTTAGTGAATTTATTTGTTCTTGGGCGCACAACTGAAACGAAGCCTTTTACGATTCAGGCGCGCGACCTCAAGAAGATTATAAGGCAATTTAACCCAAAAGAAGTTGTGATTGATACTAATGGTCTTGGTGTTGGTCTTGCCGATGAAATGATAAGGACTCAAATGGATGATAATGGTGAACAATTGCCGCCTTATGGATTTATAAATGATGAAGAATATAAGAAGATACAACCAAAAGATGCAGTATGTATTTTATATGGAATAAAAGCTAACGGACCTCTTAACTCACAAATCCATGGTAATGCTTATTCAAGACTTACAAGCGGTAAGGTTCGCTTCTTAATAAAGGAGCAAGAAGCAAAAAGTGCGCTTCTTGCAACAAAAGCTGGCCAAAAAATGACAACCGAGCAAAGAGTGAAACGTTTAATGCCGCACGAGATGACGACTCGTCTTTTTGAAGAAATGTCCAATTTGCGTTTACGGCGCGCGGGTGCTTCTCTTGATATTGTCCTTGAGCAAATTAATTCTCGTTATCCAAAAGATAAATATTCAGCATTTGCTTATGGTCTTTGGCGTATTAATGAACTTGAAATTGAAGAATATAAGCGTGTTCAACATCGAACTGGTGTGCGTAAACTAATTTTTTACACAGGAGGAAGATAAATGGATGAACAAGTTGTAACTAGGGATTTATCCTCCTTTACAAAATCAATTAACCAGATGATTTCAACCAATTCACAATCTTATTCAAATCGTTATCATACATATACAGAAAGAAGCGTACAATATACTCATACTGAAATTGAAAATATTGTAAATGGTAATTCATTAGAAGCAAAACAGAAATTATCCCGCGATTATTTTAACAAGGACGGTTTATATAAGCGGATAATTATCTACTATGCAACTTTATTAAAATATCTTGGGGTATTGATACCTAATCCAAGTTTTGGGCAAGAACTCTCCACTTCTCACCTAAAAAAGAGATATTTTAATGCGGTTAATTTTGTAGATAAAATAAAACTGCCTATCCTTGCAACTAATTGCGCCATTAAAGCTTTAGTTGAAGGCTGTTATTTTGGAATTTTCCAAGTAACAGAAAATGGGAATGTCTATGTAATTGATTTACCGACTTCCTATTGCCGGACTCGTTTTAAGGACCTCGAGGGTAATGATATAATTGAGTTTAATGTAAGTTATTTTGACAAGATAATTGACGAAGAAGAAAGAAAACTTTTCTTATCGGCTTATCCAAAAGAGATACAAGCCGCATATAAAAAGTGGAAGAAGGGAAAATTAAAAAGTCCGTGGATATTTTTATCTACGGAAATGACAATTTGTTTTCCATTTTTCTTTGAAGGCGGCCCGCTCTTCTTATCCATCATTGATGATATAGAGAAGTATAAGGACGCTGTGGACGACGAAATTGAACGTGACCTTGAAGAAATTAGGAAAATAATTGTTCAAAAAATCCCGCATCTGACTGATGGTCGTCTCGTATTTGAGCCACCTGAGGCAGAAGAAATGCATAAGGGCGCAGTTGGAATGTTGAAGTCAAATCCGAACATTAGTGTTTTAACAACCTATGCGGATGTTGAGGCTATTGTTTCTAAGACTTCTTCCGACAATGTCCATAATAATTTGGATAAGATGTTACAAACTGTCTATAGTGATAGTGGTACAAGTAGTCAGATTTTTTCTTCAACTGGTAGTTCTACTTTAGAGACTTCTGTCAAAAATGATGTTGCGATGATGATGGTTTTTGCCAACAAAGTCGCCGCTTTCGTTACTTTCCTTGTCAACAAACTTTATTCAAACTCAAATATAAACTTCAAATATTCCATTCTTCCTATAACTTATTATAATGAGAAGGAATATTTAGAGATGACCTTTAAAACTGCAAGTTCTGGTTATAGTTTAGTGTTGCCGGCGCTTGTGTTTGGTCTTACTCAGAAAGATTTAATTAATATGAAAGATTTAGAAAATGATGTTTTAAACCTGAAATCAAAATTAATCCCGCCGGATTCATCTTATACACAAAGCGGCACAGGTAATCCGGTTGGCCGGCCAAAGGTAGCAGAAGAAGAAAAGTCTCCGAAAACTTTGGCAAATGAAAAATCATTAGACAATCAAACTGAAGGAGGCTCTGATTGATGGATGAAGAAAAATTAATTAGAGAGTTCCCTGTGACTGTCTATGGTAACTTAACCAAATATTCAGATACAATTTCAAAAGCAAGAGTTAGAATTTTTTATCGTGGGTCTAATAGGAATGGTACTTATATTTCTGACGAGTTTGCGGAAAAGCTTTTAAGCACTATTTCCTATTCTCCGATAAAAGGTATTTTTGAAGAGTCAGAGGACGATTTTTCGGACCATGGAACTGAAAGAGACTTAGGCCGCATTTATGGTATTGTGCCCGAAAGCCATAATTTTGCTTGGGAAAAGTTTGTAGATGATGATGGAGTAGAAAGAGAATATGCCTGCGTGGATGTTTTACTTTATACTTCTCTTTATAAAGAAGCTCAAATGATTCCTGGCAAGTCTCAGTCTATGGAACTTTATGCTCCCTCAATTAAAGGTAGCTGGGAAATTATTGAAGGTAAAAAACTTTTTAAATATACTGAAGGTTACTTTTTAGGTTTACAAGTCCTTGGAGACAAAGTTGAGCCTTGCTTTGAGGGTGCCGCGTTTTTCAGTTTATATGAAAATTTTGTTAAGTTAACAAAAGAACTGGAAAAGTTTGGTTATATGTTATCAGGAGATAGAGACGAAGGAGGACAGAAAAAAATGGAAGTTAATTTCAAGCTTTCTGACTCTCAGAAGTATAATGCTATTTTCGCTCTCTTAAACAACACTTACGAGGAAGATGGCGGCTGGGTTATTACCTATACTATTTGTGATGTTTATGATGAGTATGCAGTTTGCTACAATTATGAGCATCAGCAGTATGAGAGAGTTTATTACACCAAAGATGATGCTAGTGATTCTTTAGTCCTTGGTGACAGAGTCCGTTGCTTCATTGTTGATGTGACAGAAAGTGAATTAAACGCGCTTAACGCGTTAAAAGACCTCAATGGTGGCAATTTTGAGCGCATTGATGAAAATTATGCGAAAATTGCTGAATATGAGCAGAAAATTGAAGAGTTAAATAATTCTGTTTCTACTTTAGAGCAGGAAAAGGGAGAGTTTACTTGTAAGTTAGAGGATAACGCTCAAACCATCGAGACTCTTCAAAATGAAAACGCGGCTTTAAATTCTTATAAGGCTGAGATTGAAAAGGCCGAAAAGGAAAGCATTATTGATTCCTATGCTAATCTCTTGTCGGAAGATACTCTTGATTCTTTCAGAGAAAAAATCGATGAGTATACTGCTGTTGAGTTAGACAAGGAGCTTGCTTATGCCTTAAAGCAAAATAACTTCTCCGCTTTTAAGAAGGAAGAGGCTCCCGTTGTAATTCCTAAGGACAATCCCCCAACTGGAATAGAGGGTATTTTATCCAAATATAAAAAATAATAACTGGAGGTTTATGAAATGGCTATTAATAGATTAGCGAAGGACGGCTATGGTCAGTTAGAGCTGAACCAAGTTGCCTTCCGTCGTGATGGCCGCATTGAGGCGCAGTGCGCTTTAGATGCTACCGATTTTGCTTCCGCTCCTGCGGAAAATGGCATGATTCTTTGCGTTGACAATGTCAGCCGCACCATTAAGCTGCCGACTTCTGCCAATATTGCGAAGTATCCCCTTGCCCTTAATTATTCTGCTGAGCACCTCTATGACGAGCGTGCGCTCGGCCTCAAGAACTTCAAGCTGGGTCTGAATGACTTCTATCCTCGCTTAGGTTATCTTGACATTGGTGATAAGTTCACCACCAATACTGTTTGCTATGACACTTCTGACTTTGCTGATGACGACGCCCTTAAGACCGCGTATGCTGCCGTTGGCACCACTCCGCTTTATGCTGTTCCTTATCAGGATGGCTATTGGCAGATTGTTGATACTCAGCCGCAGTCTGGTCTCTATTGCTCCGTCGTGACTGGCACTGGCGCCGGCTCCATGCCTGATGGCCAGTATGCCATTAAGCTGCAAGTCATCTCTCGTGTCTAATTTTTGAGAAGGAGGTAACAATAATGGCTGCTACAATTGCTGAAATTAAAGAATTAGCTCTGCACGCTGCGAAGCGTACCGCTCCTGCCACCTTCTCCGTTGACCAGGTTGATGCGGCTTTAGCTGATAGCTTTAAGGAGCTTGCTGGTAATATTAACCAGTTCATGAAGAATCGTTATGATATTTATCAAATTTTAATCGAGACCGTTGATGAGGTTGTTCCTAACCGCGTTATTGATGCTGTTGGCATTTTTGCTGATGTTCGTCAAGTGGGCCAGGGCGACAAGGTTCTCTTTAAGCAGGCTGTTGGTAAGACCCGCGCTAAGAAGTTCTTAACGACCGTTGGTCTTTCTGGCGTGTATGAGACATTCCGTCTTGATACGACCACCTTTGAGCTGCCCATCCGTGCGATTGGCGGTGCTTGCACCCTCGACTTTGAGCGTATGCTTGATGGCGCTGAAGTTATGTCTGAGTTCATGGAAGTCATGACCGATGCTCTGACTGATTCCATCTATCTCGAGGTTCAGAAGTGCCTGCGCGCTGCTGTCAACACTATTAAGCCGACCGCTAACAAGGTTGTTGGTTCTTGGAATGCTGACCAGATGGTTCGCCTTTGCAACATTGTTAAGTCCTATGGCCAGGGCGCCACGATTTTTGCGCCGCCCGAGTTCATCGCTGCGATGGGCCCCGATGCTATAGTTCCTGTTGCGACCGGTACCGGCCAAGGCATCTATCATCCTCAGGATATTGAGCGTATCCACTATCAGGGCTACATCAATATCTTCCGTGGCAATCCCGTTGTGTCCTTCCGTCAGTCTTATGTTGACGATGAGAACACCAAGGTCGCTATTGACCCGCAGTTCGCTTACATTCTTCCGACTGGCGGCGAGCGCATAGTCAAGGTTGTTCTTGAGGGCCAGACCCAGGTTTGGGATTGGACCAATAAGGACCAGTCCATGGAGATAGACTTCTACAAGAAAATCGGTGTTGGCATCCTTGCTACCCGTAATTGGGCTATCTATCAGAACACTGCTATCACCACTCCGGTGTACGGTGGCTAAGTCCTACGGTATATAAAAAAGTGGGGAAGGGGATTTCCCCTTCCCCTTTTTTAAAATAAAAATTTTTGAGTGAAAAGGAGTATGAAAAAATGGAAAACAAGCAAGTAGTTTTAACTAGTACAATTGACGCTTTTGTCAATGTTGATGTGCCAGAGTTACGTCTTAAGAGACTTTGGGAGCGCAAGGGCGCGAAGAAAACCATTCCTCTTGATGTACTGAGAGAGGCTTTTTATGAGCCAAGTGTTGAGTATTTACTGCGGCAGGGTATCCTTTATATTGATGATTTAGATGTTAAGATTGAGCTTGGCCTTGAGGAAGAGTCCGCGAGAGAACCTAATGCGAAGCTTAATATTCAGATATTAAAGGACGAAGATATAAATCGTCTTTTAACTGTTGTTCCTATTTATGATTTTAAAGATAAGCTGAAGGATTATACGAAGGAACAGATTCAAGAAATCGTGGATTATGCAATAGCGCATGATTTTACTAACTTTGATAAATGTGAATATTTAAAGGAGCTTAGTGGTTTTGATATTATCAGAACTGTTCAGTTGAATCACCAAGATAAAGAGGGGGAATAATAAATGACTCCTTATTGGAAGGTCTATGAGGCCTTTCTTGCAAAAACTCTTGAAGATGAATGGGGTCAATGGATGCCAGAAGAAACAGAAGCAGATTTACAAGCTATACTGAAAGGCGCGATTCCCTATTTTAAGTTTCCAAGAGTTAGTTTAGAAAGAGATGACCGCGGTTTTATTGAAGACTTGAATAATGAAGAAATTCAAATTCTTGCGACTTATATGAAGTGTGAATGGTTAAATCGGTCTATTATGACTTGGGAGAATGTAAAGCCGCTTTATGAGGAAAGAGACTTCTCTCAAGCAAATTTATTGGACAAATTAAAAAGTACCTTGGAATACGAGCGACTTAATGCCGCGCGCCTTGAAGGTTTTTATTATCGTTCAATAAAAGGGCAGTCTTATAAATATAGTAACTTGGCAGGAAGCACTTGATGACTTATGTTGAGTCTATAAAAGAAGGCTATTATAATAAACTTCGTAATAAACTCTTTGGGTTACTTTGTGAATTTGAAAAAGGTAGAGAATGGGAGAAGTTCTTAGACTCTATTTTAATTGAATTAATGGGGTTCCCAGATGAGGAAAAAACCATTAATTATTTCACACTTTTTTATAAGATTTCAACCTTAAGATATTTGAAATATGAGTATTTTCGTTCAACAATTTTTGATTGTATGGATTTATTAGGCAAGGAGGGATAATATGGATAGGAAACCTCCGGTTGGCTATTATGATATTTATCTAAAAAGATTAAATAGATATGGGTTAAATTATCAAGAAAGAACTCAAAAGAAAAGAGAACGCGAGTTTGAGGATTATATGCTTAAAAGCGTTTATCTAATTGAGTTTGAATATGATGATGAGACCCATCCAGGCATTTTTGAACGATATAAACAAGATGAAACTGAAACTTTACATTATCTTTTAACGCGCACTTCTCTTAATATGCCGAATGGTACGATTTTAATGTTACCTAACAAAGACGATATTAAACAGCCTTGGATGATTTGGTATCTAGAGAGGATTAAAGCTAGCGGATATAATCGCTATATTATGTTAAGGATGACCCATTTTCTTACTTGGACAAGTAGGGATAAGGTTACAAGAACTTCTTGGGCATATATGTATGGTCAAGAAAATAATATGTTAAAAGATGAGCTACAATCGCGCAGCCGTATGGATACGCGATATACCGAAAATTTAAAGCTAAGTTTCTTTGTTATGCCTACTACTCCATATTTAAGAAAAGATGATTATTTAGAAATTGGTGAAGGACTTTTACAAGAGTCATATCGTGTAACCGGTTATGATATTCAATCTTCTGCGGGAGTTGAATATGTAAGTGTTGACCCAATTTATAAATATGATTTAACTCCTCCACCTGAGCAAACACCTGAAGATAATCCAGAAGATTTCTATTGGTTAAATGGAGGTGGGTCATAATGGGAGTTAGAAATTGTCGAGATATAGGCGAAAATCTTCAAAAGATTGTAACTCGTTTAATGGCTAATGATAAATTAGTTAATCTGCTTTATTTTACAGATAAAGACCCACTTTCTCATAATCCTTTACAAGAGGGAGAAAAGAGAGACCTAATCTTTGATAAGCTTATTAAAATTGTCCCACGACTTGGCGCTGAAGAGAAAGAATTAGCAACTTCTATAATTTCTATCCGTGTTGTGCGCGGGCGCCAGAATAGTGAAAATAGTGAATTTAAGGATATGATAATTGAAGTTGAGACTTTTGTTCCTTTGACTCAATGGATGATTAAAGATTCTAATTTGCGGCCTTTTGCTATTATGGGCGAAGTTCAAGAAAGTCTTAATGGTAAGACTATTAATGGACTAGGAAAAATGGTTGGTGGAGATTTTGACTTAAACTTTTTGTCTGAAGAAATATCTTGTTATGTGCAGATGTTTTATCTAACAAGTTATGAGTAATGAAACAACCTTTTTAGGGCTTCCTAAGGATTTTCATCATAAGTTTTTAATTTATCCGCCTACCGTTAAACAAGTTGTTGGCAATCCTAAATTCTCTCAATATAAGACATTATTAACCCTTTCTCAAGAAGAATTAGAAGATGTCTTCATTAAAAATAATAAAGAAAAAGGGTTTAATGATTATGATAAGTTTAAAGTTCCTACACCTTTTGAATATTTATTTGCTAATAGTTATCATAATAAAGAAGTAGAAGAAATTGCTAAAGAAGCCTTCTATTTCTTTACAAAGCAAGAAATAACTTTTTTATTTGAAAAAGGCTTGATTTTAATTGGTAATTTAGAAGATGAATTAAAAAGAGTTAATGGTAATGTGGATGCATTAGTCTTTTTAAAAGAAGAAGAATTTTTTGAGTTTCAAAATGAAATTCGGAATTGTCTTGGAGAAGATAAAGTAGACCCACCTGACCCAACGCTTCATCCTAGGGCGCGCCGCATGAAAGCACTTGCGCGCTATAGAGACAAGATAAAAGCTCAAAAAGGAATGGGAATTAATTTAGAGACAACTTTGGTTTCAATTTGCTGTATGGGAATTGGAATTACTCCACTTAATATTGGAGAGTTAAGCTATGCGTCATTAAGCGAAATAATGCGTCGATATCAAGAGAAAGAAAAATATGAGATTGATATCCGAAGCTTACAAGCTGGCGCAGATTCAAAGAAAATAAAACCAAAATATTGGATTAGGAATTTAGAAAACAAATAAATAATTAGGAGGCCATAAAAGAATGAATATTCTTGATAGATATGGTATTAAAGAGGTCGCTGACGTTACCTTCTATGACTTAAATGCTGATGGTACTCCGAAGCATCCTGTTTTATACCTGGACACCTTAAAGGTTACGACTATCGAGCAGACCGCCGAAGAGACTGAGGCCCGTGGCGGCAAGGGTAATGCGGCCCTTATAGCTTGGGACTATGGTAAGGAGATTAATGTTAGCATTGAGGATGCGCTGTTCTCTGCGAAGTCCATGGCTATCATGTTTGGTAATGGTACTGTTGCTGAGTATCTGACCACCACTGGTAATGATGCCTATAACGCCTTCATTATGAAGACCGAGCAGTTTAATCCGACTGGCACTACAGTTCCCACGAATGGCGGTTCTGGTTATAGCGATACTAGCGGTTGGAAGGCTAAGTTTGAGGCTCCCGATGGCAAGCTTTATACCAAGTATAATCCGAAGTTCTATGATGCCAATGGTAATGTTGCTACTGCCTTTATTGTTGGTCAGACTTACTTCTGCACCTATGATATAAAGGTCAACGGCGCTGTTATTGAGATTTCTGCTAACAGTTTCCCTGGCACCTATTATGTCACTGGCGATACCTTTGCTCGTGCCGAGGCTTCTGGTAAGGATGAGTTCTTCCAGTTTATTATCCCCAAGGCTAAGGTTCAGTCCGAGAACACCATTACGCTTGAAGCCGAAGGTGACCCCTCTGTCTTCAACATGAACCTGAAGGTTCTGCGTCCTGCGGACGGCATTATGATGAAGCTTGTTAAGTATGACCTGGCTGAGACTGGTACTGATAAGGCTGCTGAAGACCTTACCATTTATCACAACCACTGGTTAGACGTTCCTGCTACTACGGCGACTCAGGATGCCGAGTATCAGACCGACGATACCTGAGTAAAAATTTAATTTCGTTGAAAATGGGTGGATGGCCGGCGCTGTCCACCCTTTTCTTTTAGGAGGAACAAATGGAAAACGAGTTCTCACTTAAAGAATTGTATGAAGTGTTCTTAAAAACTACTTATCCTATGGAGATTGCAGGAAAGCAGTTTCAAGAGGGAGAAAACCTCTGCATATTTGATAAAATTCAAATAGCAAGTTTTAATGAGAGAAAGGAAGTTGTTACCGCGCACGGCGGCTTTGAAGATAGAGACCGAGTTTTTTGGGAGACAACCAAAGAAATTGATATAGATTTTTCTCAAGGAATTTTTAATAGTTTACAGTTTGCTCTTTTAAATAATTCAAAATTATTAAGAACTGTTGACAATACTGCTTTGAGAATTCCTATTAGAGAAAAAATTGAGAGTAATAGGCAAAAGAAAGTTATTTTAACAAAGGTACCTTGCGCACATACTGAGGTTTTCTTTTATGATGCACAGACGGGTGAAAGAGTAAATTTAACTTTTGTTCAGGAAAGAGCATATGAGGCGCCAACTGCTTTTAAAGAATATATTTGTGATTATTATTATGATTACGAAAATGGCGCGCAGTATGTTACAATAGGAAATAGAATGATAAATGGGTTCCTTCGCTTAGAAGGAAAAACGCGAGTAAAGGATGATATTACAGGTAAAACTAGAACCGGAATTATAGAAATTCCTAAATTAAAATTAATGTCTGGTTTATCTATGAGATTGGGGAAAAATGCGAACCCTGTGGTGGCTAATTTTAGAACCTTAGCTGTGCCAGTTGGGGCGAGAGAAAGTAGTTCTGTAATTAATCTCTATTTCCTCAATGATGATATAGATAGTGATATGTAAATAGAAATCAGCATTAATTTTAGATTAATGCTGATTTTTTTTATTGGAGGGAATAAGATGGCTGATAAAAAGTTTAATATCACATTTGATGTTGATGCTAATATTACGCCAGTAAAGAATGCGATAAGCGGGCTGCAAAGCGCACTTAGTAAGATTAATATACCCGAGAATTTTAAAAAGGGATTAACAGATACTTTTACCAAATTAGATAATGAAATTAAGAATTTTGAGTCTATTGCTAGTAAGGGATTTACTAATCTTGCGGATGTCAATAAGGCCGAAAAGTCTTTTGATAGAGTTACAGATTTACTAAGTAAATTAAGAACTGAAGCTGCGCGATTAAAGGGAGTAGATCCAAACAAGTTATTACCGAAGGAAACGATTGATAAGACCAAAGCTTTACATTCTGAATGGGTTAAATTAAAGGCCGCGATGGATAAAGGTTTTGGTAATACTGCAGAAATTGCAAAGCAAAATCAAGAGTTAGATAAACAAAACAATAAATTAGAAGAACTTCAAGGTAAATATAATGACCTCGCCGCGGCGAATAAAACTATGGGTGCGAGAAGAGGAACTTTATCTCAATCCTTAGATGCTGACACAAAAAAGGCTACAGAGCTTGTTGCAAGAATGCAAGAGCTTGAAAAAGTCAAAGGTGGTAACAGAACTGCTGAATATAAACAATTAAGTGGCCAGTTGGAAGTTTTAAATGGTAGCATTAAGCGAAATCAAACTGAATATGATAACTTAGGTAAAAAAATTAATGAGAATAAAACAGCAATGGCTGGTTATTCTACTCAAATCACTTCAACTGGAAATACTATATCTCAGATTACTGCAACAATAGAACAGTTAAAATCTGCGGCGCAACAGACTCCTGAAGGTTTAAACCAGTTAAGAGAAAAACTCGCAGAGGTTAAAGGGGTTAATTTAAACGAAATTCCAACTGATATTGATGCAATTGGCAGAGAAATTCAAGATTTAAATGTTGATCAAGTTCGACAATTAACTCAGTCAATAGATGGATTAGAACCGCCATTAAAAGAAGCTACTAATGCCACTCAAGGCTTAGGCAATGCAATGGACACAGCCTCTGGTCAAATGCGTGAAATGACCGCCAGAGAGAAAGAAATTGAACAACTTGCAAATCGAGTAAAGTATTTCTTCTCAATTGGTAATACTGTCCAACTTTTTAAACGAGCTGTTAAATCTGCTATTAATACAGTTAAAGAACTTGATGAAGTAATGACTCAAGCCGCTGTGGTTACTAAGTTTGATGTCAGTGGTATGTGGGCTCAATTACCTGAGTACACGAAGCGCGCGAATGAACTTGGTGTCACGGTTAAGGGTGTCTATGAAGCTTCAACTCTGTACTATCAACAGGGTCTTGAAACTGAGCAGGTTATTGGAGTTACAAATGAAACTCTGAAAATGGCTAAGATTGCTGGCCTTGACTATGCAACAGCAACTAACTATATGACTTCTGCCCTTCGTGGGTTCAACATGGAAGTTAATGAACTTTCTGCACAGAAAGTTAACGATATATATTCTCAGTTAGCGGCGAAGACGGCATCTAATGTCGAAGAAATTTCTATAGCTATGTCTAAAGTTGCTCCTCTGGCACATAATGCTGGTATGGAAATTGAGACAACTGCTGCAATGCTTGCTCAGATGATTGAGAAGACTCGTGAAGCACCTGAGACTCTCGGTACTGCTATGAAAACTGTTATAGCACGCTTCCAAGAGTTAAAGAAAGACCCCGCGCTTATTGAGCCAGTTGATGGTGAAATGGTTGATGCTAATAAGGTTGAAACTGCACTTAATACAATTGGTGTTGCATTAAGAGATACAAGTGGCCAGTTTAGACAATTAGATGAGGTTTTTCTTGAGATTTCACAAAAATGGGATACTCTTGATGTTAATACACAAAGATATATAGCTACAATTGCGGCTGGTTCTCGTCAGCAATCTCGTTTTATTGCTATGATGGCTGACTACGCAAGAACTACAGACCTTGTTAAATTAGCCAATAATTCAGCTGGAGCAAGTAGCGAACAGTTTGAAAAGACTCAAGCTTCATTAGCAACAGCTTTAAATAGATTAAAGAATGCTTGGGACCAGTTTGCAATGGGTCTGGCTAATAATGAAGTTATTAAAAAGGTTATAGATTTAATTACTGGATTTATTAATATTGTTAATAAGGCTATTGATACGATTTCTCGTGGAAATAGTATCGTCAAGTCTATTCTTAATCTTGGTGCTTTATTGGGTGGAATTAAATTAGCAAAAGCTGCTTTTACTGGATTTTTTAATTGGTTACTAAAAGGAAGTAAATTAATTGGAGCTGAGGCTGGAGCCAGTTTTGGTGCGAATATTAGAAAATCATTAAAATCATTAGAAAAGGCCTTTGCTAAAACAACTTGGGTTGGTCCAAACTTAACTGCAGCTAGAGTTGAGGTACAAAAATTAGCTGCGGCTGATTTAACTACGGCAGATGCACAAGATAGATTATCTGCTGCGCAAGCAATATATAATAGGTTATTAAAGGAATCAATATCTGGTTTAACGTTGACTAATGCTCAACAAGCCGCCGCTAATACGTTAATTGGTATGGGTGTTGATGAAACGTTAGCTCAAGCCGCTGCACTTAGCGGACTTACAAAAGAAGAAGTAGATGAAATTATAACCAAGGGAATTAATAATAAAGAAACAGAAGAACAAATAACAGCAAGATTAGTTGAAGTTGCAACAATAAAAACAGAAGCCGGAGCAGAAGCTGGTTTAATTACTACTCAAAAGATGGGTATTTTAACTAGATTAAAATATATAGGTCTTTTAATATTTGGTACTAGAAAACAAAGAGAAGACGCCTTTTCTAAATTAGGAATGGCTGGGGCGACTGCTACAGCCACAGCAGCTCAAGAAGCTTTTAATGCATCTCTTTATGCTTGTCCGATAGGCTGGATTATTGCTGGTATTTTAGCATTAGTTGCTGCAATGACTATATTGGTAGTTCTTGTTGCTAAGAAATTTTCACTTACAGAAAAAATGAAAAATGCTGCAAAAGAAACCGATGCGGCAAAAGAGTCTGCTAATGAAGCCAAGCAAGCATATGATGATCTTTTAGGTGATAATGAAAAATATGATGAATTACAAAAGACTTTAGAAGATTTAACATATGGTACTATAGAATGGAAACAAGCTTTAGTTGAAGTAAATAATCAGGTTTTAGAATTAATTAATAAATATCCAGCTTTAATTAAGTTTTTAGAAAGGGGCCAATTTGGACAGTTACAAATTAGTGAGGCTGGTTGGGATCAATTAATTAAAGAGCAAGAAAATACTATGTTAAATACTCAAGGAGCTTTAACTCTTGCTCGTAGCAAGGAATTTGAATATCAAGCCCAAAAAGCTTTACAAGATGCCAAATCATTAGCTATTTATACTTCATCTACTGTTACTGGAGGAAATGCTCCTGTTGCCTCTTATACTAGCATTTTTGATGAAGATACTTTTAATTATGTTAAAAAATTAGTAGATGAAGGTCAAGTTAAAGATTTTGCGGATTCTGTAAAAAATGCCGGAATTGCTAGTCTTTTATCTGCTGAAGAAATTGAAGATTTAGGACAAGCTTTAATTAATTATAGAAATGTCGTAATTGATACAAATAATAAAATAAATAGTAGTTTAGAAGCTTTCTTTATAACTGCTATCTCTGCTGATAAAAGCACTCTTTTAGGTGGATCTGCTGGTAATATAGCACACGCTTTTAGTAAAAAATATTCTACAAATAATGAAAGGAGTATTCAAGAAAAATCTGAAAGTATTTATAAAGATGATGGTTACGCAGAATTTCGTCATAATGAATATTTCCAACAATTAGCGGCGAAGTATGATGTTTCTGCTCAAATGGTTGGTAAAGATCTTGAAGATTTGCAGACATTATATAAAGCAGTAAAAGGAGTAGAGACCATACCTCAAGAAATAGAAAAAAATAAACGAGCGCTTGCTAATGCAATAGCAGAAGTAGAATTATCAGAGGTATATACAGAAGCTATTAATAAATTTACAGATCAATTTATAACCTTATCTAATAATGAGCAAGAAATTTTAAACCTTGTAATGTCTGAGGGTTTAAATTATATAGATAAAAATCCTGAGTATTTAGGAGATTTTTATAAAAAGAATCAAGAATTATTGGATCAGTTATATGGAAGTAAAGAGGGTTTTGTTCATGCATGGACCGAAGCGGTAGAAAATGGAAAACAGGAAATTGCAGAAGCAAAAGCAAAACTAATTGATACTGGTATTTTACCAAATGCAGATGAATTATTTGGAAAAGGATTAGATGCTGGCGCGATTTCTGGTCTTTCAGAAAATTTAATAAAAGTTTTTGAAGTATCTGGTACTGAAGCTGCTTCTACTTTAGCTAATTCTATTCAAGATATAGTAAATCAAATTAGTAATCCAGAAGATGCTGCGAAATTTGCAACAGTATTAAACAGTATTGATTGGTCAAAAACCGAACAAATTGAAGGATTAAGCGATAGTTTAAAAGAATTAATTACTTCTACGGACCTTTCTGAAGAGGACTTAAATGAATTAGAAAATCAAATGATTCTTCTTGCTAAAGCTACTAGGACAGTTGATTTAGAAAAAGTTGCTGATCAAATAAAATCATTAAGTAAAATTCAATATAATATTAAAAATGGCGAACAAAAGGGGACTTTTTCAGAAGAAGATTATAAAACTTTAATTGATGCTGGAGTTGCTAGCGCAGGAGATTTTGTTTACAATTTAGCAACCGATTCTTGGGATTATATTGGCGGCTCAATGGAAGAGCTAAATATTGCATTAGATAATAACACAAAGGCTTTATTAGGACAAGAAGATTTAGAGCGTGGTATTGAAATATCTAAGGCGGCAAGGCAAACTATTGAAGAAGTAGATACTGTTAATTTTAGTGATGCCACTAGCTTAGGAAACGCTTTAGGGACATTTTTAGAAAAAACTGGAGGGAATAATGGAATTGTCTCCGAAGATTGGTTAAAATATAATCAAGGAGATGTCGATGCATTAGCTGAAAAATGGCGTGAAGTGGTTGGCGAAGCTGTTATGCTTGAAGACAGAGAAAATAAACTTTCTGATGTCATAAGAACAGGTGAGGTAACTCGCGCGCAGAATAATAGTATTTCTTCTAATGTTACTAGAGCAATGGAAGCTACTGGTGGAACATTATCAGTTGAAAAAACTCCTATGATATTTGGTGCAAGTGAATATACTGATGCATTATTGGCACAAGGGAAGGCTTTAGAAGTAGACCAAGAACTTCTTGACAAATTTAATAATAGTTTAAAGGAAGGACAATGGAGCTATGCAGGTCTTTATGCGCAACAAATAGCTAATATTGCCGCGACTTATGAAGAAGCAAAAGCAAATGAAATTGATATTGAAAGTGTTAAACAGCTTGCTGATTATTACATAAAAAATGGGACTCTTACTGAAGAACAAATTGATGAAGCAAATAAATTAGCTTTGGCTATTTTAAAACAAAAACAAGGTCTTGAATCTTTATCAGATAGTTATGAAACTTGGTCTAATAATATTCGTACTATGGATAAAAATTCTGATGAATATCGGGATTCTGTAGAAGGTATGCGGAAGGCTATTAAACAATTAACTAATACTTCTAAAGACTTATCAGATGAATTTTTAACTAACGAAGATACCCTACAAATGGTTCAAGATGTGTTAGATGGAACAGAGGGTTCTGTTGAAAAATTACAAAAAGCTATTGGGCAAAATTTTCTTGATGGCTTAACTTTTAGCGGAGACCCGCAAGCTCTAATAGACGGTATTTTAGCCTATAATCCTGAAATTGAAATTGGAACTACCATTAATAATAATGAATTTTTAAACGGCTTATATGATATGATGATAGATGCTGATGCTACTGTTGCGCAAATTCAAGATTTGTTTAATGCATTAGGATGGGATCCAGAGTTTCAACAAGTTCCAATTCAATCTGATGCAGTACAAGATCAATTAATTGAGTATCAAGATCCTTTTACTGGTGAGACAAAAACTTATAAAGTTAGTGCTGAAGAAGCCGCAGCTGGATACATAACAGTTCCTACTCCAAAAGGTAAATCGCATAATTTTACTAAAACTGGTTTTGATGCAAAGTCTCTTGCGTCTACTTTGAATGGAGGCGGAAGTTCTAAAAGTGGCGGAGGTGGAGGAAGTAATCCCGAATGGGAGAACCCATATGACAGACTTTATAATTATCTTAAAGAAATAAATGGTCAGCTCCGCATCCGTGAGCAGCTTGAAAAGCGTTATCAACGTCTTCTTAATACCCATGCTGAAACTGGTAAACTTCTTAAAGAAAATATAGATAATCAGATTGCTTCTCTTCAAGAACAAAATCGTTTACAAAAAATTATTAGTGATGAGCGTTTAAAGGATATAAGAAAAATTCAAGCTGAAAATACTGACCTTAATAAATATGCCTATTTTGATGAAACGATTGGAGTTGGCGGCGAAGTTCAAATTGATTGGGATTTAATTAATGAAGTCGACGCTGCAAACGACGAAGAGCTTGGAAAACGCATTGAAGACTATATCAGCAAAATGGAAGAATGGGCAGACTCGCGCCATGAAGCCATTGATGCAATTGAAGATAATACTGATGCAATTATTGAGTTGCGCGAGACTGGCAAAGAAGAATATAAAGATCTTGAAGACCGCGCGCTTGACGCTATTATTAATCATCAACAAAAAATAATTGATGAGCAAGAAAAACTCAATGACGCAATTACTGAAGCTAATGAAGCTTTAACTGATGCAATTTCTAAAAACATTGAGAAAATTCGCCAAGACCGTCAAAACCAAGAAACTGAGACTTCTCTTGCTGAGAAAGAGCGTCGTTTAGCTTATCTGCGTCAAGATACAACAGGTTCTAATGCAGTAGAAATCAAAAAGTTAGAACAAGACCTTGAGAAAGAGCGTCAAAACTACACCGATAGTTTAATTGACCAGTCTCTTAATGACCTAAAAGAACAAAATGATGCGGCCGCGAAGCAACGTGAGAAACAAATTGAATTAATGCAGTCACAACTTGATTGGCAAACTGAAACTGGTTATTATGTAAATCAAGTTACTGAAATGGTTCAGAAGATGGTTGCTAAAGGTATAATTGATGAAACTGACCCATTATATGCATTACTTCAAGAAAATGAAGCTTATTATGAAAAGACTAATGCTTCTCGTCAAGAGTGGTTTGAAGAATTGAAGAAAACAATTGCAGAAGCTTATGTCTATCAAGAAAATGGCGGCACTGATAATGGTGGCGGCATTATGAGCAATATGCTTACAGTTGCCGAGGCACAAGATTTAGCTACTTTTGCTGGGCTTGAACAGCAAAGGAATGAAAAAATCCGCTCTCAAGGTTTACAAGATGAATGGCCAGAGACTCGCATGGTCCAAAATTATAATAACGGTAAACAACAAAATATTGATACAGTAAATTCAAACTATATGCAAGATATGATAAATTCTGCGAATAGTGGTAATTGGGCTGAAGTTTTTAAATATGCTGGAATGCGAGATACAAAAATTGGAAATGATACAACAGAATCTTTCTGGGAAGCTTTTAGAATGTGGTATAATGCAGGTCAACGCTGGAGCCAATATGCGTCTGGTGGTTTAGCTGATTATACTGGTCCTGCTTGGCTTGATGGCACAAAAACTCGACCTGAAATGGTTCTCAACGCGCGCGATACTCAAAACTTCCTTGAGTTGAGAGACCTCTTAAGTACAATGGCAAGCTCTGGTACAGGTAATAGTTCTGTTGGTAACTTCTATTGTGACATTGATATTAATGTTGGAGAAGTTAGTAGTGACTATGATGTTGACCGCATAGCGGCGCGCATTAAACAATCTATTTATGAAGACACAACCTATAGAAACGTTAATGCAATTAATTTCTTAAAATAATTGAAAGTTGGTAGGCGGCTTCGTGCCGCCTACCTCCTAAAAGGAGTTGAAAAAATGAGTGCGCTAAAAGGAGATTTTATTGGTTTTACCTTTAATGGAATTCACTCAAGTGAACTTGGGTTAATTAGAGTTAGTGGAGGTAGTCGCTACGATGAAAATCTACTCCCGACTATTCAAGACAAAACCGTCCAAGTACCCGGCGCTGACGGCACCTATTATTATGGAAGCTATTTTACTCAGCGGCCTATTAATATTTCTGTTGCTTTTGATAATTTGAGTGAGGAACAGTTTCATAGGATTAGAACGGTTTTTGGCGACAAGAAAATTCACGATTTAATTTTTGATGAAACTCCTTATAAGGTTTATCGGGTTAAGGCCACAGGCACGCCTAATTTGAAATATGTGTGCTTTGATAAGGAACCTGATGAATTAGATAGGGATTATAATAGAGAGAAGATAATAAAGTCAAAACAGGACTTATATGGTATTGGCGCGAGGTCACCTTATGGTAGGGTTTATAAGGGTGAAGGGCAGTTAAATTTTGTTTGCTATTCACCTTTCGCGCGGAGCAGATTTAAGTATATTGACCAATATACTATTGATAATATACCCGAATGGGGTTCTATGGATACAATTTCAGCTAATGATGTACATTATAACTTATATGATTGGGTTGATAGCGCGGGACTGAAGCTGTCTAATGCGGCGGTCAATGGGAAGGTTATCGACCAAGTTACTAGTGAAGGAGTTATGTATTATAATCCAGGAGATAGGCCGACGGATTTTATTCTTAAATTTGTTATAGGACAAAATGAAAGTTTTAGCGGTATTACAATTAATGAAGCAATAAGTGATAAATTTATTACTATTGCACCGTTTTCATTAATTAATGATGATATTGGTTTTCAAATTAACACAAAATTAAATTTAATTGAGGGATTAAAAGAAATTACTGGTTCAGACCATCAATATGAAGTTTCTGGAATTATTTATAATCAATATATTGAAGAAGGAGACTTTTTTAAGCTGCCAATAGTAGAAGATTTAAAATGGCTTTCTTTTGATGATGATATAAGTTTTACTTCTGCTTCAATTGAGTACAATTATCTCTACTTCTAAGGAGGGCTTACAATGGATGAATTAAAAAAACCTTATAAAATAACCCTCTGGGAAGATAAACCTCAATATACTTATGACCAGCAAGACAATGTAAAAAATCAATGGTTAGAAGAAGTTTGTATTGCGACGATTGGCTCTAATACAATGGATACACCAATTCGCGCCTTCAACCCAATTTTAACAGAGGATTTAAATGGAAGTAAAACCTTTACTTTTACAACTTATTATCGTTATTGGGATGATGAAGCTGAAGACTTCAAAATAAATCCTTTTACAAACCTTCTTGTAAACGAAAGAAAAGTTAAGCTTAAATATGATGACCAATGGTATGACTTCGTCATAAAACAAGTTCAAGAAAACTCTGAAACTAATACATTTACTTATACTTGTAAAGATTTGTTTGTAAATGAGCTTGGTAAGACGGGTTATGATGTGGAATTAAATGTTGAACTTCAAAATAATATGGGTACTGTTACCGAATTAGGTAAAGCCATATTAGACGGTTCAACTTGGACCGTTGATGAAGTAAATTCAGATACTCTGCGGCAGTATAATAAGGAAAGTTTATATATAATTCAGATTGCTAGTTCTCAGACTACAACTGATATGTTAGATGATAATACTACGATTACAATTCCTGCGGATACTCCTCTTTATGTTTTCTATTCTTGTGTTATTAATAAAGAGGCGCCAGGTCAAATATTGTGGGTTGATGGAGAGCCTAAAATTGACGACCAAGGCTTTATTACTAATGGAATTAACTGTAAGATAAGTATATCAAATGAAGCTTATGAAGCAGCAGTGCCTGCGACTTATTTTGGTAGTAAATTAATTCAAAAACAACAATCAAAGTTCTATCCACAAATAGAAGAAACCTGTTATCTTTGGGAAAAAGATGGTTCTCAATATTATGCTTATACTGAAACTGAATATACCTCATCTGCGGAAATTCAGCAACTTTTAAGTAATAATAGTGATTTTATGACTACTAATGGTTGGTCAAGAGATGTGGATAGTGGCTCAACTGTTATGCTTGGAACGATTGAGTTTGGAAATACTTTCCATCAATCAATTCATTTTGCGGCAGGCCCTGGAAATACAAGCTATGTACATAATAGTGGATTTTATGATAATCGCGCACAATTTTCACCAGGTGGTACAGTTCAAGGAGAGCCTTTTATTTTAGCAGTTAAGACTAATAATAATAGTTTAATTAGTGGTGCTACTGTTGTAGCATTACATAAAGATGATGCAAGTAACAATAAGAGTTTGTTTACTTTTTCTACTACTATATTACCGGATACTGATACAGGACTATTAAAATTAGATGAAGATGGCTATAAGATTTTTAGAGCGGCTTGTGCTAATTCAATTGCTTATCAATCTTTAGTAAATGAATATGGAAATATTGATTTTAAGCTTGCGTTTACTGCCGATGTAGATTTAATTGATATAAAAGTCTTCAAACAAAGATATGATAGTGAAGGAAATACAATTATACCAGATATGGATAATATTTCCTATACACAAATTAATAATCCAACTGGTAATCCTCAAACTCAAGGCTGGTATGAAGACGGCGCGAATGGAGTTAAAGTTCCAACAACAGATACCTCTGTTGTAGAAGGAAAGGTTTATTATTCTGGTGCGACTAATTCTATTATAAGAGTTTATTACAATATGTTCCCCTCTAACACGAACTTTGATGAGGTTTATGGGAAAGAAGATTTAGAAATTATTGCTAGAGTTGAAGGTCCAGATGGTTATACTCCTGTTCTTTCTACAAATTATGAAAAGGTTACAAGCATAACCGGCGCAAAATCAAATCGTTTTAATTTAATCCAAAATTGTTGTGAAGCTTTTGAGTGTTGGGCAAAATTTGTAATTGAACATGATTCAAAGGGTAGAGCGGTTTATGAATATGTGCCTTTGGCTGAACAAGAATTTGAACTTGGCGGCCGGTACTATCAACGTACGGACGGACAGTCCGGCGCATCCTCAGACGATAGCAAGTTCCAAATTTATACTGGAGAGACATATGTTAGCGGACTTTATAAGAAGGTTTATCATAAATATGTAGTCTTTAAAGAGTTTATTGGTCAAGATAATCCTGTTGGGTTCCGTTATGGGATTAACCTTAAATCAATTACGCGGCAGTTAGTTTCTGACCAAATTGCCACAAAAGTTATTGTTCAGGCTGCGGCTAACGACTTGGCGCCAAATGGAGTTTGTACTATTCAGCAAGCCAATCTTAATCCAACTGGTGAAAATGCATTATATAACTTCCAATATTTTATCAACCATGAATTAATAGATAAGGACAGTCTATATGATGATTTATATGGTACTAATGGCGGCATTGGTTTATTTACAAGACTCCATCAGTTAAATTCTCAGTCTAGACCAATAATTGAAGAGCTTGCAAAGATTGGCGCAGACCTTAATACGCTTGAAAGTAGAGATACTGTTTATACAACGCTTTTAACTGAGGCAGAAAATAAGAGACAAGATATTATTAATGAGTTAAGTGCGGCCGGCTATAGTGACGATACAATAATGAGCGGCGGTGAGTATATAACAAAATTACGCAATCAGCGTGATAGTTATACTTCTACAATTACTCACTATACTCAACTTAAACAAGAAATTGCTAACCTTCTTTATTCAACTCGCAACACTTATCAAGCAAAAGTTCGTTTACTTAATAAAATTATGGAACAGAAAACCGCGATTAATAATGAGTTCCATAGTAAATATTCACAGTTCATTCAAGAAGGGACTTGGACTTCTAATGATTACTATGACCCGAACTTATATTTTGATGCAGCAAATATGGTTTCATTTACTTCCGCTTTTCCACAAGTTTCTTATACAATTAATGTAATAGAGATTAGTGAGATTGAAGGATTTGAACCTTATAAGTTTAAGATTGGTGATAAGACTTATGTAGAAGATATTGAGTTCTTTGGATATGATGATAAACATAGACCTTATAAAGAAGAAATTGTAGTTTCTCAAGTTAAAATTAATTTAGATGACCCTTCACAGAATACCTTAACTGTTAGAAACTATAAAACACAATTCCAGGATTTATTCCAAAGAATTGCGGCAACCTCTCAGTCTTTACAATATCATGAAGGTGAATACAATAGGGCGGCCGCGGCAGTAACTTCTGAAGGTACGATTGATACTGATATAATGCAGAATAGTCTTATTAATAATATGTTAATAATTCAAAATGCAAAGAATCAGAATGTTGTTTGGGATGATACTGGAATTACGATTTCCAATTCTAAAAATCCGAATGAGATTGTAAAGTTAACTAGTGGCGGAATTGTTCTCACTGGAGATGGTGGTCAAAGCTGGACTACTGGTATTACGGGTAGTGGAATTAATGCAAATATAATTACTGCGGGTAGAATTGATACTAGTAGAATTAGGATTTTTAATGAAGGGCAACAAACTTTTGAATGGAATGGGAAAGGAATTCATGCCTTCGCCATGGATGATGGACAGGTTCAATATGGGCAGTTTGTCAGATTTGATAAATATGGTTTATATGGATATGCCGGCGGCGATCCAGATTGGGACCCAGATGTGCAGGTACAAAGTGAGACGACTGGTATTAGTAAAGTTATAAGAGACTCGATTTTTTCATTAACTTGGGAAGGATTAAATATTAATATTCCACCTAATTCACAAACTGTTGATGTTATAAATGTTAATAATGGAACTTTTAAGGTTGACAAAAATGGCAATTTAACTTGTAATAATGCTTCTATTAATAATGGTAGTTTTAGTGGTAATATTTATGCTAGTGGTACTATTACTAGTGGTACAGATATTTATTCTCCTAATATTTATGCACAGAAATTTAGTGTCTTACCATTAAACCCATTACCAAGAGGAGTGGGAGAGAGTTCTGGTTTTTCTATTTATGCCAATATACCTAGTATTAATCAATGTGTAGAATTTTTTAATATTCATTTAGAGGATGTTAGTGGCGGGACTATGACTCGTTTTCATAATCCTGCAATTGGACCTCTTTCCATAGAATATAGCACAATATCATTACAAGCCTCAACATTATATTTAGATGATATATCTTTAGTCCTTTTTTCTTCTAATGGTATTGTTAATTTTAATAATGCAACTGTAACAAACTTAAATGTTCCAGCTTCTTCTGTGACTGGCCTTACCATATCTGATGTAAGTGGCCTTCGTTCAGAATTAGACCAGCTTTGGGCAGCAATTGGCTCATAAAATTTGATTTCTCCTCAAATTTCTGTTATAATAATAATAGAAAATAAAAGGAGTTGACAAAATGACACTTAAATTTTTTGACCTCGCGGCTTTTACTGATGCGTATCAATCTATAAAAGATACTTCTCTTCCTTTTGCTCTTGCTTATCAACTTCTTTCCATCAATAAGGCAGTAAATGATTGTATTGCTTTCTATCGTGACCAATATAATAAGCTGCTTGAAGAATATGGAATGAAGAATGATGATGGGACTTATAAAATAAGCGAGGATGGCGCGGCCTTTCTCTTAAAGGAAGAGACAATTCAAGAAGCTCGTCAAAAGTTCTTTGAACTTGATAATTCTGAGTTTCCGATTGATGTAAAACCAATTCCAATTAGCGCACTTGAAAAACTCAATCTTTCTCCCTCCAAACTGACCGGACTCCTTCCGTTTATAGAGAAAGATGAATAAAAGAAAAGACCTACTGTTAATTCAGTAGGTCTTCTTTTTATTCCCAAACTTCAATTGTTGGCTTTTTAGATTTTGTAATTGCATAGTGCCCAATACCAATGGCATCGGCGCAGTCATCTGTAACTGTTACATCATACCACTCTTTTATTCGGAGTTGCATAGAACGCTTTTTATCTGCTCTCGTTTTTCCTTTTATATCACAATAATTGCGCCAGGTAGCTGTATGACAAACCATATATTCAATACCAAGTTCACAAATTGTACTCATTAAAATACCTTGAAGGCGCGCGAGCTTAGCATACGTAACAGCGCCAAACTTTTCTTCATATTGAATTCCCTCAAGTGCGATAAAATCAGGTTCCCAATTACTAATCATTTGGATTAGCCAATTCTTAATCTGAATATCGCGCTTAATTTCATCTTCAATATTAGACTCAAAGGTTCCATAACGTAGAAGGCGGCCGTCTGAGAAAAGCGCCCAACCACTTATATGCGTGGCTTGGTCTAATGCTAAAACTCGATGTTCGCCTTTTTTCTTTGGAAGAAGTGTTTGCTCAACTTCTTTGAGTTGATTTTGATTGCAGATGGGGCATTCACGTCTTGCACGAATTTTTTTCCATGTGCTAAAGACTTGATGCCCCTCTGGACAAGCAAAAACCAATTCGCTATCTAAATTCTTATATTCTTCGGAAAGTAGTGTCCAATTATCTGGAGCTATTTCTTCTTTTATCTGGTCAATTGTAATGCGTGCCATTAAAGAAGTCCTGTACTACCAAAGCCGCCACCGCGGTTTTCACCAATTTCAGAAACTGCTTCAACTCTGAAAAAGGCGACTTTTGGTACCTCAGAAAAAACTAATTGAGCAAACTTTTCCCCCTTTCCTATTGTATATGATTGACCGAACTCAATATCAGAAAAATGAATAACTGGATCTTTATTTTCAATATTCCAATTAGTTATATCAATTTTACGAATTGGAGGGTCAATATTTTCAATTATAACCCCAACTTCATCCCTATAGCCTGCATCAATGGTGCCTGGCGTATTAGCGATGCGAAGTTTAGTTTTGAGTGCGCGCCCACTCTTAGGACGAACCTGAAGCTCATATCCTGGTGGTAACGCGACCTTAAATCCAGTTGGAATTAGCTTTGTCTCACCTGGCGCGATTGTATAATCATCAAGAGCATAAATATCTAAGCCGCTATCATCAATATTGGCGTATTGAGGGATTTTGGCTTCGGGGTGACAAAGCTCAATTGGAACCTGAATTATGCGCTTTGCAATACCCTCAGTTTCTTGAATAGCATTAATAATTGAAGAAATAAATTCAAGGAAAAAGTCTTTCTTTTGGCGCGAAAGACCTTCTACTTTTTCAATTTCATCAGCCATTGGCATAAAGGCATCAAGGAGGTCCTCAGCCTTGCCGCCAGATGCATTTAAAGATTGTACGAGAGCAATCTTATCGTTTGGATTATTAAGAGTTTGCTGGAAGCTTTGTAATACTCCTGGTGCAACAAGCTTGAAGTTATCCTCATCCATTGAAAGAAGAGTTACTAACTGACGAAAAGGCTCAACAGATTCATCTGTATTTTCATCGCCTAAAAGGTCAGTTAAAACATCTGCGACTTCTTTAACTTGGTCATGGGTTACTTCTTCTGTCGGCAGTTGGATTATATTTTCATCCATTTGTATCACTTCCTGTGTAGCAAGCATAAGTTATATTTGGATTCTTTGTGCTGCTATTAATGTAAGCAGTCTTTATGTTTGAGCCAGAAGAGGTTGTAAATTCTGGTGTGGTATTTGAATGATTAGAACCACAAGTCCAAGTAATCTCAGGAGTTGAGGTAGTTATTGTTCTATAAGGACAGCCCCAATAGCCATAAGGACAACTATTATTATAAATATATGTAGGGAGGGACCCTGAGGCTGCCTTACCAGCATTATAGCCTCTATTATATTCTTCTTCTAAAAGCTTTTCAAGCTGGTCTTTAGTTAGGTCGACTTTCTTAGTCTTACTATCAACATAAACTATCACTCTTCCCACACTCCACTAAATTCCATCACAATCTTGCAAACCCAAGCTTCATCTATAATTTCGCCCTTAGAAGTCTTTTTCTTATAGGTGTAGCCTGCGGCCGCAATAACATAGCCCTTCTCATCAGCTTCTTTTCTATACTGTTCGATGCATTCCTTCGCGCCCTCTTCGCTATTAGTGCGAATTTCCAGGGTTTCCTTTAAGAGTCTCATTTTTCTCCTCCTTTCAACTTTTGTACTTTTTCCATTATTTTAGGAAGTTCCTCTTCCATTTGCCATTTCCAGTCTTCTTCATAATGATAAGTTAAATCTTCAAGATTAAACTTATTTATTTTATCAACATAACTTTTTAATGTTGGTATATCTTTTTCATAACAATGAAAGCTATTTGCGCGATGAGTATAGGTACCCATTTTAACACCAAGCGTATCAGCAATTCTTTTTTGCAGCATTATAAGGGCAAAGGCATTCATAAAAGTAGCTTTACAAGCATCATTAGACCTAAACAAAACTTTACAATGAAGTTTTCCATCCCTTATAAAATACTGAATATGCTGAAGACAAGCTGGGTCATTACTATACATATCATCGCTATTATCTCTTATATCAATGACAGCGCGCCGTGAATCAGGATTGCGCCGAAGTTCATCAATTGCGAATTGAATTTGGTCTTTATATGGTTCATTGGGAAATCTAACCCAATTATCAATGGGATACCTTACCATTCTATCATGGTAAGTATATTTCCAATTACCTTTATCAATTTCAAAGTCCAAAATTCCATCTAGAATTTCTTTTATATATTGCTCTAAATCTGCCGGCCCGCCAACAAAAAATTTACTAATCATTGGCTCATAAAGAGGATTATTAACTTCCATTGTCATACTAACTTCAATCTGTGAAGTATTATAATCGGGGCAAGGAGATTGTTCTCCATAAACATATAAATCTTCTAAAGCTTTATGATAAGCTGCTGATAATGTTGAAGCTCTAACAAGACATTCTTTCATTTATTTCTCCTTTATATAGAGTCCACAATGGCAATAACCTTCGGTCTGAGTTCTAAACTCTTTGCACATACATCTTGTATCTTCTGTTTTTTCTAGCTTACAAGGACAAAAACCATCATTTTCTTTAACCGCGCGCCGTATGCGTTCAACCTCTTTTTTATTCGGATTTAAACTAATTTTCATTAACTAATCCTCTTTGCATATTGATTATCACTTGCAAGATTTACTCCTAAAACCTCATCAAAATGAGATTCTCTATCAGGGATAAATCTTCCGTATTTAATAATGACATTCCCAAAATCTATTAAGTTTTTATATAAAACTCCCATTTTTGAGTCTGTAGAAGTGATTTCTTCCTCTGTATATCCAGTATAAATCACTATATCATCATTACATTTATATTCATAACGAAAACAACCAATTAATGCAATTAAATCAAAAGGAGAGTCAAATGGTTCAAGTCCTGCTATTACAATCGCACTAGTGAGAGGATTATTGATATATCTTTCACAGATTTCTTCTGGGGATATTTCAAAAGTTGGACTTTGAGCTAATTCAGAATTTTGACAAACAGGTTTGCCGCATTCTTTATCACACTTAAAACTACAAAAAGGAAAGGCAATATACATCGCGCACTTTTTATAGTTTACCATATCCTCATCAAGAAGACCTACTATTTTCATTTTTTAATTCTTCAACTGCCTCTCTATATCCTGCTAAACGCTCTTTTAGCAAGACATTTTTCATTTTATCATATGCTTCTGGAAATAAACTTCCTATTACAAAGGAGAAGGTTACTTCTTCTGCGCCGACTGCTTCAGATTTTTCAACTATCTTCTTTACTTGTGCGAGGGGAATAGTATACTCATCCATTGACGTCCTCCCATTCTCTCATCTTGCCTTCGGCCTTGCGTTCCTTGCCCCAAGTCTTCATTGGAGTATAGAAGCCAACAATTCTTGTATATTCAGTTGCGACCGGTTCGCCACAAATCGGACAAGTTGTGCCAAAGAAAGCGTGATTATGCTTGCAAGCTTGAATTTTTGTATTGAATGCAAAGTATGTAAGACCTTGGTCAGCTATATAGTTTGTTAGCTTCCAAGCCTGGTTAAAGTTATTAAATGGAGCTTCAATATTAATATGCGCGATTGAGCCGCCATTACAGAAAGAATCAAATAAGGAAGCAATACGAACTCTCTCTTGCATTGTCGTCTTTATTCCAAGAGGAATAAACTGATTTCCATAAAGAGGAAGGTCATCTACAACCTTATCAGGGAAGAGAAGTGCATCAGCCTTTTGCATTTTAACTGCGGCGGTTTCACCCAATTCTATTACTTTTATGACCAAATAAATTCTCGGCTCAGTTGAATATTATATTGGGTTAGTTCTTCTGAGTTTTCGATAAACCATTTTTTAAATTTTTGGGTATCGAAAGAGATATCATCATCATATACTATTTTATATTGATAATTATGTATTTTACAATATTGTTTTAAACCTTCAATTTCTAATTCCCAACGAGTTTTATCTTCCCATTCTAAATGCCTCTTTGGCTTTAATTCAATAATTAACTCATTGTTAATTAAAATATCTGGTGTATAATGATGATTATTAGAAAGTTTAATTTGAAATGGTTCTACAGTATAATTTAAAACAGTATCATCTTTCTCTAGTAAAATTAGATAATTTAATTCTAAAAGACTTCTAAAAAAGAAGTTTTTTTCATTTTTAGGAGAATAAAAATAACCACTATAACCTCTGCCAGTATTACTTTCTTTATAACACCCTCGCGCCCAGGCAGCAGAGAGTTTTTCTCTTGTTTCTTTTGAAACTTCATGAGTTGAATAATATTGCTTCAATCCAACTGAGATTTTTTCTTTTATTTCTGGAGTTCTTTCATATGGAGGGATTTTTCTTCCTCGGCTTTTTTCTCCAATATGTTTTTTTCTTTCTTCTGAAAACTCCCTTCCAAAAGAAGAATTGCGTCGTCCAGCATGAGAATTGGTATTTATTCCTAGATTTATAAGGTGCTTTCTAGTAGTTGCATAAACCATACCAAATAAAGAAGCAATTTCTCCAATTAAGAGATTGTAATCATTCCATAAAATCGGAAAAACAGATTCATCTTTTTCCTTTATTTTTTTTATTAATTCAATATCAGTAATAATCAAAACTGGTTTTGGGTTATTAATAATTCGTATTTCATTATCGGTTATAATAGTTTCTCCTATAACTTTTCCTGAACTATTCTTAATTTCCATTTCAATAAAACTCTCCTTATTTATTTGGCGGAAACGGTTCTTCTTTAAGTGGTCTGGTTACCTCTGACCGTTTCTCTCACCCTTCTATATATAAGTGAGTTTAGACTATCGCATCTCCAATAAAATAAGTCAATTTGGAGGTTCCACATTTAGTCGTTCACGCTACCTTTACGCTTGCGCCTTGTTATCCATAATCCCGCAATTATGGAACTCCAAGTCAATTAGTGGAACTTTTATTTTCGCAGTTTATCTGACTTCTTATGCTGCGATTCCCCAGTGATGTTTAGGGATTTGTTCGCAATTTATCTTATAGTCTTTATCAAGCGCGAATTGGTCTTTGGTTCGATGAATAACCTCAAAAATCTTTTTCCCAAAATGGTCAGCGGCTTCTGTATAGAAGGTATTACCAAACTCATCTTGACGAGTATATCCAAAGCTTTTCATTGTTTCGTAAATTCCGATGAAGCCGATTGTATTGTAAAGATGTTCAAAGTCGACTAAACCTTTAGAGAAATTAGGAAGAAGTCCTTTCTCAACATTGCGCCGGATTATGTGGCGCACAACATCAAGAACCTTACAATCTAATTCAACTAAATCACGAAGCGCAACTAAATATTCCTGCTCTGTATTATATTGAAGAGCGAGTCGCGCCAAGTTCACAGTAGAAACCTTAACAGAACCAACTTTCAGCGCCGTACCACCTATAGAGTTAAAGTAACCGAGGTCATCTATATTAGACTTAAGGCGGCAGCAGTTAGAAAGACTTGTAACATTATCATCAATAAAGAGATTTGAGTCACACCATTTCATGTTGTGCTGGATGCCCCAACGCGCGAATTCTTCATCCTCAAACTTTCCATCTTTGCGGAGAAGAGATATTGTTAAGACGGGGAATGTAAACATATTATGAGAACGAATTTCAGAAACCTTTTCCATAAAAATCTTTTGGAATTGACAAATCCCATCAATTTCATCTATCATAAAGGTTCCATCTGGAAATTCAGAACCACCAAACAAAGCTTCAAGATACGGATGGTCAAAAACACTTACATTTGTAAAAGCACTCTGCATACCATCACGCACATAGGGCTGATTGACTGCATAAATAAAACGCTGAATTTGCTGTGCGGCATAATACTCAGGCGACTTCGTCGCATAACCTGTTTCACAATCTTTTTTCCAGAAGTAATACATATAGGGGATTAAATTTGGGAGTCCAACCGCACCAGAACTGCGATTACTAGCAAAGCTAATATATTCCTTTACAAAATCAACAAAAGTTGAAAGATGTTTAGGAGGTTCGGCATTAAAGGTTTCAAGGAAGAAAAGACCTTTTTCTGCTAAATCTTTAAGGTCATAAGCAAAGCAATAATGGACATAGGTAGAAGTGTCTGCATCGTGCATATAAAGTGCTTTAGACCACTCTGCGGCGAGCCATTCATTTGCAATCTTAAAACCATATTTTTTATTAAGTTCATAATAAATCTTATTGAAAGCGAGAAGTTTACGATGAGACTTAGGCATCTCATTCATAAGTGTCCTCATATCTTTGTTACCAACATTTGCATTTCCATCTATAGAAGCATCCGCAACAGTCTCGCTATCAATAAAATTATCGATAAAGTCAGTAAAACTAAGCTGTTCATCTGCAAAACCGTTTAGGCGCGAAAACTCTTCACCATATTCAGCTTGCATTTTATTAAACTGCGTAGTAAAATTCTTATTTAATCTAATATTAATACTTGCCATCTTTAGACCTCTTGTGCGTTAACCCATTTTATAGCATCAACAGAAGAATATTTCTGTCCATCAACAACAAGTATTGGAGTTTCTTTATACCCAAGAGCAATCATTTCATTTATATCATCATGCTCAATATAGGTAATATTCTTTGCCGCAAGCTTCTTCTCAAGGACTCTACACTTGGGGCAATGAGTGGTATATAAGTCAATTGTCATTTTTCTTCCCCCTTATAACAATATATACAATAACCATCTTCGAAAACATGGCTACATTGACGTTGAAGCTCTTCATTTTCCTTTAAAAGAGCAACAACAGGATTATTAAGAGTAAACTTACTAGGAGAAAGAAGACTCTCAATTAACATATTGTTTGCATCAATTTTATCTCTGATTTCATTACCTGACAACTTGTAATTCGCCTCCTTTGAAGACTGCACTGCTTGCTTCATAAAACATTGAAAATAGGTTTGGATAGTTTTTTTGTGCATAAGAAAAAACTTCTATTGCTTCCGGCCGAGTTATAATTTCTTTATGGTATTGCGACTTTTCTCTTAATTCTTTTACAAAAAAGAAAAGAGAAGTGGGTTTTGGCAAGATTGTTGACCTACCATAAGCCGTAAACAAATTGAACATTTTTTTGATTTCATCTGGAACTTGAAAACTATCGTTATAAGTAAGTAAAAATTGTTTTTGATTTATATATAAAAATAAGACTTGAGTAAAAATTTTTATTAAGTCAGACTCTAAAAAATCGTTCTGTGCGTATGATGCAGGGAGAGGATTATAAATTATATCTTTCGCGCGACTAAGCTTAATTCGTTGTATGACTTCATTAATTTCTTCATCTGTAAAAAGTCCATTATATTGAAGTTTTAAGTTCACTGAGCTAAAAGTAAAATTTAACCATTTTTGAAATGCATCAAAATCAAAACAACTAATTGGAAACTTTGAACATAAGCTTGTTTGTATTGATAGTTTATATTTATCAATTATTTCTTGGATTGTTTCCGCGGCATTACCAATATTATTTAAGTTATAATCGTGTAAGAAGAAAACTCGTCCTTTTGTATTATGAGGAATTTGTCGTTCAAAATTTTCCCATATATTCTTTCCATCTAAAGATAAACGAAAATGGATTCCACGAGTTAAGGTTTTAAAAGAGGCCATATTTTGCGCGAGGTTGTCAACAAAAAGATTTTTATATTTGTTATAAATAGACGTATCTGGCGCGCACTGCTCAGCCTCTTCTTTCATCGGCGCATAGCGATTATTTGTAAAAGCAAGGCCGCCATATGAAAGATTATCATATTTAGTAATATCTAAGGGAAACTCTCCGTCATTATAATCTTTGCGGTAATAAAAGTGGGTATATCGCTCGGGCGTGAAAGAAGGAGCCATTACTGTAATCTCCTTCTTTCTTTTGAAATAGGTTGAAAGCTTCATTATTTCGAGATTAAAGATTGTTTGATGATATTTGAAGAAGTCTGCATCATATAATCCAACAGACATTATTCTTCATCTCCTGCGCGGGCGCCTGCTGTTTTTATCTTACCATCTTCACTAATTTCTGTTATTAGTTCAACAAGATGATATGGAGTGCGCGCATATTTCTTTGCTTGGAAAGAATCTTCGCGCCGAATACCCGTTACAATAATTTTGTTTCCTCTTGATAACCAAGATTTTTCTGTAACGTGTTTCTTACCATCAGCTCCACGCTCACTAAGTTGCTTATCATAATGAGAATAAACCTGTCCAAAAATCTTTACCGTTACAACACCGCTCTTTGTAAGAAGTGTTACACTCTTTTTAGCTTTGTCCTTATCCAAAACCGTACCCATAATTCTCTCTATCTTAAAGAGAGGAACTTTTTTACCTTTTATCATTATAATTCTATCAACCTCAGGTTCTTCGGGCAATTCAAAGAAATCACTTAATCCATATTCTCTTTCTTTAACTCGCGCGAGTTCATGTTCGTGTGAATAAAAAGAGACAGAATCCATTTCCCATTTACTCAAAGACCCAAGGCAATATTTATCCCAAGTATCGCTCATTAAGCGCCAGTTAATTGCTTTAAGAAGTTCGTCGTGATGCGCCTTTACATAAGGACGAACCTTATCCATATGCTTCTTATAAATATTATCCCAAGAAGATTGTTTAATGCGAAAGCCGCCGTCAGCGCTTTCTAACAAATCCATGTCAAAGTTTGCTTCATAGAATGGAAAACTATTTTCATCTAAATAATAATAAGTTTCATCTTTGAATTTCTTTAGATATTTATTGAAGTTAAAAACCTTACATTCAAAACTTAATTCTTCTGGCAATAACTCAAAGTCAATCAGCATTTTCATATTTTGAAGAGTTACTCGTTTCTTCTGGTCACTAATACTTTCAACATAGCGCCGCATAACTTCAACCCTATCACCTAAGAAATCAAATGCGCCAGACTTTATAAGATTAATGACTTGTGGCTTAGTAATTTTAACTTTTGAAGTTAAATCTTCAATTGAATTATATGGACGATTTGACAAAATTGCTTTGACTAAATCTTCGCCAATTTTACTTATACCACTAAGTCCATAACGAATTGTATTGTGAGTTACATCTGGAGAAAAAGTATAAGTTGACTCATTTATATCAGGTGGCGCGACTTCAATACCTGCCATTCTCATCTTTCCAATTGCTGTGGCTATCTTTCCATAGTTTGTACTTTTGACTTTTTTCTTTTTCTTTCCATTTTTAAGTACAACTACTTCTGCTGGATAACCATCACAATCTTCTTCTTCGTAAGAATCCTCTATATCTTCTTCTGAGTCATCTTCTCCGAACTCTTCCATTTCGTTATAATAATTTTGTTCGTCCGCACAAGAAATTCCTAATTCTTCTAAATCTTCGCCGTTCGGCTCATTTTCTGCGCCGCCGCTATCGCTTATTAAACAAGCGCAATTCCAAAAGATTATGGGATATTTGAAAGCTAAGTTCATTTCTTGAAGCCCAATTAGACTATATGCGAGCGTATGAGATGCATTAAATCCATATCCACGACTCGTTGCAACCAACACATTCCAAACATATTTACAGAGTTTCTGACTTAAGCCTTTTTCTTTTACATTTTCAAAGTACTCTTTTGTAAGCTGTTCATATTCAGCGGGGTTTTTCTTCGCAATTGATTTACGGAGTCTATCTGCCCAAGTCAGGTCAAAACCACCACACTCAGGTATTTGAACAAGTTGCATAAACTTCTCCTGAGACTCACAAATTCCATAAGAGGACAAAAGAATCGGCTCAAGAACTTTTTGCTCTGCGCGCGTTAATCCATAAGCATTCATTTCATCATACCATTGATTAATGTTTGCTTTGAAGCGCGCGAACTTATTGAGAGGTTGTTCTGCACCTTTTTCTTGCGCCATTAGACGAATAACAGAATTAAGAGTCGCAAGGTCATCAACAGAAGATGGCTTAGAAAGCGCAATTCCTTGGATACCACTTTGCTTTTCCATTTGGAACAGACTGAAGATTTCATGGTTCCAAACCATTTCCCACATCTTTGGGTCATCACGTTCTAGATTATAGACACCAATAACACTTTCATAAGTTTCTTTAAGAGTTGGCTTGCGCTCAACAAAACCCGCATCACAAAGTAAATCAAGACAAATATGAATTTTATCCATCGCTTCTACCGACAGCGCATCATATTTGATAAGACTTACATCTTCGCAATCATGAAGGTCAAAAGAAGTTATAATCGTATCATCCGGCGCCCGCATCAAAGAGGTTGAGTTTGTAAAAGGTTCATCAACAAAGATAACTCCACCAGCATGCTGGCCCAACCTATTTACAAGTCCTTCAATCTTATGCGCGACTTGCCAAAGTTCTGGATAGTTTTCAGTCATCTCAATTACGAATTGCTTAATTGGGTCAAATCCAGACTCTTCATCACCATACATACATTGGTCAAGAGTTCGAGTCATTCCGCGGTCAGCTGGAATAAGACTTGCAATATAAGAAGCTGTATCAACATCAATCCCAAGACCTCTTGCCGCAGTTAAAATTGCTGATTTAGATTTCTCAGTTCCAAAGGTTGCGACATTTGAAACTCTGTCATCACCATAAACTTCTCTAAACTTTGAGAGAACTGTCGCGCGCCGGCTACCCTCAATATCAAAGTCAACATCAAGTACACTAACTCGCGCTGGATTCAAAAATCTCCAAGCAAAAGTCGGCGTCGTTTCACGAAGTGGATTAATCTGAGTTATACCAAGAAGATAAAGAAGAATAAAACCAACACCAGAACCGCGACCAGGCCCAACAAGACTTCCTGCATCCCAACACACATCAATAATTTTTTGAAGATTGAGATAATATGCGCTCCAATGGGTTTTGTTGACTTCCGATGAAACCTTTGTCATTTCAAGACATTCATTTATTGCACTATATGTCTTTTCATTTTGAAGAGTTTCATCATCCTTAATTCGCTCAATTATGAGTTCAGAAAGAAGTTTATCTCCTTCATAATCAGATATATAGAACTCAAATAACTGAGGAATGAGTTTAAACCATTTGTCTTTATCCGACGTCGACAGCGCCGGCGCCTTCTTCCAAGTTAATTCAGGTATCTTTAATGGTTTGAGAAGTGAATAGTTTTCACACATTTCTCCAACCTTTAAGATATTTTGATAACCAACTTCAATTTCTTCTTTTGTTAAGTCTTTTTTGAGATAAGACTCAATTTCTTCCGTTGACATCATATAAGTTGTCGCATAGAAACTATCAACTTCACGATCACCATCTTGGGAGTTAAGGAAGGCTTTATGAATTGGCGCGTCTTCTTTTTTAAGATAATGGCTATCTGTCGTTATAATGTAGGGGATATTATATTCTTTACTTAATTGAACTAACCTTCGATTAACAAAAGATTGTTCAGTTGAAGCGGAAGGCTGAAGCTCAAAGAAGAAATTCCCGTGACCAAACAAATTATCCATTTGTTTAATCCAAATATCAATCTTTTCCATTAAACTTGGGTTAGACTGCGCCCGAATAAGCTGTGTCGGAAGTGCGCCGCCAAGACAGGCTGTGCTTCCAATTACATGGCCAGGATTTTCACCAATTATATCAAAGAGGTCTTGATAATAAGTTGGAACTCTACGCATACCGCGCGCCATGTAAGACCTACGCCATGCCCTGGTTGATATTTCTCTAAGTTGCTGATGACCTATTGTATCTTTCGCAAGAAGAATAAAGTGATAATAACGGTCAACCTCTCTGTTATAATTGTCTGCATTAAGACCATTACGACAAAGATAGATTTCATTTCCTCTAATAACCTTAAGGTCAGGATATTTCTTTGCTATCTTTTCAACTTTAATATGATTACTTATACATTCGTGGTCTGTTATGGCGACTACTTTATGACCGAGTTCTGCCGCATATTTAATGAGGTCTTCAGTCTTTATAATGCAATCGCGCAATCTTATATTACTATAATCGGTGTGGTTATGGAGCGAACCACTATATTCCATTTAATCACTTCCTTTCCACCTTATATAATAATTATACCACAATTTTACTAAAAAATCAAACTTCTATACCGTGTGGCTGGCAAACAATTTTTTGTTTCTCTTCGGATGATACAAAATGTCCCCATTGTTCTGCCATAGCTTCCGCAAATCCAGGGAAAGTCTGACTTCTAACTCTAGTTCTTTCCGCGGCCGGCAGGCTAAAAGATTCTGCATACCAAGCAGGCATTGACTTGCCGCTCTTAAATTCTTTTCTTTTTTCTGGGGTAACCTCGTCTGTTTTCTTAAGGGGAGGAAGTCCCTTAAGCCAAAGACAGGTTCTTTTTTCAAATGGGTCTCCAAACCAATAGGGTTGAATTATTTGGTCTGGCTTTCTATATTGCGTAGACATAATTCCTACGGGGTTCTCAATCATTATGTGGTCGCAATCGGCTTCTACAAAAGCCATAAAAAACTTAATAGCTTCTTCTCTCAACTTATATCTTTCTCTAGCCTTATCTCCATATTTCTCAATATTAAACCATCTATTACCAGTTGTAGTTAAGTAAGTACAAGGAGGGTGTGCAATTATTAAATCCCATCTATCAATATGATAAGAATCACCACTAAGGGTTTCAAAATCACAATTTCCATTCAAAAGCGGCAATACATCTTGCTGTATATGCCACTCAGGGTGGCCGCCAGATGGTTTAATAATATCGCATGAGAAAGCTAGATGACCGCGCGCCCTAAAGGCACTGCAAACGCGTTGGGACTCTTCACAAGCAACTAAAACTTTCATTTATGCCTCCTTAAAAACCAAGGGTATCATCTTGAACTTCATAGGCTTCAATAAAGATTTGAGGAGTATATCTACCTGCCCATTCATTCAAATTCGGCTTACCAATCAAATTAATTTTAATTTTACCCATTGTTTCTAATTGATGGATTAAATCTTTTGCAAAAAACTTCATATAGGCGACACCGAACTTTGTAATTTTCAAAGTATCCTTATTCTTGCCCATAATCTGATAGTCATCTTTTGTAACATTTAAGTCATGAACATAGATAAAAGGTTGGTCATTGCCATGGCCCCAAACATCTTCATAATTAGCTAAATCAAAGACTATATCAGCTATATCTTTATCCGCAGCCGCGCGCACAAGATTCACGTCAAATACGTCTTCACCAAAATCAAGGTCAGCTAGCTTTTCATTGGCATATGCATGAAAGTCTCTAAGGTTTTTGTCTGCGATACTACAGCCGGCCGCATTAGCATGGCCTTGGACATATTCAAAATAGCCACTATTAGTTAAGAAGGCTTTAAGGTCGCTCAGTGCGCAGTTATCAACGTTTCTAATTGAGCCTCTATCAAAACCTTCAGGGTTAAGTCTTGCAACAATTGTGGGTCTCTTATACTTCGCGGCTAGCTTCATCGCAAGCAATCCATTAAGTTCAGAAGGAAGTTTGTCTTCATCTTCAAGTCTTACAAACAGAACTTTATTATCTAAAAGTCCATATTTATAAATTCTATCTTCAAATTTATCAACATTACTATCTAGAATTTTATTTTGACGGTTGCGCGCATTAGCACATTCTCTAACACTCTCAACTGCGCGAGCCTCAAGAGTACCTTTCGCGCCCTTTTTGCCGCTAGGAATTAACTCATCTCCATGAATAAAGGCTTCAAAAAGACGAATTTTCTCTTCCATTGTACCAGTTCTAATCATTGCATTTATCATTGGTACAACATAAAAAGCAACAGTAATGGGATTCACCTTTCCACCCATTGAGTAAGATTGTTTTTCTACTATAGTTTGGAAGAAAAGATTTTTTATATTTCTAAATCCCATATAACAAATAAGACGATTTTCAAGAGTTGTCACGGACCCCATATCGGCGCAGACACCAAGTGCTGCGAGGTCTAAATAATTATCAGCGCCTTTTTCATATTCAACAGAACATAATTCATCTACTGCACGGCAGAACTGATAAGTTACACCTGCGCCGGTTAGTTCCTTATTTGGATAATATTTAGATGTTTGATTATTAATTATAATAGCGTTTGGGCTAACTTCGCAATCAAGTTCATGATGGTCAAGTATTAGAACTGGGCAATTTAATCTTTCGTGATACTCCTTATCGTTTGAGCTTGAATCTGGGCAGATTATTAAACCCCAATCTTCATCAGCAACATCATCAATATGGTCTTCAAGTCCATGCTGTTTCCCGGAGTGAAGACGATAGTGTAGATTAGCATCTGGGTCTAAATACTTAATATATAGATAGATGATTGCCGCGGAAGTATAACCATCAACATCGCTATCAACAATTATTAAAATTGGCTTATCTTCGTCCAAAGCTTTTGCAAGTGCATCTACACCAGCTTCAATATTATCAAGAAGCTTATAATCACATAAACAAGTTTTAGAATCTGGATGCAAGAAACTATTTATATCTGTGATACCTCTTGCGCGAAGTAAATTCTTTCCATAATCATTTTTAAAGTTCTCATTCACTAAACGGTACTTCATCACTACCTCCTATTAATTCTATATTATTATATAAACATTGAAATTTTTGAATACAAAAGTCCATGTGGTAATGACCAAAGTACCACTTTTTAAAACTAGTCTGCGCCGCAACCTGCTCCAAGAAAAGTGTTAATACATCAACCTCATAATATTGGCTAATTGCTTTTTGAATTGAAGCAGGCGCGCAGTGTGTCAGTATATAATCAACTTTCCACTTATTTTGCTCAAGATTATAAAGAGCTTCTTCATATTCTGCATAATTCGGCATTTCTTGCGGCCACCAGGTGACGTAATCGCGTCGGATTTCTCTATCGTGCGATGTAGCGCCGCCCATTGTAAAGATTTTAAGCCCATCAATTGTAAAGACTTGTCCTCTTGTTAAATGAAAAATAGAGTCACTAACTTGACGCACAACTCCTCCAAACTTATTTTGAGAAGGAAATTGATAGAGAAGTTCAAAATTCTCATGGTTTCCATCTACAAACAATGTAGTCCAAGGCTTTTCATCAAGCCAATGGCGCCACCAATAATCTTCTCCATTATTATTCCAAACAAGTCCAAAGTCGCCGCAAATTATTACATAATCATCTTTTGTAAGCTCTTTTCCTTGTGGGAAGTTATCTGAACTCAATTTATTCATTGTCAGGGAACCATGAGTATCCCCTGTAACATATATCACTTAATTTTCACCCTTTCCCTAAGTAATTGATTAAAGACTTCTTCTCCTTTATCCACTGGAGAATCTTTCATTTCTAATCTATTATGAAAATCATAGATAAAAGAAAAATTCCCATAATTAGAATATTTTTCTCCTAATTTCTTTAGCTTATTAAAATATTTATCATCTAATCCTTCTTCTTCTTTATCAAAACAAATTATAAACTCTTTCGGTGCGCAAGACTTCATTAAAATATCAATTTGAAACTTATTAATTGAGCTGCCGCAAACTGCGACTCCACAATTGGGTCGCGCGAATCCATCGGCAATCAAAACACTCTTTTCACCTTCAAACAAACATACATATCCATTCTTTTGAATATTATCTTTTGTTTTATCTAATCCATAGAGATTTAGACTTAATGGATGCTTATACCATTTCTGTTCAATTTGAACCGGCATATATTTACCTATATTTTCAACTTCCCACGCATTCAGCGCCCGCCCTCTAATTCCAACTAATTCACCATTCTCATTATAGTGCGGAATTATAATTTTATTCTGAGAAATTGAAAATCTAATATTAAACTTATCCATAGTTTCCTTAGAAATTCCTTCTTTTATCCATTGAGATGGATAAATTTTTTCAAAAACATCTAATACACCATCTGGATAAACTTCTAACTGCCTTTCGCGCGCCTTGCGCTTGTACTTATCTCCAAGAAATTCTCTTTTTTCGACTTCAAGACCTTCTTTTCTTTTTCTTTTTGTTACCAAAAGATAAACATCATTATACCAATCGTAATCAATGCCGCGCGTCTTATAAACTTGTTCAATAAACTTAAAAACGCTCATGCCGCCGTCTTCAGTATAACAATAGAAGAAATGATTATCACGATAATAATAAAGTTTCATTGAGGCATTATCAACTTCTATATTATGACAAATTGTTGGAAATATAATTGCTTCTGGAGTCATTTTATAATCATTAACTCCAAAATATTTCATTAAATCAATTATATCTTGTTCAGTTAAATCTTCAATTACTTTATTCCAGTCCATTATTCTTCAATTCCTTATTTAACTTATCCATTAATTCGCCAATTTCTTTTTTATTTTCTTCAACTTCCCAAGATATAACATTAACCTCATCTTCATTAAAGAAGTCTTGAACTGGTTCAAGCCGACTATCAGTTATAAACAAATCTCTTTTTTTCATTGTGCCGCCGTCAAAATAAGACCAAATCCTAACTTGAGTCCACGCGCCACTTCTAACCTTAAATATATCAGTTACAAGGTTCGGCTTCTGAATTGAAAGCTTATCTAATACTTCTAATTCTTCATTTGTCGGTCTAGTACAAACACAAGCATTATCAGCTTTATTAATAATACTGCGGCTGCCCGCGATAACGCCTTCATTTTTTATATCTCTATTATCTTCAATTTTTGCATTAACCTGAGTTGATGTAAACACTGCCACATTTAATTCAATTGCGAGGTCTTTTAATGCAGTTGAAAACATTAACAATGCTTCATCATTTCTAATATTAAATCCTCTAAATTCAGCCAATAACATCGGATTAATAAAGATATAATCAAAGAATACATATCCAATATCATGCGTAAGACAATTCTCTCTAATCATTGTCTTCGCGAGTTCAATTGTCGGGTTCGGCATTCTTACAATCTGGAAGTTCTCACTATAAGTCTTTATAATCTCTTTCGCTTGATAAATTCTCATAGTTTCTTCTTTTGTGAAATTTCCATATTTGAATTTACTTTCATTTACATCACTTAAATAAGCAATAATCATTTTCAGTAATTGTGAAAGCTTCTGCTCGGTTATTATAAATAAAACTCTCTCACAATTTCCTTCCATAATCCAAGAAGCTGTAGAACTATCATATCTAATTGGGTATGCCAAAACACAGGCATCAGCAACAGCTTGCCTGGTCTTAAATGTACCACTCGGCGCGCTCCTAATCGTGAGGGCTCCGCGCTCTGCACCATTTATTATTTTGTTGAAGATTGCACCCTGAACTGGGAGTCCTATTTCATCAGGACTACCAAATCCTTCTACTATTTCGTCAATTTCATCTGCGGCAGTCCAACTTTCAACTTCTTCAGACTTAGAATATTCATTCTCAAGCTTTAGAATTTTCTTTTTTATTATTGCAATAATATCTTGAATTGAAAGGTCTTCAAATGCTTGATTGACTTCAATCGCGCGGACATCAGTTAAATCTTCAATATAAATATCACTTATATCAATTCCTTGCTTCTGAAAATCACTTAATAGATTTAACTTTTTTAGCTTATTGTAATAATAAGGAAAATTCTCCTCATTTGAATATTCTTCTATATCTTGAAGATATTCTATTCCGTTGTTGTTGGAAAAAGTTTTTGCCGCACTTTCATTTGTACTTAAGTAGTTTTCAACATCAAAAGCAGAAATTTTCTTCGCGCCATTATAATATAATCCTTGAATTGCGCCAAAGATATATCGTTCAAAACGTGTTGGAAAATCTGCCGTTGTAAGTCTATACTTATCAACTTCACTTAAATACTGTGGACTTTTTAGAAGGCATCCAAGGACTTGCTGAATACATTTCTTGTCAACAAATGCCATTCCAATACTCCTTTACTTAAATATCTTCAAGAGAAACTGCTTTCTTCTTTCTAATTGTTGCCTTTTTAGTCTGGCCGACTACATTAACTCTTTGCATCATTTGCTCTCGCGCCTGTTGCTCTATTCTTTCAATTATTGTTGAGTCGCGCCTAAAACGTTCTGTCCAATAATTGCAACTATCTTGATAGACTAATGAAACAATACCAATGCCGCCTTGACTCTTATCCTTATCGCCATGAGTTATATCATAAAAATATCTCATAGCAAAATAAATACCTTTTGCGGTTTTCTTTTGCTTCAAATAATTAGTCCATTGAGATGTTAGTTTCTTCCAATCAATCGGTGCTTTTACTATGTGATTAAGATAATATTTAAGTGCCTCAAACCATTCTTCATCACTTAGCTTTGCTTCCAAATCTCCTTGTTTTCTTGCCCACTGGTCATAACAACCTTTATGATAATAATGATTTACCGATGGCATTATCCACGGCTCTTTCTCAGTGTCGAAGACTTCGCCACACGCTCTGCACTTAACACGATGTGCCATTTAATCACCTCATTTCTTTCTAATTTAATTATACCATAAATTTGAAAAAAATGCAAATTTAAAGGAGTAGGTATACACCTACTCCTCTAAACCTTCGGTAATATTGAATTAAAGGGACTTCATTTCCGCGATTGCAAGTTCAAATAAATCTTGCTGGTCTTCGGTAATTTCAGAAAGTCTTATAGGATGCCCAAAAATCTCAGTAACATACTTCATAATTTTTTCTGCATTCTTTTCATCTTTCTTTACAAGAGTTTCCCAAAGAGCACGACCTTCAGCAACAGTTTCTTCAAAAGGACGCCCTTCTTCTTTCTTAGGAGCTTCTGTCGTAACAGAAGCACCGGCGCTAACTTCGGCATCTATCGCGCGAACAATTGCGTCCTCAAGGAACTTATATCCAAATGGAATCCGCGCGTCAAGATGCGCCCAACGAGAGCCAGCTGTTATGGTAGGGGTGGCTTTTGTGAGAAGCCAACGCTGACTCTGTCCATTTTCATCCCAGGTTTGCTGAATTACACCAATAACATCAACAAGACTATTAACAATCGGTAAACAACGCTTATCCAGGTCAGGCTTCATGGCAATTATATCAACATCGTCTTTAGTGCCGACAGTTGTTTCTTTGACATGGCAAGTAAGAATAAGACCATAGTCTAACATAATAAATGCACGAAGTGTATTAGCGAATTCATCGTCACGGGCTTTATAGCCAGCTCCATAAGGAATTTCGCCAATCTTGCTAACGCCATTCTGCGCGCAAATGAACTGTGTGCAGAGGTCCCAAGCGACACTTATTGTATCAAAAGCTACATTATCATACTTTGCCTTAAGTTCCTCTTTCTTTAACTGTTGGAGATACATCTTAATGTCGCTCCATTTAGTAATAGGAACCTTATAAACACCTGGATGAGCATTGTAACCATTTTCTAGGTCGAAGATGAGGGTACGCGGACTAGTCGCGCACCACTCACTCTTACCTATTTTCGGCTGGCCGGCAAGAAGAATAGTCTTGCCAGACAGACTTTTATTTATCACGGAAGGTTCAAGGTCAAGTAAGTTTACTGCCATTTAAACCCTCCTTAGAAGCCCAGGTCTATCCTACCTTTCGAGTCTGCGGCGGGCGCATTTCTCGTCTTGCTAGTAGAATTAGCGGCATCTTCCTTCATCTTATCCAGACGAGCCTTTCTATCAGCAAGGGCTTCCTTTATATCACTTATATCATAGGCACGCTCACCATCAAGCGGAGTGGCAGAACCACCCGTAATGACCAGCTCGCTCACGGAGAAGGTACGAACAGTCTCCTGCGGCTCACCAAAGTCAACCTCCTTAACAACAGTCTCGGTGCGAGAACTGAAGTTCAGGCGGCCGATGGCGCTAACAGTGTCATTCTCATTCCAATACTGGTCAATTGCCTCAATAACCTTTGGATTGGCAGTGATGAACTCAACGACATCAACCTTACCACCAAACTGCGGCAGAACGCCAGTAACCTTATAACGACCAGTCTCAACGCCTTCCTTATTAACCTCGGCGCACTTCTTACCAACAACGAAAGTTGCAGTAAAAGTAGCCTCAGGCTTCATGTCGGCCTGACTAATCTTCGTAACAAAAGACGCATTAATGCGAGGATAAGACGAAATCTCACCCATGCGGTTCGCGAACTCGTTTACAACAATCTTACCATTCGTAATACGAACAGCATCGGCGCCCTGCACACTGCCGGCGGCCGCAATCGAAGTAAACTCATTCTTAATCTTCTCAATGCTCTGATAAGCGGGATTCTTGCCACCCTTGTTGGTTATCTCGGATGCAAACATATGAACAGGAACCTCAAGCATAACGGCCTCGCCATTAATAACCTGATTGACCTGAATCTTAATGGTACCACCGATTGAATTAATCATCTCACCAGTGGACTTCTTCTTAAAAGAACCGTAGTTTAAATCAACTTCAGACAGTATACCCTCAATACGAACATTATTTTCAGCTTCTCTAATCATTATTTTCTCCTTTTTTGTTTCAGTTTAGGTTCTTTTAACTAAGTAAGTAAAAGGGGTAGTTGCCTACCCCTATATATTACTCAGCGACGAAAGCCTCGCCAGCGGGAGTCAGCTTGACATAGGTCACAGGACCATCATGACCCTCGACCTCAACCTTCTCACGGATGCAAAGCTCCTTCTTGCAAAGGTCAGTAACGTTAGCATTGATAGAGCGAGCGGTACGACCCGTCGCGTTGACTATCTCATCAATAGAAACACGGCCACCATTGCCCTTCACATAGTTAAAAACCGCAGCGCTCTTCTCAGTAATCTTAATTCCTTCAGCCATTTTTTTCAATCTCCTTTTTTAATAATTTTTTGCCATTTGATGGCCTTTTTATTTTTTGAAAGCCTCTTTTGACTTTCTAAATATATTATAAACTAAATTTGGTAAAATTTCAAATTTTAAGTCCTTATAAATTTGCTATTTCTTTTATTTTTGAATTTTCAGGAAGTTTAATCGCGCGTGCGCCCTGAGTACCACGAGAAAGCTGTGGTATATCAGCTAGACGAATACGAATTTGAGAAGTTTCGGCGGTTACTAATATGTCTCCAGCGCCGGCCACTGGTAGAAAATCACATAGATTATCAGTCTTTTGGATTTTAACACCCTTAGTGCCGCGCCCTGTTGTCCGAAATTCAGAAAGCTCAGTTCTCTTTATATATCCATCTTCCGAGATGGAAACAACTTCCTTCGCGTCAGAACCTATAGCCCGCGCGCTAACAACGTAATCAAAACTATCTAACTTTATTCCAATAATACCTTTTGCGGTGCGTCCTATTGGTCTAATATCCTTTGTTTCTATTATAATAAAGTTACCAGATTTGGTTGCAATTCCAAGTTTCTCTTCATTCATAAAGAGGATTGAAGTAACTTCATCACCCGTATTTAACTCAAGTGCTTTAAGTCCATTCTTCGCGCGCTTTATATTATATTCTGAAAGAAGACTCTTCTTTAACATTCCATTTTTAGTAATGAAAAGAATGTGGCGCGCTGGATTAGAATTTGAAAGATTCGTAAGCGCGCAAACTCTTTCATTTTGCGAAATAGAAAAAAGACTTTCAATCACAATCTTTTCTCCTATGGAAAGTGCATTAGCTTCATAAGCATAAACATTTCCAGTTTGTGTAAAGAAGAGAAGGTTGTCGGTATTTTGGCAAGTCGTTGAGGCTATTACATACTCACCCTTATCAAGCTTAAATTTTGAGCCTACACCGCCGCGTCTCTGTGAATAGAGGGAAGAAGTTTCTTCAAGGAAAAGATTATTTTGATTAGTAAGATTTACCATTAAAGATTTAACTTCTATTGTCTCATCATTATTTTCAGAGAGGTTTAAAATTGTGGTGCGGCGCGTATCTCCAAATTTATTGGCGACCTCGCGCAATCCTTTTTCAATCTCCTTTTTGAGGAGATCGGGATTATCAAGTATCTGCTGAATTGAGGCCGCGCGCTCTGTAAGCTCATTTTGTTCGCTAACTAACTTAGTTATATCCAGTTTACTCAGTTTAGAAAGCTTTAAGTCCAAAATTGCTTTTGCCTGAGCCGCATTAATTTCCAAAAGTTTTTGGAGGGCGAGACTCGCCGTTGTTGTGTCGGCCGCCGTCTTAATTGTCTGAATAACCTCATCAATCATATCGTAGGCTTTAAGTAATCCTTCAATGATATGAAGTCTATCTTTAATTTTCTTGAGGTCAAACTTAAATCCATTTGTATAGACAATGGTTTCATGGTCAAGATGCGCCTGAAGCAGTTCTTTCCAAGTGAAGACTTTGGGAAAGCGCCCATTCTCCAACATCGTAAAATTAACAGAATAGTAAGATTGAAGGGAGGTTTCTTTAAAAAGGGTTCTAAGAACTTTATCTGGGTTAGCATTACGCGTTAAATAAATTTTAATGTTTGGCGCCATACCAGTAAGGTCATTGAACCGATCAATACCGGGGTTCTTTTCACTATTTATAATCTCTTCAAGTTCTTTACAAATTGTTTCTGTATAAACCATGTAGGGAATTTCAGTTACAATAAAGCATTTTTCTTTGGGATCATAGTCAACTTTACTGCGTAACTTACAAGCAAAACCATGTCCCTCACGATGGCTTTCTTTGACCTCATTTGCGTTGAGGAGAATTGCGCCAGTTGCAAAGTCCGGAACACAGTAAATTTCCTCAAAATCAATCCCTGGATTCCAAAGTAGCTTTATTAAAGCTTCATTCAACTCTTTTAAGTTATACTGAGGAATACTGGAAGAAGCACCTACCCCTATTCCATATGAACCATTGACGAGATTGAAGAACCCTTTAGAGGGTAAAATCATTGGATATTGTTCAGTATTGTCGTAGTTATCACGCCATTCCTCTATTGTGTCTTTCTGAATATCAGCAAAGAGGTACTCAGCAAGAGGGGTAAGGCGCGAAGCTGTGTAACGAGGCGCGGCCCAACTGCCGGCCGCCAACAGCGTACCATAAGAACCTTCAACCTCAATTAGAGGATAGCGCATAGCAAAAGGCTGCGCCGCCCTCATTATGACACCTTCGGCGCTGGAATCGCCATGGATATACATACGGAAAACAGAACTGATTGCTTTTAGAGTCTTTTGATAGGGTTTAGAATGGATAAATTTATCAGTATAAAGGCAATAGAAGATTTGACGAGCCGAAGGCTTCATACAATCACGGGCATCGGGAAGTGCGCGGCTCTGTAGAACGGCTCCTGCGAATTGAAGAAAACTATCTTTAATTATTGGTGTTAAGTTTTGTTCCATTCTTTACTCCTTAATCTCCGAAAAGTCAATATTTTCCCAAATAAATTCATGCTTTGACGCGGAGTCTTTTCCCATCAGTTGCTCTAACAGTATAAGACTTTCTCCATCCTCTTCCAATACATCAATTCTTTGAAATTCTTCCGTAAACATACTTCTACGTGCTTGTTCTGGGTTGAGGGCGCCAAGTCCTTTATTGCGCTGGACTTCACCTTTAATCTTGCCACGGGCCGCATTGAACTCTTCATCAGTAAAATAATAATCTTCTTTACCTTTATTCTTTACAATATAGAGCGGTGACCTTACCCAACAAAGTCGTCCTTCCTCAATAAATTTTGGAGCAACTTTATAAAGCGCGCACATTATCAGAAGTCCAATTGCATAGCCATCAGCATCAGCATCGGTTAGAATTCCAATTCGTCCGTAACGAAGCTTCTTCCCATCATACTTTCCAGGCACAATATTCATTGCACTTAAAAGTAATTTAACTTCTTCATTCTGATAAAATTTCTCCTCTTCATTTGCAAAAGCATTTATCATTTTACCACGAAGAGCCAGAATACCATATTTCTTTTCATCGCGCGCCATAGCTATTGAAGAAGCCGCGCTAAGTCCCTCAACAAGAAGTAGGGTTGAATCTTGTCCAAGAAATTCTGCATCTTTTAATTTATCACTTGCAAAAACTTTCTTTTTCTGATTCTTTTCTACATCCTTTGCTGCTTCTAGAACTTGCCGGCGCGCCTTTTCAGCAGCGGCTTCGGCTTTCATTTCTTTTGTTAGTAAGTCAAGAACTTTATCAAACTCATCTTTGTGACGTCTCTCAAAGTCTTCCAACATTTGAGTAGTTGCACGCTGACAAAGCCCTCTTAGTTCAGGATTATTAACCTTTGTTTTTGTTTGATTTGCAAAAGAAGGATTTGGAACCTTACAACTGACTGCATAGAATAAACCTTTTCTTAAAATTTCGGGATTGGCTTCACCTTTTAGTTTTTTCTTAAAAAAGTTTGTAAGGGCAGTTTTAATACCCGTAAGAGAAGTGCCGCCTTCAACATTTTCAAGACCATTTGTAAAAACGTGCCAAGTTTCAGAGCGACTATCTGTCCATTCCATTACTATTTCGGCTTCAATTCCGTCTTCTTGGACTTCAATTTTAAGAGGAGTTTTATTAAGAGCGCGGCCGCCTTGTTCTTTCATAAAATCGGTTAGACCATTTTTAGAAAGGTAAGTAACCTTTTCATTTGTAATATGGTTATGAAGAATAAAGGAAACTCCTTTTGAAAGATAAGACCAGTTTTGGCACATACTTTTTATTTCTTCAAAATCTATTGAAATGGGTTCAAGATTATAGACTTCTGGAGAAGGAATAAATTTAACTACTGTGCCGGTTTTATTTTCTTTTAAAGGAGAAACAGTAAAGCTTTCCTTAATTCCTTTATTTAGTTTTAGATAACCACATTGTTTATCACGATAACTCCAAACTTCAAATTTATCTGAAGAAAGCGCAACACCTTTCGCGCCGATACCATTCATACCTGCGACATTTTGAAAAATTTTATCATCAAACTTCGCGCCTGAGTGCGCCATTGTGTAAATGGCTTCAAGAGCTTCTGTCCCATCTTCTCTAATTCCAAACGGACAGCCGCGGCCCTCATCGGCAATAGCAATACAATTTCCTTCATAAAGGTCAACATAGATTTTATTGCCGAAACCCATTGTCGCTTCATCTATTGAGTTTGTAATAATTTCTCTGACACATTGAAGGACACCTTGGTTATCCGCGCTACCCATATACATGGCAATGCGCGAACGGATTGCAGTGCGGAAATCAAGGGTTTTTATGTCATTTGCATTATATTCCATTTATTCAACTCCTTTTGTCTATCTCTTATAGCATAGACAAAATTTCTAAAACTTTCAAATTTTAATGACCGAATGGCTCAATAGAAATCCAATGAAAGGTTGAGTCATCCCACTCAGGTTCTTCTATTTTTTTAAAATATTCATCTATCGGTATAAAATGTTCTCGTTTTTTTTCTGCACAGTCATCGCACCATGGACAAATCCAACCTGTTGAAATTTTCGTAGCAGGTGCGCCGCAAATAAAACAAGTCCGTGCGCTCAAATCTTCATATTTTCGAATTATTTGATTAAGTCTTTCTTTAATAGATTCTGGAACAGAACTATCATACCAATGAAGATAACCGAATTTCTCTTTAATTTGTAAAATTCTATATTTATAGACCCAGTCAGCCTCTTCAAGTAACTTCTGAATTTCCTCACACATCTGTTCTCCAAAAGCTTTGCGCCAACCATCTGGCATTGCGTCGAGTTCAGTCCAACTATAATCAAAATCTTCGATTTCTTCGTCTGTCCAACGATTGCGCGGAATAAGCCAGGGAAACATTAGACAAAGCCAATGATTATGGTCTTCAGTACCGACTGGCGCGTCTCTAAGGTCATGAAGCCAATCTAAGTATTCATTACTCATTATTAAAACTCCTTTTCTCCTATTATTCTATATTTATTATACTAAAAATTTATAAAAAAATCAATTTTTTTAAGTCATTTATTATTTTTGTATAAAATATACAAATTTGACAAGATTGCGTTGGCTAAATTTGTTAAATTTATACAAAAATTATTTCTACTTTATAATGGTGGGGGAAAATGAAATATATTTTTTACAATCCAAATCCTTTAGGTTTATCAGTTGGAGATTGCACAGTGCGCGCAATTTCAAAAGTGACAGGTCTTAATTGGCAAGAGACTTATCTTTATTTACTAATCCAAGGTTATATGATGTCCGACATGCCTTCAGCCAATAGAGTATGGGGAGAACTCCTAAAAAGCTTTGGTTTTAAAAGACAACTCTTGCCAGACACCTGCCCAGATTGTTATACAATACGCGATTTTTGCCGTGATAATCCAATTGGTACTTATCTTTTAGGAACAGGAGAACATGTCGTCGCAGTAATCGACGGAAACTACTACGATTCCTGGGATTCAGGAAACGAAATTCCAATTTATTTTTTTGAGAGGTTAGAACAATGACTTACAATTATTATCAACAGCCATATGGCTACAACTCAAACTACACTTTACCTTCTCAGCAAAATTCTTATCAACCCTATCAAAGTTATCAATCATCGCAACCAAATCCCAATAATGGCTTTAATTGGGTTCAAGGAGAATTTGCTGCTCGCGCCTTCAACGTAAATCCTGGAAGCAAAGCTCTTCTTTTAGACTCAGAAAAAGATGTCTTTTATATTAAATCAGTTGATATAAATGGTACTCCTGCGCCGCTTCGTATTTTTGAATACAAAGAAGTTTTTGCAGATGGCGCTAATATGTCGCAAGCAGGACAAGAAAATCCTCAATATATTACAAAGAAAGAATTTGAGGAACGCATTGCTGAAATCGAAGAATTATTAAAGTAAGGAGGCAACAATGGCTAATTCAATTTTAAGTTCTTTATCCCCCGCTTTTAGCAGCGGTGTTAATGGTTTTCTTTCGCATTTAGATGAGTTTAATAACTTTAAAAATAATTTTAGTGGAAACCCACAAACTGAGGCGCAGAAATTGCTTCAGTCTGGGAAAATGTCTAAACAACAGTTTCAACAATATGCTCAATTAGCTAATTTAATTCGTCCATTAATTGGATGATAAAAAATATTATATAGGAGGTATATTATTATGGCTTTAACGAATGGCGAATTAAGCGCGGCTGATATCGCGGCTGTGACTGGAGGTAACGGCGGTAACGGCTGGGGTGGCGATGGCGCTTGGTGGCTTATCGTCCTGTTCCTCTTCGCTCTTGGCGGTCGAGGCTTTGGCTTCGGAGGGAATGGCGGTGGAGACGGCGGTTATGCTACCTCTTCTGAAGTGCAGCGTGGCTTTGACCAGAGCGCCGTTATGTCTGCTTTAAGTGGCATCAATACTGCTCTGGCCGGCGCGGAAGTTTCTAGGTGTAACACTCAAGCCAATATCCTTGGCGCGATTAATGGGTTACAGACGGGTCTTTCTTCTCAGTTAGTTCAAATGCTCATGGCACAACAAGAGTGCTGCTGCGAAAACAGATTAGGTCTTGCTAATCTGAACTCGACAATTCTGGCCGAGAACTGCGCCGACCGCGCGGCTCTGTCTGACGGTATCCGTGATATTCTGACTAATCAGAACATGGGTATTCAGAGGATACTTGACCAGATGTGCAACGATAAGATCGATGCGAAGAACGAAAAGATTGCTGACCTTGAGCGTCAATTGACGATGGCGAACCTGGCTGCTTCTCAGGGCGCGCAGACCAGCCGCATCCTGGCGGATAACGCGGCCCAGACTGCGGCACTTGAGCAGTATCTCGCTCCTGTCCCTCGTCCGGCTTACATTGTGCAGAATCCCAATGGTTGCGGATGCAACTATAATGGCGGAAACTGCTGTGGCTCTTTCTAATTAGGGGGTATTACAATGGCGGAATTTACAAGTAATGCGGTTCAAACTGTGGCCGCTGGGCAAAATGTCTTGTTTACCGAAACCGCTGTGCCTTGCAATAGAGGATATGTAATTCATAGAGAAGGCGCCGGTATAGTGACTTTGCGCGGAATTGTTAATAACCCTTGTGCGTGTTTTGCGAGATATAAGATTTTCTTTGGTGGTAATATAGCTATTCCTACCGACGGCACTGTTGGCCCAATTTCTGTTGCTTTAGCGATAGATGGGGAAGCAATCCCAACCAGCTCTGCAATTGTGACCCCAGCCGCGGCTGGAGACTTTTGGAATATTGCAGAGGCTTTATTTGTAACAGTACCAAAGGGTTGCTGCTATACAATAGCCGTTGAGAATACTAGTGACCAACCAATTGAAATTCAAAACGCGAATTTAATTGTAGAAAGAACTGCATAGGAGGTAAAAGAGAAAATGGATAAATATACAGTTGATGCTCTTAAGGCCATGTTATGCAGAGAGTTAGATGAATCTGTAATGAGAGGAATTAAAACCTACCAGGATTTAGATAACGTCAAAGATACGACTGAGGCGCTGAAAAATTTATATAAGATTGAGAAGCTTTCAATGGAAGAACCGATGTATAGTCAGCGCGGAGGCCAAGATGGCGGAAATTATATGATGGGTAATTCCTATGCTAGACCTGGTGAAGGTGGCGGAAATTCTCGTATGTATGACCCATATCTAATGGAACGGCGCTATAGTGGCACTGATGGAAAAGAGCAAATTATTAAAGAATTACATCGACTTATGGAGAACACAGGAGATGAGAGAATGAAAAGTACTCTTATGGAATGTGTTGGGAAGATGGAAAAGATGTAAGGAAGAAGTTGAGAGAAGGGAGAAGAAACTCCCTTCTCTTTTTTATAGAGTTAATGGGATATTGGTTTACTTTTTATTAGTAAGATGGTGACATTTTTTAATAAGGAGGCTTATAGAATGGCAATTAAATTATTAGCTGTTAATGATGTTTATAATATAAGAGAAGCCAAATATATAGTTGATGAAGAAAATGAGAAGGATTTAATACCGGATGAAGATAAGGTTCAAGGTACTAAGGTTTTAGTTATTAAAGGAAATAAGGAATATAGAATGGATTCTGCTGGGAACTGGGTTGAAACTACGAAAGTTCTTAGAGTTGTTGCCGTAGTAGGCACAGCAGAAGTCGAATAAGGAGGTAATTATAAATGTCATATACACCGAATAATTGGCAGACTGGAGACATTATTACGGCGCAGAAACTTAACAATATGGAAAGTGGAATCGCGGCCGCAAGTAGCAGCGGCGGCACGGAGATTTTGTACTTTTATATGCAGTATCCCGCAAGTTTCTTCCATGACCCCAACGACGGAGAAGAAACCCCGCTGACCGTTGCCCAAGTGACCGCCGCGCTTGTGGACAACCCGACCGCGTATGCTTTTCTCCCGATGGAAGTGCCTACCGCTCCCGTTTTCGGGGCGGTCGTCCTTGGGCATCTCGTTCTCAACTATTTTGTAGACGATGCAACGTCGCTGACCCTCTACAACGTAGATTGTGACCCGTACGACCCGATGGGCGGTGTTTCGACACCCCACACTATCGCTTATGCGGAAGCGGGCGGCGCAGTTGTCGAAGACCCCATAGGCGAGTCTATAGACTAACCGCAGGAGGTAAAAAATGGCTATTCAACTTGAAAAAGAAAATGGTAAATTTAATATATATGAACAGCACTTTTTAATTGATAGTGCCGCGGATCTTCAAACTCTTGAGAGTGAATATAGTTGCCATCAAGGTGATAAAGCCGAATTGCCAGATGGAAGCTATTATATAAGGCATTCGGATGACTATCAAGGAGAAAAATGGGAGTTAGCAAAGAGTTCTAGTGGCGGTGGAGGAGGCGGCTCTGACCTACCCGCTGTGACTTCGGCTGATAATGGCGACCTGCTCGGTGTGGTGAACGGCGCGTGGGGCAAAACTGACCCGCCGTATAGTGTAAGTGAAAGCCTACAGACCATTATAGCCCAGCAGACTTTGGAAACTATGGATATGGGCGGCATTTATCTTGCTCAAATATCCTGCGATACGCCGCCCGAAAACGGAACGGCGTGTGTTGTTACGCTGAACGGCACAGACTATGAGCTGACAGCCGCTGAAGCTGGAGCTATGGGTGGCGGGACGGCGGTATATTTGGGTGTGCTGAACGGCGAGACCCCCGATTTTACCGATTATCCATTTTTTATGGCGTTTGCGCAAGGTATGGCGATAATATATGCTACTTCTGCTAATCCAGTAATTAAGGTGCAGGGCGTATTGAAAGAGGTTACACCTGCTGATGATTTTAGCACCGCCGTGCATAATGCGATGAGCGACATTATAGACACCCCGCTCCCCTATGTTCTTGTGCTTGAATGGGACAGTATCACATCTGCTTATGTGCCAAAAGATATCACATTTGAAGATGCGGCATCGGCAATAGAAATGGGACACAGTAACACATACCGACCTACAATGCTTTATTTTGCCTTTGGCGGATACAATGGTTATTTCGCTCCCGCAAATGTTGTCCGTTTGACTGGGTATAATGGCATCTGGGCTGATTTCGTGCATAAAGGTTTATCCAATTCAAGCCTTTACTGGGCACACATTGAATGGACGGAAGCAGACGGCGTAGTAATTACAGAGACAAAGATAACTACCACCTCGACCACCTAACCCCAGCAACATAAAGAATAGTGAAGTTTATAATATTTTAGTTACAAACTCAGGGCTTAACCCTAATGCTAACTTTATAAATTAAAGAAATTTGATTTTTCCTCCTATTTCTGTTATAATAATAATAGAAATAGGAGGAATTTATATATGAATAATTATGAACTTTATGATAAAATAATCTCTGCAACTTATACAAATCTAGCAATAGAAGCCATAAATAACAAAGGTATCTATTTTAACTATTTCACTACTAATTCTCCGACTAAAAAGGTTTTTTTAAAAGTCGCTTTTATGGTCGCAAATTTTGAAAATGTTAAAATTTACCTTAATTGTCTCAATCTATCTGACTTCTTAAAAATTGTCTTTGACAATTATTCTTTATGGGATATACTTAGAGGCAAATGTGTACTTCGTCACAGATTTTTACCCAGTTATTCTGGTACTGATATTGGCGCGATTGCTGTCTTTGAAGCAAAAGATTTTGGAACTGATATAGGAATTTTTAAAGAAATTTGGGACGAATATTATGAAACTGACAACAAAAGAACCAGAAAATAAGCCCGTAGAAGGACAGACTTATTTTAATACTAAAGAGCGAAGATTTTATAAATATAAAGAAGGGAAGTGGAGAGAACCAATGGGAATTGAAATCTACACTGATGGAGCAACCTCATCCAATGGATTAGTCGGTGCATATGGCGGCTGGGCGTATATTGTCCTTGAAAATGGTATGAAAATAGCCTCGGGCGCCGACTACGTAAAACCTGCAACAAACAACATCTGTGAACTTCTTGCAATTCTCAATGCTTGTAAGTTCATTGAGCCCAATTTAAAGGAGTTTGATTCTGTCACAATCTATTCAGATTCAGCTTATGTTATAAATTGTATCCATCAAAAATGGTATCGCAAATGGCAAGCAAATGGTTGGATTACTTCTCAAAAGAAGTTCGTAAAAAATAGACCACTTTGGAAAGAACTAATCCCCTTCTTTGAAGACCCGCGCTTCAAATGGGTTAAAGTAAAAGCACACAATGGTAATTTTTGGAATGAAGAAGTAGATAAAATGGCAGTTAAGGCTAAGGAGAAAAATGAAGGTAATAGTAATTAATGGAATGCCACGGTCAGGTAAGTCAACTTTTGTAGAGTTTTGTTTAGAAGAACTTGGCGCCTGGGGCATGGAAGTTTCAACAGTTGACTTCGTCAAAGAGTTAGCTTCAGAATGCGGCTGGGACGGGTCAAAGACACCCGAAAATAGAAAGTTTTTGAGTGACCTCAAAGACCTTTTGACTAATTGGGGAGATGTCCCTTATAAAAAAGTAATGGAAGAAAAAAGAATTTGGGAATTTAGTTTTGAAAACTATGGAATTTCTTCCAAAGACTGTTTCTTTTTTATTCATTGCAGAGAGCCGCAAGAAATTCAGAAGTTTGTAGACCGAATTGGTGCAGAGACTCTTCTTATACGGCGCGCAGAAGTCGAAAATGAACTTCAATCAAATCATGCAGATGCAGAAGTCTTTGATTTTACTTATGATACTGAAATTTGGAATGATGGTAGTTTAAAAGATTTAAAAGATAAGGCGAAGAAATTTTTGAAAGAAAGAGGTTGGAAGAGAAAATGGTAGGAGAAAAAGTGTGTCGGCTTTGTAATAACGGGGAAAAATATGCTACCTTAGAATATGGAGATACTTTATATATAAGTAGTAGTTGGGATGGTGGAATTTCATTTGATTATATTGAACCAGTAAAATTTTGTCCTCTCTGTGGCACAAAATTAAAAGTTGAAAGTGAGGAAGAAGAATGAAAGGATTTGTTGATGGGTACGATTGGGTTAACTCTCCTGCGATGCTTTATTGGAGCTATCCCTCCGGTTATAAGAAAGACTCAAAGGCTGAAATTCGCAATTATATTTTTGGTGGCGATTATTGCGGCGCGCTTAAGGTAGATGGATACTATCAGAGAGCGGTAGTTGACGAAGATGGTAATTGCTTTATGATTGCGCGTAATAAGGATGTTAATGGTAATCCTATTAATAAAATTGATTGGGTTCCGCATCTTAAGCCCTTTTTTGAATCTCTTCCAAAGGGGACTGTTCTTTTCTGTGAAATCTATCTTCCTGGTAATGAAGGTAGCCGTAAAATTACTTCGCTTCTTGGATGCCTTAAAGATAAATGTATACAGCGCCAAGAGGCTGACCAAAAACTTCATCTCTATGTTTTTGATGTTGCCGCCTTCAATGGTGAAAATTATATTAATCTTGGGATGAAACAGCGAGCGGCCAATCTCGACTTACTTCGTGAGCGTTTTCCTAATCCCTATGTTGAATGGGCGACTTATTATTGGGGAAAAGAGCTTTGGGAGCATCTTCAGGATTATCTTGCTGCAGGGCGTGAAGGTATGGTTATTTATCGAAATGACTGCCCGATTTACTTCAAGCGCACCCCTGCGCGCATGACTATAAAAGTTAAAAAAGAAATTAGCGAAACAATTGATTGTTTCTTTACTGGTCATTATCTTCCTGCAACTGAAAAGTACGAAGGCAAGGAAATTGAAACTTGGCCTTATTGGATTAATATAATTACAAAAGAAAAAATTCATGGGCAGAAGTATCTAGATTATTATAATGGCGCGCCGATTGAACCTATTACTAAGCCTTTCTTTAATGATTGGGCTGGAAGTCTTGAAATTGGACTTATAAAGGATGGAAAAGTTGTACCTATTGGTTATCTGAGTAATTTAACTGAGGAAATTAAAGCCAACCCAGACCTTTATAAAGGAAAAGTAATAGAGGTTACCTGTATGGAAATAAATGAAGAAACAGGTGGTCTGCGCCATGCAAAGATGTTAGGTTTTAGGGATGATTTGACAATTAAAGATTGCACTTGGGAGAAGGTATTTCAATGATATTTGAATTAGATTTAGCTTCTTATATAATTGGAGTTCTTACAACTGGAATAATTCTTTTAATTGGCTTTTGGATAGATGATAATTTTAGACCAAGGCCGCCTCGTAATCCATGAGTAATTATGAGGATAAGATTATACAAATACTGCGCGCGGCTTCTATAAAGTTTGAGCGCGAGAAGACTTTTGAGGATTTGCGCCAGGGCCGTTATCGTTTTGACTTCTATCTCCCTGGTCATAAGATTTTAATTGAAGTTGATGGTCAGTTTCATTGGAAGCCAATTCGCGGACGCAAGGAACTACTCGCGCAGCAAGAACGAGACCGGCGCAAGAACTCATACTGTCTCGCGCATGACATCCCTTTATATCGTATTCCATATTGGGAAATTGAAAACCTTCATAACTTCAAAGACTTAATTCAAAAAAAATTTCGTGTAACTTCTCGTTATCACAATGATTATTTGAATGTTCCAAAATAGTGTACCAACTTTCTCTTTTTTCTACTTTTTTAAAGTAGATGGAGGTGAGTTGGATTGTTTGAATTCCTTCAAAGTCAACCCGTTATAAATTTTATAGGCGGTTTGATTATTTTTCTTTTCTTAGTATGGCAAGTAATTGAAAAAGCTTTTGGTAATATTGGTTGGTTCAAAAAGCGGAAGGAAGCTCGTGAAATGGCTCGCCTCTTAAGACAAGAAAAAGAAATTACTGATTTAGTTTCAAAAAATATGCTGCCGCCTATTTTAGAAGAGATTGAAACAATAAATGGTGAGCAAAATAAAAAATTAGATTTATTGGTTAAATCAAGTAATGATACAATGCGACTTGAACTTTTGCGTGTATATTTCCACTATCGTCCATATAAACAAATTCCACAATGGGCGAAGGAAGCCGCAGTAAAACTTCATGATGATTATGTGGCGCAAGATGGTAATACATTTGTTGCAGACCTTTGGGATCAAATGTCAAAATGGGAAGTCGTACCAAGTGAAGAAGATATAGTTGGATATAAAGGTAGAGAGGAAATTTGATTTCCTCTCTATTTTTTGTTATAATATAATTAGAAAAAATAATAGGAGTATAATTAGAATGGAAAAATTTATAATTCCCGTCATTCTTTTTCTTCTTTTATTTTTCTTCTTTCTTTTTTTTATAATAAGAGAAAAAAAGAAATATAAGCGATTAAAAAATTTACAAGATGAAGATTTAAGAAAACGATTTGAAGCTGAATATCAAAAAGAAATTTTAGAAAAGAAAGAAGGAATACGAAGTTTAGAGAGAGAAAAGGCAAAAATTCAAAGTGAAATTGAAGAAAAACAATCTTTTAACAATTCTTTGTTTAAGTTGCGCGAAGAAGAACTAGACCGGCTGATTGAGCAAAAGAAAATTGAAAAAGAAAAAGCGTTAGATGAATGGCTTCGCGCCGAAGACGTACAAAAACGAAACGCATATAACCAAACTTTTTTGAATTGGACGCAAGAACTTGAAGTTCAAAAGAATGGTTATCTAAATGACTTTTTAGCACTTCAAGAAGCTTATAAACAACAACTTGCAGAAATCAAAGGTGAGCTAGATGAATTCCAGGCAAAACGAGAAGCAGTCAATGAGGCTATTTTAAGAGAACGAGAAATAGAAGAAGCAGAAAACTTCTACCGAATTGATGTGCCGATTGAAGACCAGGAAGACATTGAAGTCCTCAATACAATAGCTCCGCGCCTTCGAAACAAAGAAGCTCTCAATAAACTAATCTATTCTGTCTTTATACAGCGCCCGATGGATGAAATGATTAAACGAGTCACGGGTGGGCGCGATATTAGCGGAATTTATAAAATTACTTATCTAAAGACTGGCGAAGCTTATATCGGCAAAACCACTAATATAAAAAAGCGATGGGGAGAACATATAAAGTCAGCACTTGATATAGGTACAATCGCGCATTCTTCTTTCCATACTCGTCTTAAAAAAGATGGTATATGGAATTATACTTTTGAAATTCTAGAAGAAGTACCAAAAGATAATTTAACAGAACGAGAAAAATTTTATATACAATTATACGGGACTGACACCCAGTTAAATATGAAGGTTGGATAAATGGAATATATAAGTGATTTACAAAGAGAAATAATAGAAGCAAAAGAAAAAAATATATGTGTTTTATCTTCTGCAGCAAGCGGAAAAACGACAGTTCTTACAGAACGAGTTAAATACCTGCTTGAGAATGGGGTCGCGCCGGAATCTATAGTCGTATTCACTTTTACAAATGCGGCCGCAGAAGAAATGAGAAAGAGAATTGGTGGACTTGGCGCACTCTGTTTTATCAATACAGTCCACTCCTATGCCTATTACCTTTTAATGAAAAATGGAATTGACACAAGCACAGCAATAAATGAGGAAGATTTTGATGAGTTTTTTAACTTAATCCAACAACATCCAGAGGTTATAGAACCCGTTGATTATTTATTGCTTGATGAGGCGCAGGATTCAAACCTTCTTCAGTTCCAATTCATTCTAAAAATGATAAAGCCAGCTCATTGTTTTATTGTTGGTGATGCGCGCCAATCAATTTACAGCTTTAATGGCGGCCGGCCAGATATTTTAATGGCGATAGCTAATGACCCGAATTTTACACTCTATGAGTTAGATGAAAATTATCGCAATGGGCCGCACATTTTGAACTTCGCGCGCAAAATAATCCGAGGAAACGAACTTGGAGATTATGCCTTATATGACAATTCAATCTGTATGAATCCCGAGCGCGAAGATGAAGTAAATGAAGTTGAATATTTACCAAGCCGTGTGGTCGCACAAATAAAAGCTGACCCTCGCTATGGACGGTGGTTTGTTTTAACTCGTACAAACGGTCAACTTGATAATGTTGTAACCTATTTAACGCGCGCCGGCATCCCATGCGTTACATTTAAGAGAAGCCAAATTACCTCCGAAGAATTCCAAGAAAAAATGGCAAGTGATAGTGTTAAAGTTCTAACAGTCCATTCTGCCAAAGGACTTGAAGCTGACAATGTAATTGTAATTGGTGTGTCAAAGTGGTCTACAAAAGCTGAGGAGCGTCGTGTTGCCTATGTTGCAGCAACTCGCGCCCGCGAAAAGCTAATCTGGATGCGGTCGGCGCCGAAGAAGCAGAAGCTTCAGTCTTGGGAGTAAAAGAAATTTGCAAAATTTTTATTTTTCTGTTATAATATATATAGAAAATAAAGAAAGAAGAAATTAAAATGAGAGATGCAAATAGAGTTTTTAGAGTAACGAATAGGGTCGCCAATGAGTGGTATAACAAGTGTTCTGATTGGCGTTTTATGCAGATGATTTGTAATTTTATGACTTGGCTTGGGTCTGATGGATTTTATCTTGAAGACGACAAGTTCGAGGAGAAGTTTAATGAATTTATGGAAGGAGTAGGCCGCGATGGGACTCGATAATGGTTTTCTGGTTAAAAGTGATAAAAGACAGTTTACTAGAGAAGACCTCCCTCATGGTATTGATTATCCTTTTAGCACTGATTATTATCATGCGCCAGAAATTGTCTATTGGCGCAAGAACTGGGGTCTTCGCAATGCTGTCATTGAATATCTGAATGATGCAGAGTCTGACAAAGGAGAAAGCAACGCCGATGCCGAAGATGGCTATTATTATGTTGATACTCCCGAACAGGTACTTAGAATTGTTGAAATAATTTTTCATTTTCTTGATGAAGATAATTGGGACGAGTATGGTGATTCTATCTGGGAATATGAAGAAGCTAGACCTGGTCTTCAGAGAGATATTATAAATCTGATACTTATAATTCCTTTCCTGCGAGACCATCCAGATGCATATCTTGAATTTTATGACTCATATTAAGGAGAGTTGAAATGGCGCGAGCAATTACTGAAGAAGAAAAACTTAAAATGAATGAGTTGTACCTTAAAATTGGTACTTATAGTGGAGTTGCTAAAGAAATTGGTTGCGCGCCCTCAACTGTCAAAAAGTATATAATTCCTGGTTTTGTTCCTGAGGATAAGGTTGAAAAAAAGATTTTTAAGTGGGAAGATTTACCCGAATTTTCAACTGAAGGACTTAGAAATATAGATAACTGGGGCAGTCTTTGTGTACTTAATAAAGAGGAAAAGGAAGAAATCCGCGAACTTTGGAGTGAATTGTCAATATGAGAAAAGTTTTTTATATGGATGAGTCAATCAATAACCCTGGCGAATATATGATAAGGGTTAATGTGGATTTGCTTCCTTTTACAACTACGATTGGAAGCCTTAATGTATTGCCCGCGCGCCTTCTAAACCTGACCTATGCGCAGTACCTTCGTTTTTGTAGAGATATACTCGGCGCGAAAATTCGTGGAAAGAATTGCGGCTATCCCGTTGCCTATTTCCATAGAGATGAAGTTCTAAATCAGTTTGTAAAGCTGTTAAATGCGCGCACCGAATTCGTAATTTGGGAAGATGAACATCCAGATTATAAAGAGCATCAAAAAGCTCTTGAGGAACTTGAGAGAAAAAAGTTGAAAAATTCTTAAATTTTTAGTATAATATATATAGAAAGTGAGAAGATTTCTTTTCAATCCTTTCTTTATCTTCTCTTTATAGGAGGAGTGGTTGCCCTTCTTTACATAAATAGCAACCATTTTTATATGCCGATGTGGTGGAATAGGCAGACACAAGGGACTTTCAGTAATGACGAGAGCACTAGAGTAGGAAACTCTCTAAGTGAATGCTGGCTAATTCAGCGAAAGACTCTTTGAGTTAACGCCGAGCTAAATTTTGGTGAACACTCAAAAAGATATATTGTATGTATACTTTTTTTACTTATAATTAGAAAGGTAAAAGGTAAAAGGAGGATATTATGCGTACAGATATTTTTGAGAAAAAAGAAGAAATTTTGCGATGGATTAGTGAAAAGCGTTCAAAAGCATTTATGTGCCGTGAATTACATTGTAAACAAGATACCTTAAATCGATATTTAGATAAGATGGGAATTGTTTATGAAGGTAACATGAGCGGGAAAGGATACTCTAAGCAAAAAAATGGTATGAATTTAATTGAATATCTTAATAATAGTAATGATATTCAATCTAATAAAGTACGAATTAAATTGCTTAATGAGGGCTATAAAGAACATAAGTGCGAAAATTGTGGTTTAACCGTGTGGATGGGACAACCCATTCCATTAGAGTTGCACCATATAGATGGTAATAGAGATAATAATACATTAGAAAATTTTCAATTGTTATGTCCTAATTGCCACGCTTTTACTGATTCATATCGTGGAAAGAATTCTGCCAAATAAATGTGTAGAGACTATATACCAGCCACCTAAGGATATTATCTATGGTGAAGACATAGTCCGGACTACAACGCAGTAATGCGGCCATGGCGACATGGAGTAGTGAAGAAAATCCCTCGTCAGAAATGACATGCGGGTTCGACCCCCGCCATCGGCACCAAAATTTATACATAATCGCTGCTCGTTATGTATATCTTATATAGAAGCAGTAAAACCACGAGTATGGTGGTCGGCAAGCCCTAAGTCGTTAAAGGCGAGGTTAAGCTGAATGGGCATTTTCCTGTGAAATTCAGGTATAGTTAATCAACTGCCCAATGGAATAGTAAATATTGTATAATGTTTATGTTGATTAGCCGAAACGCCATAAGGCGTGTATTTAAGGATTGGCGTGGGACCTACGACAGTGCCATATATTTTTTTAGGAGACTTAAAATGAAATTTAGTGAAACACCATTTGGGCTTTTCCGTTATCGTGGAATTGTCTATTCTAAAATATCAGATACTCAAGCAGTTTTAATTACAATGGGGAAAATTGTAGACTTCAATCCAGATGATGAAGTAGAAGCATTTTAGGAGGATATTATGATTCGTTCTGTACTTTATTATGAAAATAGAATTAACCTTTTGAAATACCGACAGAAAGATAATCAAAAGATTATAAAAAAGCTTGAGCGTTGTCTGCGCGCTGCTAAGGAAAATACGCGCTCATAGTTCAGTCGGTAGAACACTTGCCTTTTAAGCAAGGAGTCGTGGTTTCGAGTACCACTGAGCGCACCACATGGGGGATTAGCGTAATGGTAGCGCGCTGGGCTTTGAACCCATACGCAGAGGTTCGACTCCTCTATCCCCTGCCATATATCCTGTTAGTATAGTGGTATTATACCAGACTCTTAATCTGTGAGACCTGGGTTCAAATCCCAGACAGGGTACCAATTTTTTGAAAGGTGTGAATTATATGAATATTCAAAGTTTATCTATTGTTGTGCCAACGGGAAAATGCTGGAACCATTGTAAATTTTGTGTATCTCATATGCATCATGAAGACTAATGGTCATCTCTATTCTAGATGGGATGATAAAGGTAGTTTAATTTTTTAGGGTGATAAAATGGAAATTATAAAGCCAGAAGGATTATCTTGTATTACAATTTATAAAGTTCCCTTTGCGGAAATAGAAAAGCTTGACTTCGCGCAATGCGCGCAACCTACAGAAACTCTTGAGCATTTTTATAATCGTCAGGAGAAGAAGCCAAAGCTTCTGTTTAATGGCGGTTTCTTTGATATGGATAATGGGAACACTGTCTTTTCTTATGTGGATGAAGGGGAAATTATAAACCTTGATGCATCATTTGTGGAGGGAATTGGTCTCAAAAATAACAGACCAGTTTTAGACCTTTATAATCCTTCTTATAAAGATTTTATAAGCGGCTATCCCGTTTTAATGAATGATGGTATACCAGTTAATACCTCTATTGGGTCTGAAATTAACTATAAAACGCGTCGTACTATTATGGGTTATGATGAGTTTAACTTCTATATGTTAATTATTGAAAAGCCAGGATATAATTTTAAGGAACTGAAAGAACTTCTGTCTATGTTTAATATTCCAAATGCAATTAATTTGGATGGCGGCGGCAGTACAAGAATCCTGGTTGATGGAGTCAATAAGAGCGAGCAAGTTTATTCGCGCCCAGTTGACAATGTAATTGCTGTTTATCTTAAAGACCCAGTTATTTATAGGGTTCAGACTGGCGCTTTTACAAAAAAGGCTAATGCTGAAGCTTATAAAAAAGAAATTCAAAATCTGACTGATACAATTGGAGCCGGTTATAAGAATGCTTACGTTAGGATAGTTGACGGTCTTTATAAGGTACAAGTCGGCGCCTTCAGCGTAAAAGCTAATGCTGAACGGGTTTTAAGAGATTTACAAGAAAAAGGTTATAATGCATTTATAACTACTAAATAATGGAAGCGTGTCCGAGAGGTTTATGGTGAAGGTCCTGAAAACCTTTGTACGAAAGTACCGTGGGTTCAAATCCTACCGCTTCCGCCATACGGAGGATTGGCGTAATGGTAACGCAGTGGATTGCTAATCCATCCTACCTTTTTGGTAGTACAGGTTCGATTCCTGTATCCTCCGCCATTTGCTGATGTAGCTCAGCGGCAGAGCGGCCGCCTTGTAAGCGGCAGGTCGAGATTTCAAAATTCTCCATCAGCTCCAAATTTGATTTTTTTTTAAATTTTATATATAATATATATAGAAAGTTAAGAAAAGAGGTTTTCTGGTGTATATTTGTCCAATTTGTAACAGAACCTTTGATATTGAAGATCAAATAGCAAAACATTCTTTAAGGTGCTGGCGGGAACATAATCCCTATCACAAATCTAAGCCTGCGCCGCATACAACAGATCTTAATGAGAGAAAAGTTAATAATGAAGTTTTAGATTTTTTTGCTAATCTACAGAAAGGAAATTAAAATGCAAGAAGTAAGAATTAAAACTCATTTGATAATTACGGGTATGCATGAGGAATATTTTGTAGATTGGTGCGGCAAGATAGCTAACACAAAACCTCTTCTTAAAAATGGTCTTCCTATCTTCGTTATAATTGGGTCTGAGGCGCGCATGGAACTCAACACAATTGATATAAAGAGAATTGAGGAAAATGCGAAGAGGATGACTCATCCGCATGGGCGTCAGGCAGTAACAACTGACATCGCGCATATTTATATTAAAGAGGAAGATGGGAGTGAAACTCTAATGGGCCGAGTTATTCACAACCATGTGAAAGAATATCGGCAGATGTATGATAAGTTTGAGAAGATATAAAAATTTGATTTTCTTTTAATTTTTTTTGATATAATAATTATAGAAGGGAAAATAGTATGGAAATAATAACCGACTCTTTTAATAAAGAAGGGAAGTGCCCCGATTGTGGATCTACTTTCTTTTATAACCTTAATGATATAGAAAAAATTAAAATGGAAAATGCTATCGCAAAAGAAACAGCAGAAAAGATCCTTGAACGATCCTCTATTATAAAAGGACAGTGGTTTCAGATATCTGGAGAAATGATTAAGTGTCCTTGCTGTTCTAAGCATATAGTAATAAAAAATCCTTCAATTGCTTTTAAATCACATTCTTAAAATTTGAAAAATTCAGAAAATTCTGATATAATATATATAGAAAGTGAGAGAAAAAGATGGCTTATCAGATTGGTGATACAATTCGTATTATCTCAATGGATGGTGAACCGCAGTATAGCGGGCGCGAAGGTATTATTGACCACATTGATGATGCTGGTCAGCTCCATGGAACTTGGGGTGGACTTGCAGTAATACCTGGCGAAGACCATTTTACTGTTATTAGAAAAGCTTCTAATTAAAAGGTTCCCACTCGCCTACCAGCTTTTGCTGCGTGAAAGAGTGTTTTGAAAATTTGATTTTTCTATAAATTTTTGATATAATATTTATAGAAAGTCAAGAGAGGCTTTGGACTTAGGAAATCCTTGTAAGTAGTTGTTTAGGGACAATAACCTCTTAAATTCAATAGGCTCGCGGTCAACTGAGACAGCCTTGGGACGATGGCACAATAAGTGCGCGCTGAGTTGTGTTCTTGGGTTGTAGGGAAATACGTCCTATATGACGATATAGGAGAATACCTTACGGATTTAATTATCTCCAGTAAACCTATTGAATTTTGAGGTCGTAATGACTTCCCTACGGCCTCTATGGCGCTAGTATGGACAGCCTGCTCGTGGCGGCGCTGCTTACGCAAATTTTAGTCCATAGTCAGTATTATATACCTCGGTGAAGACGAATACCATCGCGCCGAGAAGTCGTCCGGTCTGCGGATTGAACTAGAATTGGGAAGATAGAGGATACCCTATCGCTCCTATAGATGGCTTCTATCGTGAGATAGAAGTTGCCTGCACCAAAGGGTGTGGCTAGAGGATGACTGTGCTGACAAAGTCGCAATCAAAAATACTGTCTCATCGCTTCCACAATAGAAGTTAAGCGTTAAAAGCGTAAACTGAAGCCAAGTTAGGATGTTCAGCGTGGCAACTGGGTCAAACCTTGGTAAAGCCAATAAGGGAGTCTGTAGTGAGGTCATAGTAATATGACTATAAGATGAGGTCAAGGTGCGAGTAGCCCAGATACAGAGACTCAGAAACTGATAGGGATAATTATTGAAAATTATTTTACTTTTCTGAACGGTGGGTGAAAGTTAGAGGTAATCAATCCTCTCAAGGCTTGTGCCGCTATGCGGCAAGGGCAAGAAGTTATAGGGTCGCTACCTATGGCTCAGACTTGTTCTCCTTGTGATTGAAAATGGTTGAAGGCTTAACAGTTGGTAGGGCGAAGGCCCATATAATTACTGAACCCCTTTTCAATATCGCTCCCTATTAATTATGCGCGAGGGACTTGAGCAACTGTAAGAGAATTCCATGAAAATGGCTTGTACTGACAAAACGCGCGGGTGAGTTTAATTGTCTTCTCACCCTTATGTCAAAAAGACAATTTATATAGAGGATGTGGTGTAAGAGTAGCATACAACATTTGGGATGTTGTGGAGCCGTGCAAATCGGACATCTTCTACCATTTAATTTCTATTTTGAAACGGTTCAGGTCCTATCGGCCGATTAGGCAGGCGAGGGAAGTGAGGTAGGTTGCGAAAGCGTAAAATCCTCCGCCTTGTAAGCGTAGTTATGAAACATGAACTCCGCCTAATCTTTAAAATAGAAATTAAAACCAGGCCAAGTATGCTACTGTTGAAAAACCCTAACCGATAGGGGTGTGTGATTTACACACTTAATCACACAAAATAGCCTGTTAGTAAACGCCCTTTTAATTAAGGTATGGTTGAAAGCAGAGCAAATCGTTAACGGAGGTAGTGCTCATGATTATGATAAGAACTTCCCGCAACGAGAGAAATCCGAATATTCGGATTTGACGTCCGCTTAGCGTCATTAAATAAATGAGCCTTCCGTCGTAGACATGGATTTTTTAAGAAAAATCTTTTTCAACTACCACCGGCACTCAACCTCGGTGTCCTTTGAGATATGCGGGTCAGTGATATGTGGCATTGTGGCTAACGACGTTAAATAAAAGGCAAAGTAAAAAAGATTTTTATTAATAGATGGCGGGTTGGTGTAATGGTAGCATAGTAGACTCATTATCTACCGATTTGAGTTCAAGTCTCAAGCCCGCAACCATTACGCGCCCTTCGTGGGCGCATTTTTTATATTTGCTCCCATCGACAAGCGGCCAAAGTCACTGCCCTTTCACGGCAGAGTCGCCAGTTCAAATCTGGCTGGGAGTACCAAAAAGGAGAATAATATGGCTGAAAAGGAAATTTCCGAAGTTATTGAATTTATCCGGCGCCGCTTCCCTCAAGATTGTAATTGGCTTAATGGTAATTGCTATTGGTTTGCCGCAATTTTGAGGGCGCGTTTTCCTTTTCTAAAGATTTTTTATATGCCCATGTCTGGCCACTATGTGGCAGGCGCGCAAAATACGTACTTCGACTGGACTGGAAAAGTTACTCCTTCTGAGCCAGTCATAC